AAACAAAATATTTATTTGCCCCGATAATTTATCGGGGGGATTTCTCTCTCAAAATATATCTAAGAAAATAATTCCGCCTGATATTTTGCATTCTCAGGCGGTCACCTGGATGTAGGGGGATAGAGGAAAGACCCGAAGGGATGGGTTGAGATGGTCAAGTCCCGTGTTTCCTCTATCAAGACCCGTAGCGGATATACCTGGCGAAGCCCTCGTGATTTGTTGTTCTTTATATCGACGAGGATCGGGCATACCTGGCGAAGCCCAAAAATTCATAATAAAATGTTTTCCGTTTTTATTATGGATCTATGTAAATACTCTAATATATTTGGTGCACCCGGAACAGGTGTTCACTCTTGGAAGTTTCACGGAACATCTTTAGTCGATTATTTCTTGACTATCATTGGTGCATTCATTCTTACACAGTTCACTAAAATTCCTCTTGTTATCACAACTATTATTATGTTCATACTGGGTATTATCTTTCACTATATGTTTTGTGTTCCAACGCAGTCTATAAAATATTTTAATATATAAAATGTCTGGACTAACACCATATGGTAATACTTCTAAAAAGGTTCAAAAATATTTTGAACAATGTATTATCATGTGGGTAGAATCTTTTTTGAACAAACTTAAATTTATTTTTTTCAGAACACTATAATGGATCTTTCTAAGAATGATCATTATAATAATAAATTAGTAAATTGTTATCTATTATAATAATAAATTAATAAATTGTTATCTATTATTATAATAAGTTAATATGGTTGAATGTCCATCTGGTCAGATCGAGTACACTAGAAAAGGTGTTACACGATGCAGAAAATCTAGATCAAAAGGTGTTACTTCTAACAAAAGAAATATTATTATTGAAAGATTGAATAAGATCATTAATCTTATTGAAAAGAATAATAGATCATTTAAATTACCACCAGGTGTTCCACCCCCACCCCCACCTCCTCCACCTCCACCAAGGGGTGCACCCCCACCCCCTCCCTCGCGAAAGAATAACAAACCCAAGAGTCCTCCAAAACCAAGTGCTCGGAACATGATGTTGAATGAATTGCGTAAAAAGATTGCTATGAAGAAGATTGACTAAACTATATTTTGTACAAGTTTTTTGGTATGAGTAATTTTTAAAAAACCGGGGGGATTTTTATCTCTAATTCTCCTCCTCGTCCTCGTCATCATCCGACTCTTCTGCCAGAATATTCTTAAGGCGAGCCTCCAAATCCTCAGCTTCCTCCTCCTCTTCCTCGGCATCAGAACCGCAGGGGGTCTCCTCTGAGGTCTCCTCCCCCAGAAGCTCTTCCGCCGTGGTGGTCTCCTCCGAGGTCTCCTTGGGGGTCTCCTTGGGGGTCTCCTCCGGGGTCTCCTCAGCCTCGGCCAACATCTTCTGGAGGCGGGCCCTAATCTCGTCCGCCCCCTGAATCTCCCAGTCCTGGCGGGGCATCTCGGGCTTGGTCACATCACCCTGCTGCTCACACACCTGGCAGGTGTCAAGAGGCTCCTCCTCTGTAAGGTGGGTGTGCCGGGGCTTCTCCTGGGTCTTCTTCTGGGTCTTACGGGGGGCACCCTCGGGCTTATTATTCATATCAGAGTGCTTTTTGCAGAAACCGTCCGTCAGGGCTGCAAACTTGCAGGGCTGACCCTTGGCCGTGACACCCTTGCAGCAAACCTTGTCAGGCTTGGGCTTAGAGGTGCGCTTCTTCTGGGTCTTTTCCTGCTGAGCCAAAACAAGGAGGGGGGCGGGAACGGAATCCCCATTCTTGATCTGAGCCTGCTCAGTGGGCGTAAGATAGCGCTTGAGGAGCTCCTGGTTGTCCAGGTTGTAATCCTGGGAGATTTGGGCAAGGATGCCCGTGAGAACCCCCCGGAGGAGGGACTCCTGCTGCACGCGGAACATCTCAATATACTGAGCCATCCCTAGTGTTCGTTGTTTGTCCTACTCTGGGGGCGGGCCCCGCTTGAGTCCTGGTCAGACACCTTTTTGGTAAGACACCCTTTTAAAAAATAATCTCTAACCGTATAACATCCTCATCTCGGCATAAGAGAGCTGACGCTTCTCATATTGGGGCTTATCATGATCCTCTGGGTGGGTAAACACATGTTCAATAAAAGCCTTCTCACCCTTGGTTTCAAGAATACCCATAGCCTTTTTATTGGAAGGATTCATCTTTAGAGGTTTAACAACGTCGATAGACTTGCAAAGGTTCATTCTCTTTATTATATATCCTATGACAACTTATATCTTTTTTGTACACATTTTTAGATCTTCTTTGTAACCTTTAAATATACTAGGAGTGCAAACATACAACCGAAAAATATCATTGCACGTAAAGCATTATGATGTGCCTCAACTACATCTTCATTTGATGAAGTTAAGTTTTTATTGTATTGTGCATTATCTTGGAACATAAGTATCCAAGCTGCGAACCATGTATTAGGTTGTTCCGCATCGATTTCGTCATCGTCATCGTCATCGTCATCGTCATCGTCATCGTCATCGTCATCGTCATCGTCATCGTCATCGTCATCGTCATCGTCATTATCTGGTGTAGGACTGTCTGGTGTAGGACTGTCTGGTGTAGGACTGTCTGGTGTAGGACTGTCTGGTGTAGGACTGTCTGGTGTAGAACTATCTGGCGGAGGCGGAGGCGGAGACGGAGGCGGAGGTGCACTTGTTTCTATGCTATTATCACACTGAGCATTTATCTCATTTTTTTCACCAGCTGTAATACCTTCTTGATTAACATCAATCTCACATATATTAACATTAAGTTCTGTAATAGCTTGAAACCCGATAGGTCTTATTTTGCCCTCGCCACATATAGACTGAACTATAGCATGAGCCGGATGCTCAGACATTTTAAAATAAGCATCTTCTAGGGCTCCTAAACTTTGGAGTTTTGCATTAGCTTCTTTGCACCCTGGTTTATTCTTGTTTCCGCTTAACTTACACCAAGGTCTCCACCCACCTTCGAATGCATTGCCTATAATTGTAGTATTCAAGCAAGCACACTGTGGATCCATAGGATTCTTCTTGCATGCTGTGAGGTTTGCTTGTTGTATAGCTTCTGGTGAGTTTTGTAAAGTAGCCCATGTTTTACCATCCTTTGTAATAACTACATTTCTAAACGAATCAAAATTCTTACCTGCCATATTATCATATCTGCTCTCGCGCTTTGTAATTGGATCAATGTAAGTTACACCATTAATAATTTGATCTTGTATACTCTGTCCATTGTACCCACCGCCTACTTTTATATCTTTGAATTTGGCCGAACCATCAAGCGCTAGCATAAATGTTTTTAAAGAATCATTTGTATTATCTTTGAGCATATAATTAGCTTTAATAACAAATCCTGTGCCTGACTTATATATATCTCTCGCTCTGCTACTGTGTTCTCTATCACCTCCGAGATTAGACGCATACAGCCCCAATAGACCATACTCATCCCCTTCTTTGTGATGTTGATAAACGCGTTCTGTTGTTTTATCCTTGTCCCCCGCGTACAACGAAACAGGGCTGACCATGGCCATAATATCACTTGGAGGTCGACCAGCTATATCATTAAATGGTTGACCAAATACAACCTCTTTTTTAGATTTATCTAAATGTAATATCGATTGCGGAGAATTTAATATGTAGTACCCTCTTCTGCGATTGCTACCGCTACTGCCTTCTTTTCCCTTTCCACCCTCATGAATCTCATATATCTTTGAAGCACTACTTGTAGCATAATGTTTTGGATTCCCTCCCAGTTTATTAGATAATTCCTTTACACATTTAGGCGACACATATCTGTAGTTATTTGCAGAAGTATTAAACGAATAAGCGGCTCCTTTTGATAAAAAAGCGTCTGTACCAGGTGTTACTAAATTGCATGACGAATTGTATGCAGTTCCTGTTGGTCTTCCCTCGGAATATGCATAACATGTATCGTTTTCACTTGGTTCTTGTTTGTATTTGTGTGCTCTGAGTTGTCTACATCTTGAATATTTCATATCATTGTTGTTAAAATCATAATCGTGAACAAAATCCCAATTATGTACACTTATGAACACAGTGAATGTATTTCCCATTATATTATAATCAGTAAATATTTATTTTATCCGAAGAATCCTCCTGCCCATAAAAGTAATATAACTCCGAACAATAGAAAATAACTAAATATCTGTGAAGATAGGTTACTGGTGTTTTTTTCTTCTTCCTCTTCTTCTTCCTCTTCGTTCTTGGAAATGTCTACGGACAAATCTACGTTTTTAGAATTTTTTATAAGTTTCTTAAGTGTAATATTAACAATGTTTTCAGAAGTTATTGAAACTGAAACATCGCATGTTGGTCTCGGAGATGGACACCCTTCCCATATCTTTTCAGGAACATAATCTTTCATATTTAAAATAACATCTTTTGTGCATTTGTTGTTTGGAAGAAATAAAGAAAATCCACATGGATCAAACATTACTTCATCAACCTTTAGTTTTGACACAGACGAATTATGTTGTGATACGCCTACCATTGTAACATCCTGTGTTTTCTCAATTTGTTCATTTACAACTTCATCTACAAAAGCCTCTCTATTTGTTTCGGATTTTATGAATTCCTTTATTTTTTCCAAATTTTCATTATAGTTCTCTTCTGTCACACCCACCTCTCTTAGCTTCTCAAGAAAGCCTTCTGTTGCTTCTAATTCAACCTGAATATCTTCGGATATCTCCGGTGGTACCTGTTTAGTAAGTTCATCATCTACAGTTACAGTTCCTTTGATCTTATTGCTAACACTTGCATCTGTAACTAGATTACACGAACATGCATATACATTACTCATATTTATCTCCACATCTGCAGTGTTACTTTGTGATTTTCTCACTTCAACTATCTTTTCAGTTGTTTTTACACATCTATTTTTAATAACCTTTAGATCTATCTGCTCAATAAGAGCTGAGTGATTTGCACCCATATTTATTTTATACGTATAAAATAAATATGGTATTTGGATTAGGTGGCGGAGGTACAAAAAACAAAGCTATCGTTGACAAACTATCAGAGACAATTAACAAGTCAGTATCTTCATATTTGCAGAAGAACTCTACAGAAGTAGACTCAACGATAACAGCGGAAAATTTTGCAAGTGTAAGTGGCGTAGATTTCGTGGGATGTAGCAATTCCAGTATAGAAGTAGAAACAAATATAAAAGCAATAGTCAAGATTGAAAGTGAGCTTATTAGCAATGTAGATCTTTCTTCAAATGTGGCAGCTGACATAGCCAGAGAAATAAAGAATGAATCAGATAACTCAAAAGATTATTTTGCGGGGACTGTAGACACGATAGGTAGTGTATTGGGTGCAAAAAATGAAAATGTTACAGAAACAACAATTAGAGATCGTATAAAAAACGTTATTTCAAGTAATGTTACACAAGAGGACATAAAAGAGATTATAACTAAATATGAACCTAATTCTAACTTAGAGGTATCGAACATTCTGTTCGATCCTTGTGGTATGAAAACATTAGGAGCTATCGTTTGTCCACCAGGTGTAGCATGCACAGGTGAAGCACTGGATTTTTTTGTAGAGATTCAACAAACTTGTATGAAATCCAAGTCACCGTGTATAATAACATCAAATATCTCAGTAGATTCAACTACAACTGCTATAAGCAAACAAGTATTAGAATCAGTTTTAGGTATGACCGTTGACATAGAGGAAGAAACTGACATCGACAATAAACAAAAATCTGAGAGCTCGTTGTTTGCTGGCGACGGGTGGTCTAATCTTTTTGGATCATTTACAAATTGGATTATAATTATCGCAGTTGTCGTAATTATAGGTGGAATTATTTTCAAACTTATGGCATCAGAACACAAAAACACATTCCACGCAGTGGCTGTGGCAAAGGCGGGTGGTGGTGCAACGGCGGGTGGTGGTGCAACGGCGAATGGTGGTGCAACGGCGAATGGTGGGTAAATAATTTACTTTTTACCAAATATCTTTTCAAGGAATATTGTGGTCTTCTGTGTGTCTTTTTTCAATTTTTGGTTCTTCTTGATAGCAGACATCAGCATATGTTCAGGATACCTGGCGGCTTTCATCAGTCTCACACGTTCTTCTATTGGAGGTTGAATTGCTTTGGATTGATATTTATCATATAACTCTTGAAAAGGTTGTGTTATCGACAATTTGATCCTTCCATTCTTGGAAACCGTGGTATTAACAAACACATGGTCAAATTCATAAGGATAGGTCCAAGGTTTAGTTATTACCCGAGGTTTAGGCGAAAAAGTACGTTCATGAAACTCTCGGAGTTCACGAAGTCCATCGCTCTCACCTCCCTCTAGACGGACCTTTATGCGGTGATAATCTTCGAAACCATGGATACGCGTAAGAGGTGGTTTTGTGAATTTTCCGGAACTTTTGCCACACTGCGTGTTGCGAGTCTTTTCAATCAAGTCTACGAGAATAGAAGGCATCGCTACTTATATATTGTACTAATTAAACTTGACTTTACTTGAAACATAATTTTGGTAAAAGCAGATTTTAAAAATAACTGATAAGTTTTTGTTGACTACGAGGCGTGTCACACAATTGATATACATCATTAGATTCATATTCTTCATCATCTTCTATGTTCATCTTATCAACTATCTTTTGTCGGGTTTCGATGTCCTTCAAAACATGGTTCACAAGAAGGTCCCTAATACTCATCTTCTTTTCCTGGGCAAGATTTAAGATTTTCTCGTACCGACCCATTTTACACTGGGGTCTGTAAATACTTAATATGTTTTAAAACATTCTTTTGGTTCTAGAAACTTTTTTTAAGAGCTCATGTAGTGGTGGAGAGCCCTGCAGAACTCTGTCATCTTCTCGACTAGGTTAGTCCAGTAGATGTCATCGCGTTGGATGGTGTGAGATGAACTCTCTGAGTTGTATTGCTCAACGAGGCGGGCGCAGCGCCAATCGCGATTCATTTGGAGGTAGGCCTGAACCTGTGCATTCTCGTAATCTCGAACCTTGTTAAATATACACTTGGTGCGATTCTTGATCTCTACAAGATTGCGAGTACCGTCGGGCATAATCTCAACGCGGTCAATACGCCCACACAGGATATATTCGGTGCCCATAATCTTGCACAGGGGATACTTGTAGAATGTTTCATCCTCCACGAGTTCTCCCTGTTTATCCATAGTGCGCGCTGTGAGTTCTTCTGAAGCAATACCATGATTTGTGTAGAGTGTCTTACGAATATGTTGGGTCACAAGATTCTTCTGTTCTTGGGTCATATCGACATTTGTTCCGATAATCTCCTCAGCCTTCTTGAAGGCTTCTTGAACCTCCCCAGAATTTCCGGAGAACACTACCGCATTGGAATAGACATTCTGTATAACACTGGGAGAAACCTCTAGAGCAGAAATCCTCTCCTGTTCACGGGTCTGTCCCTGAAAATTGAGGGGGTGGTACTTCTGCCAGAGATTGTCAATAATCTCACGGGGCTTCTTAAAACCACACATATCAACAGATGCACCAATATCAGACACCTTGAGCCAGACGGTTTTAACACCAATATTTTCATAGGCACGAGGATCACCTTTCATAAAATGGGCATATACCTCACCGGCTGCGCGGGAATCATTAAGGGCGTCGTGAGCGCCATCCAACTCTTTGTTGAAAAGATCGCGGTACAGACGGCCTAGTTTGCGAGGCTCGAAATAGATATTCTTGCACATCTTGAGGGTGCACACAGGATTTATCTTTTGCATAAATTCCAAATCCATGCCGCGTCGGAAGATCTCAGAGGATATACAGTTGATATCAAACACGAGGTTATGTCCAACAATAGTAGGAACCTCGGTGAACATCATACAAATTTCATCATATATATCCTCGAAAAGACGCCCCTCTTGCTCTGCTTGTTCGTGAGTAATACCATGAATCTCAGTAGCCTGAACCTGGAATCCTTCAGGCTTCACAAGGAAGTGCCAAGAACCGCACTCCTTGTGGTCCTCGTCAAACTCAACGACCGCTAGAGACACAAGACGACATGAGTTAAACGCCTCGAGGTTTTTATAGCCGCAACGGCGATGAGCCGGGATACCGGTAGTCTCGCAATCGAAAGCGAGAAAGGGAGCCATGTTATCTATACCTAAAGGAGTGTAGATGTTTAACTAATTTTAAGACATGAATTTTGTATTGGTACTCGAAAATTCTTCGGAATTGTTATGTTAGGTTATTACAATAATGTCGGGTGGAATAGTTCAACTGATCGCATTAGGGCAGCAAGATGTTCACTTTGTGAATAATCCTGAAATATCTTTTTTCAGAAGTTCATACCGGAGACATACAAATTTTGCACAGTATGTTGACAATCAGATAATACAGGGTAACCCAACCACGGGGGGTATGTCATCTATACGCCTAGAAAGGAAGGGTGACTTATTGAATTATATGTTTATAACAGCGTTACAAAATAGTATTGTTCAATCTATATCAAATTGGACAAATCTTATCAACAAGATAGAGTTCCTTATCGGGGGACAAGTTATAGACACTCAAGACAGTGTGTTCTGTGAACAGATTGCAATCGATGCACTGTCCCAAAGGTACACACAGGGTTCAGCAGCATCACTTCATAATGGTCTAGATGCAAATTCTGATTTTTATCCACTGCGTTTTTTCTGCTGTGAAAACTGGCAAAGTTGCCTACCGCTTGTTTGTCTAGAGCATCACGAAGTTGATCTAAGAATATATTGGGGTTCTGATGCAAGTGCGTATAATTTCGAGTTTGCAGCAAACTTTATCTGTCTAGATGATCCAGAGAGAAACACACTACGTGAAAAGGAGAAAATTGACATGTTGATATTCCAGGTCCAGAAGAACATCCCATCCGGTGAAAGGATACAAGATCTTTCATTTAATCATCCAGTAAAATTTATGGCCAGTAGCAATGCTGTTGTGGGTGGTTCAAATCCTCTTGCGTCTGTTACGAATAAGGTAAAATTTGAGATAAATGGTCTAGACATAACAGATATGAAACAGAGTTCTCCTTATTTTACAACAATACCAGCATATTATCACACACAATATTCACGTGGTAATAAGACATACATGTTTATTTATCCCTTCTGTTTAGACACAACCAAGTTACAACCAACTGGAACCCTAAACTTTAGTAGGGTTACGACATTCCGTATACATAGTGAGGAGGTTCTGAATCAACCCGTATATGCGGTAAACTATAACATACTTAGGATACAAAATGGGATGGCTGGGGTGGTTTACGCAAATTAAATGTACAATAAAAATAAGTAATGTCACGTTCGGTTGACTCGAGTGCCGAGAAGGTCGTAATGGCCGAAATATCAGGTGATGGTTCAAAATTAACAGATATCACTCTGGAACAGATAACACAGTATGGAGCAGTAACAACGCGTAAATTAACAGTTAAAAATGTTGTTACAAATGGAACAACTTTTGGTATATCTAATACAAATCCAACTGATACCCTATCAATTGGAACAACTGCGTTTATAAACAACATTGCAAAGAGGGTAACTGTGAAGGGGCGATTAAAAGCTGATACATACAATGTGTCACATATTTCAACAAATCGTAACATCCTACTAAATCAAGATGGAAACATCGTGGGTGCAAATAATATCACACACAATAGATCCACTGGAGCTTTTGCAGTCGGTGGTAGATTCTCTGCTGGCAAGATAACCGTTGCAGGGCATGCTCAAAATAGTCAGTTTTTATTTTCTAATGCAGGGACTCTTGAAGGTGCCCCTATGACATATGACAATGTTACACAAGAAACAACTATTCCAGGTAAGTTAAACATTTTAGGTGGACTAAAAGTCCTTGGGAGTGTGTCACAGGTTAAGGTTGAAAATGTTGTTATAGACGATCCTATCCTAGAGATATCTTCAAATTCAGAAGATAATACGACGAGTGGTATAGTTATACACCGACCTTCTGGCAATGTTGCAATGAGCTATCAGGATGACAATACATTCAATCTGTCTTATACAAATGGCAGTGCATATGGCACCTCTCTTGCTGTTGACACAGCACGAGTTCTCCCAGTGAAGATTCAGGGTACCCTCCGGGTTCTCAAGGGTATAGATATCCAAGATAAAGCACAGAACAAACAATTGTTGTTTAGTAATGCAGGTACAATTGAAGGAGCACCAGTTACTTACGATAAGACTAGCAATGTAACACACGTCTCAACAAAGTTGTCTTTTGGAAAGCTCCAAGTTGGGGGTCATGCACAAAACAGACAAGTTCTGTACTCAAATGCAGGGGTCATGGAAGGTTCGGGTATATCTTATAACGCAACAGAATCTAACACAACTATAAACGGGACACTAAGGGTTACTTCAAACATTACCAGTAACATTGTGTTATCTGGAGGATACCCTAACAAGATATTATTCAGTAATGATGGAACTGTTCAGGGGACTACTGCAACATACAACAATGTGTCAAATATAGTTTCATTCCCAAATAAAGTAAATGTTTCCGAAATAAATTTTCTATAAATATATTATAAATCCAAATGTCTGTTAGTATTACCGGCACAACCTCCAATGTTCAGATCAACAATGCTGATCTTCACGTGACAAACGCTTCCAAGAAGGTCATCGCCCCCCGCGCAGAGCTTTCAGGTATCAGTGATATTGCACTCACCACGTCTTCAAACGTTGGTCTTGTAAATACTGCTCCAATCCACACCCTCGATGTGGGTTCCAAGTTCTTTGTTGACGAGACTGGTGCAACGACCGTGCGCGTGCGTGGTCTCCTTGAAGCTGATACCATTAACTTTGGTGGGAGCACAGCAGACCGCGTGTTCGTGTCTGACGCAAGTGGCGCTCTCTCAACTGACGACGGCCTTCAGTACGATTCTTCAACGAATGCCCTTACTGTTGCAGGTGCGGTGACTGCAAGCAGTACCCTCGCAGTAACTGGTGCAACTACCCTCACAGGCTCCCTTGATGCCAACTCAACTGCTGATATTGCAGACACCTTGACCCTTTCTAAGGCGACTGGAACTGGTCTGTCAGTGACTGCAGACGCATCTGTGGGCGGAACCATGGGTGTTACCGGGGCTACCACTCTTTCAAGCACCCTCGCAGTAACTGGAGCTACTACCCTCACAGGTGCTCTCGATGCCAACTCAACTGCTGATATTGCAGATACCCTTACCCTTTCAAAGGACAGTGGTACTGGTCTGTCAGTGACTGCAGACGCATCTGTCGGTGGGACTATGGGTGTTACTGGGGCTACCACTCTTTCAAGCACTCTTGGTGTAACTGGGGTAACCACTCTAACTGGCGCCCTTGATGCTAACTCAACTGCCGATATTGCAGATACCCTTACCCTCTCAAAGGGTTCTGGGACGGGCCTCAGCGTGACCTCAGATGCCATCGTGGGTGGGACTCTAGGTGTTACAGGGGCAACTACCCTTGCTGCAGTAAGTGCAACCACCGGTGACTTCTCTGGTGCAGTGGGTGTCAACGGTGCTTTTGATGTTAACACTGACAAGTTTACCGTTGCCACCAATGGTAACACCTCTATTGCAGGCTTCATTAATGTTACGGGAGCCGCTACAATGCAAAACAACCTAACTGTCCGCGGCGGCAAGCTTACTGTTAATGCAGCTGGTATTATCACAAACGGCACTGCTGTGTTGCAGAGCAACCTAACTGCTTATTCAGGCATGCTGAGAGTTAATGCCGTGGGTATGTCTACTGATGGCACTCTTGATGTCACTAATCAGACCACTCTAAACAGCGGTCTCACTGTTACAAGTGGTGATTCTCTACTCAAGGATCTCTACGCAAACGCAACCACAATCACCGACGGCCTTACCGTCTCCAGTGGTACTACTGCAGTTCAAGCTCTCACTGCAACAACTGGTGATTTCACAGGTGCAGTGGGTGTTGATGGTGATTTTGATGTTAACACAGACAAGTTTACCGTTGCAGCTTCTACTGGTAACACCACGGTTGCAGGTACCCTAGGGGTAACTGGGGCATCCACCCTAGCGGCTCTAACCGCAACAACTGGCGGTTTCACCGGTGCAGTGGGTGTTGATGGCGATTTTGATGTTAACACAGACAAGTTTACCGTTGCCGCTTCTACTGGTAACACCACGGTTGCAGGTACTCTCGGCGTTACGGGGGCATCTACCCTTGCAAGCGCTTCAGTAACTAACAACGCAACTGTCGGCGGTACCTTTGGTGTTACCGGTGCAACCACCCTTTCAAGTGCTTCAATCACAGGTGCAGGTAATGCACTAACTGTTACCAATAACGCAGTGATCAGTGGTCAGATGCGCGCAGACAGTGGTCTTATCGACAATAATCTCCAGGTGGGTGGTAATCTTATCGTTGACGGTGAGCTCACCGTGCTACAGACCAATAATCTCGTGGTAGACGACCCTCTTATCGAGCTAGGCAACACAAACACGAACAATGGTGCCATTATTGACGTTGGTATGGTTTTCCGCCAGCCTTCAGGTAACTCCAACGTTGTAACTTTCTATGATGGCAGTGACTCTAAGTACCGTATCGGTCTCACTACCAACGGTGCATATGACAGCACTATTACCACCACGGGCAATATCGAGGTTGAGGTTACTGGTAATGTGTCTGTAACAAATACTATTAAGGCACCCGCACTGGAACTAGATGGGTCAAGCATTCGTATTGAGGGTAACTCAATTGTCTTCGGTTAAATATAGACCACACCCCCAAACACAAAAATTTTACAAACAGATTAATATTTGTAAAATTTTTATAGTTATTTTTATTAATAGATGAGCAATCCAACTATTACAGGGGATTCATCAAATGTGAATATCTCAAACGCGGATCTGGTTGTTTCACAGGACGTTTACTGCAACAAAGTATACAATTCTAACTATGTGTCCAATGAGAGTGACTTGGACAACGCGACCGCTACAAATCATCATGGAATGACAATGCATGTACATGGAACAGGTGCACTTTACTACGCACATGGCGGACAGTGGAGAAAACTTCTTACTGATACAAGTGGGGGTTCGGTATCGGGGTACAGTGACCCTCTTCACGGTGTAGCATATTCTGGTGATGGAGGAAATCTTTCTAATGTTTTCACATTGTCATCTTCAACTTCTTTAACTGGAAGTGAGGCGTCTGGTATATATTACCCAACACTGCACCAATCTGGTAAAATTCAGAGGAAAGATACTAATCTTACTTGGGAACCGTTGACACAGAAACTAACTGCTGGATTTTTTGTAGGTGATGGGGGTCTTTTATCAAATGTATCAGGAGTGGGAGGAGGTACAACTCCTACTCTTCAACAGGTTACAGACCAAGGTTCAAGTATTACCGGTGACATAACTGCAAACGCATTTTTTGATTCAAACGGTATTATTGTGTCAGGTGGAGGTGGCGGTGGAGGAGGAAGTGTAACCATAGAAACTACACCAACCGAAGTATTCCCAAGCAATGTTCTTACTGTGAACATGGCCAGTGGAGGTTACAAGACATTTACCGCAAACATAAATCAGGGGATCGATACATTTACAGTTCAGAATCACACCGCAGGTTCACAAGGCATCGTATATTTGCGTTCTAACACAGCAACCAGCATAACAATAAACGGAAAAACAAGTGGTCTAGCAGGTTCAGGAGTTATAGTAGGTTTTGATGATATTGTTTTAGAAAACACGAATTATGCGATTTTTTCATTCACAAGTGATGGTTCTAATGTATTCACAAACGCAGTGAAATATCCATCTGGTGTTATATCCGGTATCCCTACGTTCCAACAGATAACATCCATTGATCCGTCTACGACCAATCGTGTTATATTGCAAGGTGGAATGGTAACAGGAAATGTAGCTTCAAATGTAGAGGTATTATCAAATACACTCAATCTTGATCTCGGGGGTCTAAGTTACAAAACATTTACATGTGATGCGTCAAATGATATAACAGGTATTAATATTACAAATGATATAACTGGAACACAGGGTATTGTATTTATAAATGCAACAACTGACTTAACAGTAAACGGTAAAACAAGTGGTCTAAATGGCTCCGGTATCAATGTATCGTTTGACGACATGGAAGTTTCTTCTGGTGAAAAGGCCTTACTAGTGTTCACAAGTGATGGAACTGATAGATATTTTAACACAGTCAAATATCCAAGTACAGCTCCATCGGTAGCTACACCAACTTCTAATCTTGATCAAGTTGTCACCAAGGGTAATGTAACTTCAAATACCCTAACAGTTGGTGGTCTCACTGCAACCGCAAACGTCGATGCGGGTAACAGTTACGTTTCTGGGACTGTTACAGCTGGATCATTTGTTGGGGACGGCTCGAGTCTTACAAATCTTCCGTCAACTGTACCATCTAGAAAGTTTATTGAAGTCTATACCAACTCTGTTCAAGGGGGTATAACAACTAATTATGTAAAAATACCATATTCGCTAACACGGCGTAGTTCAGGTTCAAATGATTTTACGCTTAGTAGCTATTCTGTAACAGTTAAGAATGCAGGATATTATCTTATTAATTATTCTGCATCAACGTATGTTACAAGTAGCACTAGTAACAGAACAACTTCAAAAGCCGCTCTACATATAAATAACAATTGGACAGCAGGCACTAGTGGTTGGATGTACAATAGAATGCAGACATATGGTCACAATTCTTGTTCTAGAACAATGATTTTTCTATTGAATGCGAACGATGTTATTGATATTCGCGTTATAAGACAGTCTGGTACAGATACAATAGGCACGATAAGTCATGGGTGTGGACTAACTATAATGGATCTGTGATTCTAAAAAAACACAAGCACCTTGTGAACCTCTAGGCGTACCATGAGGGCGATCTTTTCTTCTTCGGTTAGATTGTTCCAATTACATCCTTGATCTACGAGAACAAACCGAAAACATTCATATATCAGAAGTTTCTCATTTGTAAAAGGACTCGTGTGATTCTTCTCAACATAGTAAAATGCCCGAAGGGCTGCAATGCTCGCTGGACGTGACATCTGTTTTCCGAAGATTGTCATGACAGGAACATCTTCCACGCGATCACAAAAATCCTCAACATACTGAACAAGTTGTTCAGCCATTTTATCATAATAAAGTTTTTAGTTTTTATTATGATAAAACTATTCTAGAGGATGAACAAATTATAAAAAGAATCCCATACAATTTCAAGAACATTAAGGACAAAACCGAATCGAGTTCCAGGGTTTTTCACCTTCGATAAAATCCATGATCCAATTGGCTATGACAATCTCATCATCTACCCAGCGTCGATCCGCATCTGCATAAATGTACCCAAGGTCTCTGGCATCTAGTTTTAGATACATGTCATCTGTACGTTTTAATCCAAATGATAGAACAGCTTGAACCTCTTCATGACTGTGAGCCATATAAAGCCTTGGTATATACTTACACTTCTTAAATTCTCTTTTATAAATATCAACAAAGTATGGGAAGTCTTTAAGAACTTCCATCAATACTTTTAAGTAAATGTTTGATGTCTTTTTCTATAGAACATACTTTTCCATGAATATCGAAAATGACACTATCGTGATCACGTGCGCGTTTTTCAGCTTGAGCAACTCTTATACCGAGTGATTCTATTGTTTCACTGTGTTTACCCGCTTGATACACGAGAGCGCCAAGAGTTAAACCTGTTGATATCATTCCTGCTATCGTCTGCTGATTCATTCATCTGTTAAATATCATCAATATTTATTTCTTGTTGTTCTGGAGACATATTCAGACTTGTTTTCAGAAGTTTGTCAAATGTGAAAAGTTGTGATTGACACGAATAAACCTTTTCTGTAGTTTTCACTATTTCTTCAATCTTCTCTTTGTAATTTTTTAGTTTTAACACTGCTGTAGACAGTGCAACCGAAGTGCTGATTATTATAGTTACAACTCCCGTGTAAACCTGTGGATTAAACATCAGAGATATACTCTCGATGAGTGTTACACCTGTCGAAGCAAATATATTGTAAAATGTAAATCTATCGTAGTATTTTTTGTATTTCAGATAAAAATAATTCAATTGATCAGAAAATTCTTGGAGATCAGTCTCCAGATCATTTATCTTTTTTAGGATGTAAACATTGAATCGAGTCTTTTTGTCATTTGAGATATTAAGTTTGTATATCTTCTCATCAAGAGAGTGTGTATTTATTTCACCAAGTTCATAATGCATGTCTACATACGGCGTCTTAAAAAACTCTTCTAGTTTCTTTTCTTCTTTGATGTTTTTCACCTTCTTCTTTTTGTAATTAATAATATCTGAATCACTAACAATGAGCGGGGATGACTTTATTATTTCGTTATAGAATTTTAAAATTTTCATAAATCTTTTTAGAATTTCCTTTTCACTGTGAACGGGAATATACTGTTCACTGTGCTCCGACATTTATAATAGAGACATGTCAAAAATCAGGAGGACTATGCGCGGATGGTTGTTGTCGCTGGGTGTACCAAAATATTCCACCAAAGAAAATCATAAGAGGAACAATAAGTTTCCATAGTGGTATCTTATCACTAGATTTCTCAACCGGTTGTACAATCTGTGGCGGAGGCATTTCTCGTATGTGCCTAGAGAGTTCTTCAATTGCCTTCTCGAGTCGATCAGGTTTTGGTGCTTCGTGGTCGATTGTGGTTACCTCCAATATCATATACCATCCACAATTTTCTTGTAAAGCTAGTCTCTCTCTCAAAAATCCACCCAATTGTGTCTGTTTTATAGTAAGTTTCGGGAGAGAAATAGGATTAAAATATCTCGAAGCGGTCTTATTATGACTTGGGTCAACAGACTGGTCATGTGACAATGTTTCCGGGGATGAAACAGATGTTGTTCTGTCAATAGGGATTCGCGCGAACAGAGTTCCAAACTCTTGGTCAAGAATTTGACCCCGCGTCGGTATCTCGTCTATCTGTACATCTATTACATATGCTCCTGTATAAACGTTGGATCGTATAGTTGCAACATGATAATCAATCAATCGGACACCAATAACATCTGTTAGATTTTCTAGAAATATCTTTGAGTCATGTGATCTCAAATCAAAGACACAATTATCAACTGTTCCTGAAGTTCTTTGATTTGAATCAAGGGATATAAGCTGAGTCTTTTTAGGAACATTTTTAAAGTTCATTATTAATTAACATATATTCTTTTATTCTGCACTTGTCCCCGAGGCACCTTTGGGACCACGCTGGCCTTTAGGGCCTTCTGGGCCAGGTAGTCCTTGTTCACCGGGAGGACCGGGAGGACCGGGAGGACCGGGAGGACCGGGAGGTCCCTGTACTGGCGAATTTTGTGTAGCAATGGCGGTCTCTAGGGCTTCCGCGAAAACTTTTAGAGTTTCTAGAAGATCAGTGCGGAGGACCTTTGGTGAATTCTCAAGTTCGCTAAGTTTGTTCTTGACAGACTCCATTATATATTAAAAGATACAATATTTTTTAAGTAAATGAAGGTGGTTGTTCACTCAACTCTTTCAGGAATTGGACAAGTTTGTCTGAAGTATTGTAAACTACTTGGTATACGCCCTAGCAAACCAGATGACAATTTTGAAGGAGAAGACGTATTCATGTTCTGTTTACCTATCCCGGAGCATCTTGAACTTATGGATATTATCAAGAAAGTGTCCAAGAGTTATAAGTTTATGACTGTGTGTGAAACAGAAACAGTCCATCCTGTGTATGGAAAAATGTTTGAAATATCCCCTACATTCTATGTTCCAAGTAATTTTTGTAAAAAGATTCTTGAAAAACAGTTTCCTCGCATAAGTTTAACAGTTCTGCCACATTGGATCCCACCTCCTATACCTGGACTTGGTACACTTACCCTACCAAACCCTCGCCCTTACATGTTTTATACAATAGGCAACGCAATAGATAGGCGGAAACAGGTTCTTAAAATGATTGGAGGATTCTTGGCGCTTGGGTTACAGAATGCACATTTTGTAATAAAGGCTACATGCAAAACAACGATTGATTGGAAGGTGCCAAATGTTACTATTATAAATGGTCTAGTAGACGATGATACTATTCAAAGGATCCATAATACATGTGACTGTTATGTCAGTTTTTCAAATTCAGAGGGAGTTGGTATGGGTGCTATAGAGGCGGCCCTTAATAATAAACCAGTGATAATGCCCCGGTATGGTGGCTGCAAAGAATATGTAAAAACACCATTCTTAATTGATTGTGATAAAAAGCCGATAGGTTACAATGATTTTTTATTTACACCTGCACTTTTGTGGGGAGAACCAGTTCTGGGTGACCTGTTGAAACATATGAAATATTGCTATGATAAGAATATAACAAAATGGGACCATGAATATACCAAAGAAATACTGAACTCTGAAAAGATCAAGAATCTTTTCTAGACATTTTTTTGGTACGGGTAAATTTTTAAGAAACCGCGTGCCTCTTGCACAAGCCATTGCAAACTGCGCGATTTCTACATTGCGTCCCTGACAAGTTTACTGCCTTACATATTGACGATTTATTTTGGGTAGACGGTTGAACGTCTACATGTTTTATTATCTTGATAGATCTACTCTTTCTTATAGCATAGTACTTATCGTACGCCTTCCTGGCCCTCAAGATAGAACGCTCAGCTGTATCCATTTAACCATAGTGATACGACTACTTAAATCTGTTTGAGTCAAGAATTTGGAATAAGACGCACGAACCTAAATGCAAACCATACAGTTATAAGGTTGAAGAATGCTGACAATCCTATGATCGTGGCAATCTCAGGTTCTATGGATGGAGACATACATATAAATACAATCTTTGATGTTGAGTTAAACATTTGAAAAAATACGTAAAAGTATATGTATTTTTTGAAAAAGTTTCGAGAGCCTCTATAACCTATATAATTACATAGTGATACACCTAAAAATATCAATTCCCCAGAGAGAATAAAATTCATAAAAGACAGAGTGGTATCAAATGCTGTCACAAATCTCAAGAATGTCGCACTCTGTTCTAGTTCTGAAGACAATCTCACGACTGTGGCAGGAACATATGCAACTGTTTCACCAAAATACATCTGCCTTGGTTCATCTGTTGTCAACCGGTCTTCCTGTGTTTTATATGGGTTATTTTCACTAACACCTATATATGGAACATCATCTGGTTGTTGTACTATTACTGTTGCCATCTGCTATAGCTGATAGGTACAGATTGACCTCTCCTGCAAAATCAGGAACCTTCTCTTTTAAGCGACTGTTCACCATTGATTGAACATTGAGTATATGCTGTTCAAATGTAGGGAAATCAATTCCTGTGACTCGATGAATCTCTGATGGGCGTGCAATATCTTTAAGAGACATAAGATAGCCGGCTGCATAGTTAGAATGCATAACAGACAGATACGGAGATGTGTCTTGTTGTGCAGTAGTGGCCCACTGTGCTGTTTTCTGGACAAGTGTCTTAATCTGTGAATCAATATTTGGCTTTCGAAAAAACACAAGATACACAAAAACAATACCTATAAATGCGTACAAATACATTTATTTTATGATCATATTATAAATGTATATTTCTGACGATTAGGTCAAACTTAGAGAAAAAGTATCACTTGATATTATTATGTATATACTAGAAAGTAGACATTTTTGTGAAGACCATGTGGATACAACATTGTGCGTGTCCCCCGAAAAGGTACTTATTCAAAAAGCAGATGGAGATGATGTGATCCTTGAGGAATGGATGATCCCATTTCTGAAGATTCATGATCTCGAAACAAATTTTAAATTAAGTCGGAACATTTTATCTTTTATAAAAAGATCTCCATGTATTTTTGTTTCTCAAAATTTTTTTGAAACCCAAGAGGCCAAGTTCTATTTCGAACAAGTCGAGTACATGTGTTGGGATACGTTTACAATGGATATACCAACTTGTGTTCTACCTGTTCCAAACATACAAGAACTAGAATTAGAATCAGAAACTATAAATATCTCTACGAGGGAAAATATTTTGTGTATAGAAGATGGTTGTAAGAAGATTGAATACAACACAAAAACATTCCAAGAAGGAAATGTAACAATGGTTACACATTATCTTCAACAAGTCTTTGATAAGAACACTGGGAAAGTGTGCAAGATGTATATAGAGAAAGAAAACCCTCTCTGTTTAGAATTTTGTGACGGTCATCGAATTTTTATCGCACCAACAATATAACATGGAAATACGATGGCACAACAAGTGTTATATGTGTTCTGCACCTCTCGATTTCTCAGCAAACATACCAGGTGAATACCTCAGAGCATTTTATACATACTCAAAATTCAAACCTATAAATTTTGTGACAAACATGTCGTACGTGAAAATTATAGGTTTGAACCAAAGGAGATTATGTCTTAAATGTTTTTCTTATAAAAAATGCAAGCAGTTGCCAGGTCCTAAAAAACTGTTCATGAGAGAAACTGGTCAGATAAAAGATTTGATGACACATGGGAGATCACCTCTAACGACCCAAGATGTTTACGAATGGTTCAAGGATTTCGATGAATTTGCAAAGAGAAAAGACTTAGAACAGTATTTGGTGAAAGATGCAAAGTTTTCGATGCCAGGGTTGACCGTGCTCATTTGGTCACACTCCTTGCAATATTTGCAATTTCTACTAGACCATTAAACATGTAAAGAGCTCCAAACATCAATGTCATTATTTGAAATCTAAAAAAATTCTTGTTAATTTCATCTTTAAATATTTTATCTTTCTGTTTTTCAATCATGCTGTCGATCATAAGAATAAAAACACAGAGAATTGATAGCATTGTAAGAGCTATTCCTATACGAGGTCTCTTTACCTGTGTAGCCACACTTAACACATTAAACACAAATGGCAGATAAAGAAGGATAGGACGTGTCTTTTCATCAAGTTTTAGGTAAAGACCTAGCGCAGAAAAGAAAGATAAAGCCATATAAATTGAAAAATACATAGGATGAACTTCTGCAGATATGACAAGAGGTGCAAACCCCATAGCAGTACCGCCTGTGTAAACCAGATACTCCATTGTTAATACATAACAACAAAAAAAGAGTCTGAAACAGGCTTAGGGACATGGGTCCCTACCTTTGTAGGAAGAACATGCCCCCGAAGAAGGAAGTTGTGCAGAAGTTGACTCATGTCCAGCACATTCTAAAACGTCCTGATTCGTATGTGGGTTCAACAACCCATGTATCAGAACCATATTGGATCCTTGATGGTGACAAGTTCACACAAACAAATATTACATATTCTCCTGCTCTCCTTAAAATCTTTGATGAGATCCTTGTGAATGCAATAGATAGAAATTCCCTGTATCCCCAAGAAGTTAAGAGTATCAAAGTTCAAGTAGACCAAGAGTCTGGTATAATTTCTATTGAAAACGACGGTCCTCTTGGTGGTGTATCAGTAGAAGAACATCCCACCGAAAAAATCTGGAATCCTGAACTTACATTTGGACATTTACTCACGAGTACCAATTATGACGATGAGGAAGAGCGTGTCGTGGGTGGTCGAAACGGATACGGAGCAAAACTTACAAACGTTTACTCTAAGATCTTCAATGTTACTGTAAAAGATCCCGTAGCCGGCCTAAAGTATGCTCAGAGGTGGGAAGATAACATGACTGTGTGCAAGAAGCCCAAGATAAGCAAGCATTCAAACGCTACCAGTAGTGTATGTATTACATTTGTACCTGATTGGGAGAAGTTTGGTATGACCTGTCTATCTCCTGAGTTTTTCAAGATTGTTGAGAAGCGTGTGTGGGATGCTATGATTTGCACGGATCCTAAGTGTAAGGTGTCTTTCCAGGGTAAACTTCTCAAACATATGTCATCCGAGCAGTATGCAAAGATGTATATTGGTAAGGATGTCCCTTGTGTGTCACTGAATACCGACAGATGGGCGGTTACGATTGCACCATCTGAAGACGGATTTCAGCAGGTGTCATTCGTAAATGGTATCTGTACTACTCACGGCGGTACACATGTAAATCATGTTTCACAGCTTGTTTCAACTGGGATCGTCGAGGAACTCGGTAAAAAGGTGAAGCTTCAGTCTTTCCATGTAAAAGCTCACCTTTTTGTATTTGTTCGCTCAACACTGGTGAATCCTACGTTCAGTAGTCAGGTGAAGTCTGAGTGTACCCTTAAGGTTCAGAAGTTCGGGAGTACGTTTTGTCCTACACAGTCCTTCATCAAGACTGTTCTGAAGACTGGTATCCAAGATGAACTTATTGCGATTTCAAAGTTCAAGGAACAGAAAGAACTCAAAAAGACTGATGGTTCTCGTAAGAACAAGATCGTCGGTATTCCCAAGTTAGATGATGCGAACAAAGCTGGTACGGCTCAGAGTGAAAAGTGTACCCTCATAATCACAGAGGGTGATTCTGCCAAAGCTCTGGCTATCGCCGGACTCTCTATTGTTGGGCGGGACACGTTTGGTGTTTTCCCACTCCGTGGTAAGCCCAAAAATGTTCGTGAGGCAAGTGTCAAGCAGCTTTTGTCTAATCAGGAATTTAGTGATCTTAAGAAGATTCTGGGTCTCCAACAGGACAAAGTATACAAGTCGCTCTCTGAATTGCGCTACGGTCGCCTTATGATCATGACAGACGCAGATACTGATGGCAGTCATATCAAGGGTCTTGTTTTGAATATGATTCATTGCTTCTGGCCAAGTCTATTGGATCTTGGGTTCTGTGTAAGTATGGTTACTCCGATTATCAAGGCCACTCGCGGGAAAGAATCAAAGTGGTTCTTCACAGAGAGTTCTTTTCGCAAGTGGGACCCTCGTGGTTGGAAGATCAAATACTACAAGGGTTTGGGTACATCTACATCTCAAGAGGCTCGAGAGTATTTCAAGCAGTTGTGTGATCTAACTGTACGGTTTGATCCGGACCCAACTACGGACGACTCTATTGTTCTAGCTTTTGATAAAACAAAAGCCGATGCTCGTAAGAAGTGGCTTATTGATAATTCCGAGATGGACCCCGGAGTTCGTGAGCTGAGCTACGGTTTTATCAATGAATTGGGAATATCTGAGTTTATTCATCGTGACCTTGTGAATTTCAGCCTTGCAGACCTGCGCCGGTCAGTTGCACACATGTGTGATGGTCTAAAGCCTTCACAGCGCAAAGTGTTGTACGCATGCTTCAAGAAGAATCTCAAGGATGAAATGAAGGTCGCTCAATTAGCTGCGTATGTATCTGAAAAGACTAGTTATCATCATGGTGAAGTCTCCCTTGCGGAGACTATTGTAAAGTTAGCTCATGATTATGTTGGTTCTAACAACATGAATTATCTAGAGCCATGTGGTCAGTTTGGTACACGGCTCATGGGTGGAAAGGATGCGAGTCAGACTAGGTATATCTTTACTCATCTTACACCGTGTGCTCGCAGACTGTTTGATCCCCGGGACGACGCTGTTCTTGGTTATCTGTCAGATGACGGCAAGGTGATAGAGCCCGAATATTTCGTACCTGTCATTCCTACTGTACTAGTAAATGGGACAGAGGGGATCGGTACAGGATTCAGCACAAATGTTCCACCCTTCAACCCCAAAGATATCGTTGAGAATATGAAGCGTGCTATAGATGGTAAGGGATTCAAGAAAATGAAGCCTTGGTTCAAGGGTTTCAAAGGCACGGTATCAGAGGGTGAGAATGAGCACACCTGGATAACTACAGGGTGTTACATGACGGCTCGTGATACCATTAAAGGTTACAGAGTTGCCACCAACGCGTTGGACACAAGATTACAAAGAACATCTAGAGAGTCTAGTTGAGAAGAAAGCGATTACAAGTTATACAAACAAGAGCACGACTGAGGATGTTCTGTTTGAGATTCATGGCTATACTGGAAATAATCTTCACAAAGATCTTAAGTTGGAAAAGACATTCCATACGAGCAACATGCACCTGTTTCACCCCAAGCACGGGATCAAGAAATACAACTCCGCTGAGGACATTCTGGTAGACTTCTTGGAGATACGGTTGGACTATTACAAGGCGCGCAAGGAGAACATGGTAGAGACTACGGAGAAGCTTAAAATCGTCCTGGAGAACAAGGCTCGGTTTGTGAAGATGGTGACTGACGAAGAACTTGTAGTCTTCAAGAAGAAGAAGTCTGACATCGAACATGAACTCGAGGAGTTAAACTTCGTGAAGATTGATGAATCGTTTGACTACCTACTAGGTATCAAGACGTATCAGTATACCCTGGAAGAAATAGAGAAATTGTACGCTGAGTCCATCAAAACAAGCCAAGAACTAGACAAGTTGCGCGACACAAGCATTTTAGATATGTACCGTAGTGATCTGCCTCAGCTGGTAGCCGCATTTACGTAATCAACTGAAGCTACAGTCCAAGTGTGAACCCACCGGGAAGAGTTATTACCAGTTTTACCAGCGTTATTTCCGTACTCTACACGTTTACTACTATGTTGATATGTAATAACCACATTATTGTTATATCTAGCAGTTAAAGAACTTATTCTGGTTTCGTCTGATGATCTACGTGTCCATAATATTAAGTTGTGATTTGTGTAATTAACGGGTGAGAAATAGAAATTAAATGCAGGCATATTTGTACCTGGACCAACTTTTACATATCTGTTGGCGCTTGTATCGAACGGGCCGTTACGCCAAGAATCAAAATCATCGTGGTTATCATTGTAATCTGAACCCACATTTCCGTTAAACCAGTTTGAAGGCTTAGACCAGTTATTGAAAGGTAGTTCTAGATAATATATATCAACTGTGTTAGTTGTAGACATGTACATTGTATGCTGCTGACTAGATGTGTTAGGTTTAACTCCGCCTACAAAAGAAGATGATAACAGAGTCTGGATTCTTCCCGTAGGCTGTACACGTGTGTAATAAGTTTTACCACCCCATGAAGATACTACAGGGAACAAGGTTGTTCTGTGACTAGTGGTCCCAGACGAAATTGTGGTTGTATCAATTATACCCGTAAAATTTGAATTTGTAGACAGTTCTACGGTCATTGAAGATTCGCCTTTGAAATCTAGATCCGAGTATTCAAAATCCACCTGTGTTGTATTACCATATCTGTCAAAGAACACGTTAGACTGAAAAGTTAACCCTAAAAATGTTTCATACGTGAGTGAACTAGAGCTGGCAGAATCATTAGCTCCATCATTTGCCTGTAAATAATAGAAAGACTGCGTTAGATTAGTTGTAGACACATCAAAATTGTAAGGAGAATTCTGGTTTGTTGTATCTGTTGCTAATATTGTCCCACCGAAAGCATTCTTAACATGTACATCACACTCTTCTGACATTGTACCTGTAAAGTTTATTCGCGAACCATTATACACAACTTCAGGTGTACTCAAGAATGTTGGAGTAACAGTATCTTGAATTACAAAATTTATTGTCACTGTGTTTGAGTTGCCAGTGTCGTCAATGGCCCTAAATTGTCGAGAGGTTATAGTGCCATGTCGAGCAGAAGTGTCCGGGGGTCCGCTTAGAGATGTGATATCCATAGCGCCGTCTACGTTGTCATTTGCCCTATCCACAAGTGATATCTCTGTGAATGTACTATATCTCTCAATATATATAGACCCATTTGGGTTTACAAGAGAATTCTGATAATTCAAGATGTTTATGATCGGTGCAGTAAAATCACCGACTGTAGCGGTACCTAAGACTATTGTATCGGAATTGTTACTTGGGTCTATTGCAAATAGATTATAAGTGAATGTAGCACCTTCCTGTAAATTCTGGTCTACAAAGCTTATAGATGAAGGTGTACCCGTTGGCTGATATATGTTGGTGGTACCTCTCTTGAGTATTACTGTAGCGGGCTCACTTAGAGTTGCACTGATTATTATAGAATTTGTACTTGATGAAGGTACAACACTAGACAATGTTACAGATGGAGCAACAGTGTCTCTAACTTCAAATGTAACTGTTGCAACATTTGAGTTATTTTGACGGTCGGTTGCAGTATATGTTCTTTGTATTGTAATACCTACAGATGTTATACTTGTTGGGGGGCTAGCACCAGTTATCACAACTGTTCTTTGATTATCAACTGCATCAATCGCAGAATTTGTGAGTTCTACAAAATCTGTAGCTCGTTCATGGAAAACGGTATCACCGTGGCCCACTCGGTTTCCATTTTGATCAAAAAGGAACAACTCAGGGGGTGTACCATCTGATGTATGTGCACCCATTGTGTACGCAGCTACTTGACCGAAATTGTCTATTGTGTTAACAGACCAGACATTCCCCGGAGGACCTTCTGGGAGATTTGTAAATGTTTCTGAAAAATAAGTAACCTGGTTCCAAGTATTTATTACTGTTCCGTCTCTTAATATTTGCACTGTACCAATTTCTGTCATGTCTGCATGGAATAATACATCTCTACGGAATGCTAAGAAGGTTTTATTTATCAAACTTATAGGAGTTGTATCAGCAACATTTACTGTAATTGTTGCAACATTTGAATTGGGTCCGTCATTAGCTGTAAACACAACACTGTATGGTGATGTCGTTGTATTTTGAAAAGCGGTAGAGTCAGTTGTCACGAGTGCATACAATTCATTTGTCGAAGCGGTTAACCCCAATACATTATCAATAAAGTCTTCTTTTGGTGTGAGTCGTTCCATTGTAACAGAATCTCCATCAAATATACGTGTACCAGCGTTGAACACTATTATCTCCGGTGTTATTGTATCTATTATATCTATATATAGGTTTACTACATTAGAGTTTCCACCTGTATCTGTTACAGTAAACCTCTTGAGTAATGTTGTCCCGGGAGCATTTATATCGAGATCGAGTACATCACCGGTTTCAACAACTGTAAGTTCGGTGTCTACATTATCACTTACACTGTTTGAGAATGTTCCTAGAGTAGAATATCTTTCTACATAAATATTGTCGTTGTCATATTGTTGGACGCCATCATATTCGATAGTCAAGATAGGAGGGGTTATGTCTGCTGTATAATCACCTAACAATACTGTACTTATGTTGCCATAATCATCTGTCATTATAGCTTTATATACATAGTTTTGACCTTCAGTCAATCCGGTAACCGCAAAAGAAAATGTTTGAGAAGGTGTTGTAAATTGATGAATTTCTACATTATTTTCAAAAAGGCTACCTGTTGCTGTCTCATCAATGGTAAAAAATATAGTTACACCTAATCCGGATCCTGTAAAGGTGGATGATGTGACCCGGGGACCTCTTGTGTCAACAAGATCTATATTGATTGTTTGGGTACTTGAATTAAAGAATGGATCTGTCGCGGTAAATGTCATCTGATAAAACCCTACGACTGTATTAGACCAGTTGTTTGTCTCTACCACAATGGCGCTCTGATCATCTTTTTGTACATTTATATAAGTGAAGTCTTCTAGATAATTTACAAATGCACTAATAGGTGTAAATCTTTCAACCTCTATATTTGAACTATGCACGATATTACCCTGATATGTTATGGTCATAACGGGTGCAACAACATCGAAAGGAATATAATATGAGTTGATATGATAACTCCTAGAATAATCAGTAGCGAAATTTGCTGTGTTTTTAGGAGGTGGATTATCATTATATTTAACCCTCACCGTCATATATGTCTTTTTGGACGCATTCTTATTCAGGTCTGAAAGAATAAATTCTCTATTTGTTGTTCCCGCAACCCATTCTGATATACTTGGCACACCAAATGGTTCAGTTGAACTGTATAATTTTACGCGACTGTTTTCATCTAAATTAAGTCCGGATCCACTTACAACACCTATCGTATAGAATGTTATACTGACTGGTGATGTGGTATATAAATATTCAGTGGGTCCTAGAGTAAACAGACTCACTTCTGGAACTGTTTCATCGTTTACATCCGAGTTACTCTCAGATAATACAAGTGGTCCATTTCTCTGTGTCTTACCATATCTCAGATGAACAGAGTAATTACAGTTTGAAATATGATTTGAATACAGCGTAGTTCCTCCACTGTGTGCCAGATTTGTGATTGTTAACTGTTGAGATGCAGTTTCTTCTATTATACCACTGTTTGTAAATTGAGTTATGTCAGGTGGAGGTGAATATGCTTGTAAAATTCGAAGACTCATAGTACCTGTTTGCCCTTCTGGGCGCAAAACCTGTATTGCATGATACAAAGGTGGAGCCCGTCCGCCCGAGACAATAGAAAATGCCTTTGTCGTAGTACCTTCACCCTGAACAAATATTTCAACTGTGTACACTTTAACACCTCTCTCTAAATCTTCGTCGAATTGGAGATCGATTTCTGTATCACCTCTATTAAAGGGTGTTGCAGATATCCTTTCGGATGTTCCGTACGTGACCTTTACAGTCCCACTTCCTGAAAGATTTGTTACTTTAAATGATACACTAGATACAGCATCATTTACATCAGGATTATAATTATCGGTCCTAGGTGCTACAATACTTAATGCATATTCAAAATCATATGTTCTTGCAAAATACACGTTGCTGTATTCAGTAATGTTATTGTTTTCGTCCGTTAATGCATGAGCAGCATAATAATATGCATCTGATTCGCCACCTCTTATATGATTAACCCTGATCAGCCGCGTGTCAGCCTTTGCAGTAGAAATCCAACCATCTATGTCTTCCAAGTCAAAAAAATTACTTGAACGATAAAGGGTTATCTCCGCAGTCTGTTCAAGTTCTGAAAAATCATCATCTGTAATTACTGTATTGAGATTCCCCCCACTCGTGATTTCGTGGGTCTTTATCGCCAATCTTAGTCTTTTTACAAACCCAAAATTTGAAGTATAAATATAATTTTTTGTTGTACCTATGTCATATAACTCTGATTTTATAGGATCATTCTCATTAGGAACTTCTATCACACTTCTTAACACTTGACCAACTGTACCAGGAACATACTCATTTTTATTAGTAGGTGTGGCATTAGACATAAATGTATCAGTTGTGTTCAGTAAATATGAAAATTGATCATCGTGTAAATCTTGTGGCGAAGAAAATTGTGGATTACCCTCTGTATACAACTGGATTCCCACAATATCTAGACCGTCACTTATTTTTATGGCATAATAGAAACCCTGATCTTCAGATAAAGTTTCTGTGATAGTCGGAGGATTACCCTCTGTAACTTCTACAGATTCTCCCAATACGATTTTAGGATTGTAATGACTAGGGTTTGCAAACATAAGGCCCGCTACACCATCTTTTATCATAAGTATATTGTATGAGCTTGCATAAATACGAACATTTCTAGTGAAAGAACTGGGGTTCATATGAAGAGTAAGTTCCTTTTTTATGATTCTACTCATATTTATGTGTCCCTGTGGATACTTTGCAAGAGGATCTATTACGAATGGATACGCATAACCCTTGAATCTCTGTATGTTGTCAGAATTGGCATAGTATTTTTGAGGGAGTGTGCTTGACATCATTATCGCAGAACCTGATGATTCTTCATTTATATATTCATTGTTGTTAAAGCGGAGTGACATACCCTTGAGATGGTGCTCAGATAGATACCAACCAGTCTGTTCATTTCTAAAATTTAAGAAGCTATTTCGGTAATTACCAAAAAAGTTGTAAAATTTTGCATTTGTTATATCCTGATATGTCTGCGGCTGTATACACACAAACATTTCTCTCACAGGATTTTGAAAATCAAGGTCAATAACCTTTTTCAGTTCTGTGCGATGTATAACCTCTGAGTTCATCTGAATCTGTGTAACACGATACATGAGCCCTTGACTCTGCAAGATTTGTCGGGTTTTTTCGTTTCCTAAAATAATATACTCTGTCGAGACTGTAACATCAGATAGTTCAGGGATATCTGTTATTGGTGGCCTTGGGGCCAACTTTATGTTGATATTAACATTCTGACGCGTAAGAGCCAAAAGTGGAATTTCATGTCCAGGCATCTCAGAGAAATAGAATGGTATAGGTAACAGTACAAATTGACCAAATGATGCATATGTCTTTTTAAGATCACGGATCTTCATCTCACTCGTGTTCCTAAAAAATTCCAAGTCATTTGATGAATGATAAAGATTTATATAGTTCAGAATGTATTCACCCGTAAGTCTCTGTATAAGTTGACCACCTATAAGTATTTCAACGTGTTCAATAATGCTGTACAGATTAAACGTGTCAGTCTTGTTTCTTATAAGATTTGAATAAAGATATGATGGCGGCAAAACAATCTTTAGGAAGACCTTGTTGAGAAGATCACCCCTCTGGGGAACTCGGAAACTAATTGTATCACCATACGTTGGTGTTCTACCTTGAACAATTGTCTCCAGTGAATTGTCCACAAAAAGGTACTCAAAAGATTCTTGCCGTGCATATTTTTTCAGATAATAAGAGTATTGCGGTCTCCCTGAAATAGGAACATCCTCCCTTCCTCTTATACTTAAATTGAGTCGACCAGAACTCATTATATATTGTATTTATGCTACATTTTTAAATATTATTTCTGCCGTGCCATCATTTATTCTTAAGATGTTTATAGTTCTTGCAAGTACAAACAGTGTTTTTTCAACTTGTGTTGATACAGTTGGTAGATTTATACGGAGTAATTTATTCTTTATAACGTTAAAATTTACTGTACCGTGTGGGCAACACTCTTCGGGATTTTCTGAAAAACTATAGTTGTAAACATACATGTTATTTGTAGATGTATTGTTTTCAAATGCAGAGGAATGATTCAAGAGATATTGTAACTGTGATAAAAACACCGAATCTGCGATAGTTTCATCTATATATGTGGAACCATCTAGTTCCAGATTAATACTTTGTATACTGTGACCGTCATAGGTGTTATACTCTTCGTATTTATCAACTCTGTTAGAATCAAGTTTGTTATTGTGAAGAATATACATAAACAGTTCTACTACAGGACCAGTTATTTCTAAATGAACATTGTTATCTATGTTTGTCGTCTCGTCACCTGTTACAGGGTCAATTGTTTGTGTAACAATTTGTTTTCTCTGTTCCTGTGTTTGTGTATATGTATAATATTTAGGACCTTGCATAAAACTCTTGAATTCTTGGTTACCTAGATACACATATTCTATGTCCATCTTAAAATGTGTGAGTTTTACAGTTTCTAAACTAGATTCAAACTGATCACTTAGTTGTTCGGGAGGCAACTGAACAATATCAGACAGTTTTCTCATGTGAATCCTAACAACGAGTTCTTGGCGTGTAAGTGCACACAACGGAAATGATTGGTGTGATTTCATAGAGAAGTAAAAAGGTAACATAAACGAATAATTCCTGGTTGTGTTATAAAATATCTCATCAGAAGAGTCGGGCAATTCTGCATCTACATCACGGTTTATATAAAGAGGTCCTGTGTTGAGCGTATTTCCCTTCTTTTTAGAAAAATCTGTAAATACGTTGTAATAAATATTCATAAATTCCGGATACAGTGTGTCTATTGTGGTGTTACCTGCAATTAATTCAATGCGTTCAAACATGTATACACTTGGTATAAATCCATGGGTAATCCCTGGTATATTAGTAGGTGGTGTGAATCCAAAACGGAGGTACATAGTCTTTACAAGGTCACCGTGACGTGGTACAGTCATATCAAATATGCGTCCAGGTTCAGGTGTACGATCAAAATCACATGATATAATCTGTGTTGAAAATGGAGAGTATCTCTTGAATTGAGATATCATGTTAAGATAGTTTTATATTTTTTTAAGAAGATAACCATCTTCAAATTGAAGTTCAAACGAAGAATATGTAAATATATGGAGGTCGAAAACATTTGTTTTTACAATAGGATCGTTTATCAAGGTTGCAAAAAGTTTATAGTCTCCTAGATTTGTCTTATATGTTTCGCTTTGTTCAGATGTCATAGGATTTTCATCAAATGTGTATGAGAATATATTTTTTTCGGGTGTATACAAACCCTTTGATTGTGATGATATACTTCTGAAGAACACAGATGTAGAAGGAATAGTATCCGACTCGCTCCCTGCATACAAAAGTTTTAGATCAGTTTTAGGGTACAATAGTTCTATCTTTGAACAGATTGGAAAATTTACTTCGTTAAAACCGTAATATGGTTCTACATAGCCTTCTTCAAGTGGACTTTTTCCATTCAGATTTTCATGAGAGCTAAAATTGTATCTATTAAGAAACAAGTTGCTATTTAATTCGTCTGTTGCCGAAATGTTCTTGAATCTTCTATTTTGGAAAGCCCACATGATTGCAGAGGTTTTACCGGAACCCTTTAGTTGTACAGTGAGTGAATTAACCGAACCAGATGAACCATTAGTTTGTGAGAAGGAATCTGCATCTTTGTCTGTCTGAACTGATACGTGTGTCTTCACGTTCTTATAATTTAAATTAAAGGACTTTCGTTGTAAAAATAATTTTTCCTGTTCGGTGACACTTACCTGCTCTGTTACGAGAGTAACCCGATTTGTACCTATATCTGATACAGTATTAGTGAACCAACTTTTTGGTCTAAATTGTATATCCACATAAACAAGCTGTTTGTTCACAGCGGCCAAAGGAAATGGTGAAGGTTTATAATTATGTTTGCGCCCAAAACAGAAACCTAAATCTATGTACAACTCAAGTTTACTCTGTCTATGTTCCGCTGATAAAGGCAAAACATTCGTATTTACATACAAATTTTCTTCGATAAGAGAATTTTTATAGAGTTTTCCGTTCTGAGTGTAATTCTTAACAGTCTTGTCATATTCTGATGTAAACAATTCATCCTTAACCACCAGCTCGATGTCCGTTAGTTTCTCTACGAGAGTAGAATCAACACGCAATTCAACAGATTGAATGATAGCTCTACCAATCTTATCCGTCCAAGAACCATGTGTGATAGCAGGGATTGTTAATTTTAAAAACATGTTAGTCAAGAGATCTCCGGATATTCTAGGGTCAATTACAAAACCAACCTTTGTGCCATCTTCAGAAAATGGCCAATTTAGATCATTCTGATCATTTCTCTCTCTAACATATGATTTATAATATCTAGTGTAATGACTGAACTGTGTATGATTATGAATAAATGGGCTGTTATCTTTATCAAATCCTTCTAGATCACACAGTATCTGATCTTGCTTGCCAATAGCATTGAGTGCTATGAGAGCGCCGTTTCCAGTCCTACTCATTTAAAGATAAGGTACATTTATTTTTAAATGTTTGGAGATATTTTAAACTTAATTATTATACCATCTATAAGTTTGTTGTCTTGGGCATTTCCTCGTATCACAGCACCTCTATTGTGCTCTTATCTGATAACAGATTGTATTAGACCAATTCGTCGGGACAAAGACATCCAGATTATATTTCATCATGTTGCAACAATGCCATTTATCATTCAGAAAAGTTATACAGATCCTATGGGAGTTCTAAAATTATTTATAGTACTCGAATCAAGTTCGTATCTATTGATACTTGGAAAGGTCACAGGTTCCAAATTTATTAGAAATATGTCCAAGTTTGTTTGGCTCCTGGTGAGAATATTCTGGATAAATTGGTTTCACTGGGAATACAATTTCCAATTTAACATGTTCTTTCAAGTAATAAAATGGTTGGGGTACATGTGGACACTGGAGATTTTTAAAATAAAACTCAACCCGTGTCACGTTACACACTTTGCATACAACGAGCTTATTATCATGAAAGGAGACTGGATTACATCACTGTTGTGTCTAACCATGATGATACCAAGTTATATACATCACCGATATTATGAGGACAAATTCTGGCACAAGATTGATAGAAATTTTGTCAGAATCTGGATTCTCTACTGTATATGGAAATTTTGGGACAGGTGTATGGTATTTAGGTGGCACCTACTGGGTGTTGCATGTGTGTTCCCGTTTATAACAACACCCCGGAGGGGCTGGGACAACCTCATACGACTTCTACCACATATGGCAATGCACATGATTGCTGGAAGGGGTCTCAGCCTTTCTTTAGAGTCTCTTTGTTTTTCCTGATATAATCGATAATACTGTTTTTGATACACCACCTAATAAAGTTTAATTGTGCAACAGTGGTCATTATATTTTTTTCGGTGTTTGGAATTTTGAAATGAATTTTTTCAGCTCTACAAAAAGGATCAAAAAGTTTTTTACTGTACCCATCAAGTGTTGATTTGTAAGAACAATGTACAGTAAACCGTTTTCCTTCAGGTGTTACAAAGCTTAGATTTCTCTGTTTTGAGTAATTCGTTATAAACCATTCAAGATTTCTAAGGGAGATACCACTCTTTTTTTCGAGTATATCACACAGGACCTCAGAATTTTGAGGATTTTCATAGAAATTTTCGACAGATGCTTTGAGCAACTCAGACCTACTCATTTAAATATTAATTAACAACTTGTCTTTAGGCCTGTTATCTTTTTGTAATTTACACGCAGGACAATTTGGATCAAAAAGTCTAATTCCACTGTGGGTATGCTTTACAACAGGGTTTGTTGATACAATTGGGGGTGGGGGAGGTGGAGGCCTCCATTGGTCTGTGTGTTTTTTACAGTAACCATTTGGACCGGCGCTAAACTTACAACGTCTCCGGTTAGAACAAACACCCATACATTGTACTCCCAATGGGGTATTAGTTTTTTCAGATTCAGGTGTTTCGAGGGTTTTCATGAGGTCACGTATGAGAACTTTCATAGAAATATCATATGTAACTGAAACATGTTCTATGAAAGTCGTTAGTTTGTTCTGTACCTGTTTATTGATTTCCTTTTGAATGATTGCATTGATTTCTTCCATCTTACTTGTATCTAGTTTGTAGTTTTAAAGTATGAGTCAATCTTTTTTTGACCTCTCTGTGCCCTAGGTTTTTTGGGTATGAGATCCCCGAAAATAGAAGTCTTAGGGTCTTCAACAAGGGGCTCTAGAAGGTCACAGATTGGATTCATAAATTTATTTGTGAAATAGTATTCATAATCAAGTGGCAAATTGTTCTCTCGGGCCCACTTTGGATCTTCAGATTTTTCAAAAGCTTTCGCCTTTTTGTCACCCGTATCGAGAAGAACATACGGAACACGGTCTCCAGACTGTGGCTCTGAACCAGCCTCGCGTTCGCGCATCTTATCACGAACCTTCACATGCGACAGGTTGTTGTTTTTGTACTGGTCTGCCAACTTCTGTGACAACACAAGTTTTTCATTTGAAACAGAGCCACTGAGAAGTTCAGCCGCTCTCTTGTGTGCAAGCTCCTTGGCACCCTCAGAGTTTTTGCTCTCCAGGATCACATCAAGGAGTTCCTTACATGTATCTCGGACGAATGCAGTATTATCTCTTCGGACAACCTGAAGACCCTTCACGTCTATGCAATCCATCTTCATCTTACCCTCTCGATCCTGTGTCCACATCTTAGCCGCATATCTTTTCTTTGAATACAAAATGTAAGGGTAATAAACCTTCTCAAGCTCAAGATTTTTTGGCGCCTTGAACAACTTGTTACATTGCTCGGCTGCTTGTTCACCCAGCTTCCAACTGTACTCGAGAGCTTCTTGACCAGTTCGTCCCTGAACGTCAAATTCTACCATGACTGAATCAGTGTCTCCGTATCTAACAATTGCACCTGGAAAATTAGCCTCTACATATTCCTTGGTCTGCTCTATCATGTGACGCCCCTCTGCAGTGACTGTAGAAGCAATCGCTACACACGGAAGCATACCCTTTGATGCACCTGTAAAACCGTATACAGAGTTCATAGATACCTTGTAAGCTAATTGTTTGCCGTTGAAAACCTTTTTCATGTCACCCTCAGCCTTGGCCATGTCCTTCTTGGCCTGTTTGCGGAAAGCCTTGAGCTCAGCGAGAATCTCAGGTAATAGACTCGGAACATCTTGGGCAAATCTGTAAGTCCTTTCACCAATCTTAAACTCATCGTAGTTTACACCCTGAATGTTTGCATAATGTGGATCAAGGACAAGCGAAGAATAACACAGATTATGAGCCATCATAATTGATGGATACAGACCCTCAAAATCAAGAGCTGTAATAGGAACATAGTATGCACCTGTATGAGCGTCCAGCACTGTTGCACCCTCATATGGATCCTGTGCAAGCTTACCCCACCTGATCGTGGGTACCATAAACCCAAGCTCCCGAGCCTTACGAGTCAACTGACTGAACACCTTGATCTGTTGCCCTCTTTCTGAGAGATAACACATAGGAACCCATGTTGCCTTGGCCATCTCAAAAAGATTCAAGAGGGTACAGAGTTTGTCCAGTAGCCGGTGAGGAAGGAGTGTATCCTTGATGCAGTACTCAGCAACCTCTGCGAGCTCTTGTGGGTCCTCCTCCCTGTAGCGTCTGAACATCTCTTTTGGACTCATATCTATCTTCTGGTCATCCAAAAATACCTGTGAAACAAAATTCAGACTGTATGAATCTAATTTCTGCTCACGTTTAACCTCCTGAAAAAGATCAAATGTGAACCTTCCAGACATGGGCAACAACTTAAGCTTGTTATCACCCAGAGCACTCGAAGATAACATCTTGTAGTTCATCTTACAGGTCTCACCACGAAGCTTCCCTAGTTCATAAAACTCCCTCGGACACTTATTGATATTTGCACGTATGAAGATATACTCCAGATCGAAACCAAATATGTTCCAGCCTGTTATGATATCAATATCCCATGTAAACAAAAATTCACGAAAACCCATCAAAAGCTCGTACTCTGACTCATAACATACGACTTCGCCATCGTCAACCGGGGATGTATTTTTGTAACACAGACAAACCTTTTTGTGTACATCGGGTTCACCTAATCTTCTCAGTGTAAATGCAATCTGAAACACCGCATCACCCTCTATGTTAGGGTCTGGAAATTTTCCAGTTGAACTATTAGTCTCAATGTCAAATGATGCAACCTGGAAAGGGGCATTCTCATTCTTTTCTACAGGTTTTAGAGTCTTCCAATCATTACAGAACAGATCGATATCAACACGAGCAAGATTAGACCGTACACATGAATCCCCGGTATCAAGCCAACCAGTAGATTGAATACCAGACCGGTGCATAAATCTCAGCACAGGATCCAGATTAGACTCGTATACCTTCAAAGGGCACGGGTCATCACCTAGAGGACGAGAAAGCTTCCGGTCACAGTTCTTCATATCCTCTATGGTTGTAAAATTGAGCTTTATAAAAACAAAGCTCTCATTATTTTGAAACCCCCACAGGTCTTTCTTTTTTACAATCTCATAAGATTCAACTCTACCCTTCACAGCTGTACGGATATGTTGGAATCTCTCACGAACAGTCGATTCTGATACATTCTTGTGCATCTTGATATAAAAATATGGTTTGAATACTGTCGTAACACATACAGACTTTCCCTCTTCAGTTCTGCCAAATATGCTTACTAAGTGTTCATTGTCACAATCTCGTGTTTCCCAAGTCAATGCCTGAAATACAACCATCCCGTCCTTGTGTTATAATAGTTGTAAATTTTTAATATGTGTACTAGTTAATATACAATGTCAGGTGCTCTCGTCGATCTTGTTGCAAAAGGTGTACAAGACTCATTTATTACAGGAAACCCGGAAGTTTCTTTCTTTAGACAAATGTACAAGCGTCATACCAACTTCGCACAGAAGCCAATCCTTCTCAACCCAATGGGTTCAATTGCTGCGAACAGCCAAATTTCCATCAAAATACCCCAGAAGGGTGATCTACTGAGTTACATGTGGGTGGATCTCGGTAGTGGTTCTGTATCATCTTCTGGTATTGATGCAAGTCATGCTACTAAACCAGCGGTTTTTGAACTCTTTATTGGTGGCCAGCTTATTGATCGCCAGGATTCAACCTATATGATTCAGGTATGGAATAAGTTCATGGCAGACTCTGGTGCAAAAACAAAGGCTATTTTTAGCACTGGAACAGGTGGTGATGATCTATTTAAGAATGATCTCATGACTTCAAACTGGGTCCCTCTCCACTTCTTTTTCTGTGACAATACTTATTTACCACTTGTCGCAATACAATATCACGAGGTTGAAATTCGTGTAACATTTGGTAATTCGTCACCACCATCTGATATCAAGTTTTTTGCAAATTATATTATGCTGGATGCTGATGAACGTACACAGGTCACCGAACACCCCCATGAGATTCTTATCGAACAGGTGCAGAAGATCTATGCAGATAACACATCAACACCTACATCAAGCCCTCGGTTTGATCTGAATCTTCTCAATCACCCAGTTAAGGCCCTTTTCTGGGTTAGACCAGACAATACTAACTTTAATGCTGACGATATTCAATTGTATCTAAATGGTTCAGAAGTCTTTGAAGAGGCCATGCCCGACAAATATTTCAGAACTATCCAGGGATATTATCACTCGGAACATGGTTCTGAACTTCTTCGTGGGTCTACTCACGAGGAGGGTGGAAACATTAAGATGTACTCTTTTGCTCTCAAAGTTAACAAGCATCAGCCTTGTGGTACTTGTAACTTTAGTCGTCTCGATAATGCAGATCTTCATCTTAAGACATGCACAGGTGTACCAGAGACGCTCCCTCTCTATGCAGTAAACTACAATATTCTTCGCATCAGAGAAGGTGTTGCGGGTCTAGCTTTTGCTAATTAAAAAAATAAACTTTTTATATACAAAAAAAATGAATCGTCTCCTTTTTGTACTTAGTTTGTGTGCTGTACAGACAGTCGCAGTTCGCATCATAGGCATCGAGTACATGTTGTTTGGTGGCGACTATGATGACAACGGGTGTAAACCATCTGCTGGTTATATATGGTGCAATGAAACTGAGTCATGTATACCTATGAATCAATTGTGTCTTCCAGAGATTCCGTATATCTCTCTAAATCTAACTGAACATCTAGCTCCTGCGCCCGAAATGTCAGTGTAAACGAATTGTTTATAGGTATCATACCAAATTCATAACAATACATTACACCTGTTCCAGAACGTTGCATAAGTTCTTCAACTTGTTCAAGGTTCTTCTGATCTATATAAAGAGGTTCTGTGGTACTCATTCTATCCATTTCTATCTGTTCGTATTCTCGATCCATGTTTAGACTAGGCCACGTACCATACTTTCTTTTATGGTGTTCTATAAACGCCTTACACGTGTGAGCTGTCTTGAGTTCTTTGAAAGACATGTACATTGTTTTAGTTTTAGGTGCCTTCATGGTGAGATATTGGTTTTTACCAATTCTCAGCATATGAAATATTTCAGACATTACTATTTAATTAGAAGAAATTCCAGTCGATCCAAACCCACCCTCTCCGCGCTCTGTCTCATCCAATTTATCAACCTCTACAACTTCGGGTGTCTCACACTTCTCAATCACCAACTGAGCAACACGGTAGCCCGGTTTCACTAGGAATGGCTCAGTGTCAAAGTTGAACAGGACAACCTTGATCTCACCACGATAATCAGGATCAATAACACCTGCACCAACATCTAGACCGTTCTTGACCGCTAGACCCGAACGAGGTGCAACACGACCATATGTTCCTGATGGTAGCTCTAGGGACAGTCCCGTTGGAACAAGCCCGCGCTGCCCAGGTAGGATCACACAACCATGAGTTGCAACGAGGTCATATCCAACTGCACCATCGGAACCGCGCTTGGGGAGGACTGCCCCGGGAACTAGACGGGTCACACGAAGAGTCATTTCTAAACACTAAGTGATTCAATTCTTTAGATGTCATAATCATCTAAATTGTTTTATTGGCCACTTGCGGATGTTCATGCGTCTCATAGCTTCACGACGCATATCTGAATCAGCTGTTGTAGCAGTCTTCCCCCCTACTATAAAGGAATGAACCCTAGCATGCCCCCACGCTCCTTGACTCGCCCCTGGTCTGTGACCTGTTCGCCACGCTGCTAGGCCACGGTTGTACACCGTCTTTATTATGTTTAGGGGAACCCCCGAAATCTTAGCTTTATTTTCTAAACTCTTAGCATTTGGGAAAACACGTCTAAATGTCGTTGTGTAACTGGATGAACGAACCTTTTTTCCTGCATCGGTTGGAAAAGACTTGTATGTTTTTGGGTCCCGTGGATTCTTCTTTATCCTTCCCAGAATTGTTTTCAGTCGTTTCTTTTTTTCTGTGGGACTGAGACCCGCATAATATTTTTTAGGATAATATACCATTGTTATTATTACACATCATAAAATCTTGATTCTTCCTCCCATGGAAGTTCTGGTCCAAACATCTCTTCGTCTTTGATCTGAACACTGTATGACATTTTACAATCATTCATTGTTGCACACAGTTCCTCTACCTGATCCCATGCAACGCGGCAACTCTGGGACTTAGGATTCTGAGCACACATCTTGTGTGCGTGGTGTACATGCGTCTTGATCTTATTCCCCACGACCATCATCTTGTAGTAGGAGATGTTGCTCATTCTTTTGTTATGATTGAAGATTTTTGTTTTTATATAACTCTTAGACTGCCACATGTTTTAAATATAACTCAGCAACTTTTTCATTGTCGAACCATCTCTCTTGAACAAAGATCTTTCCTGACTCCATGTCGAGGAGACCCCTGTGTCTCCCACTGCACCAAGGTCTGTAAGACGTTGACGGTCTTACGTGACGTAACATCCGCTTGATTGCGTCGCTTATCGTGTTGAATCTCACACCGTAAAATATAACATTGTTATCATTTGTCCACAACAGACCCTGGTGACCCTCGAACGACACCTTCATCTTTTTCAATATAGATATCTAATTTTTCTAATTCTGGAATCTTGTACATCTTGCAGTTTCCTTCACGATCACAAGTTAGATTGACAGGCTTGCATGGTCCTGGAACGACCCGTGGCGGCCTAACAACTGGCTTGCACACGTAGAGAAATGACAAATCAAGTGGGTACATATCTAAATATATCAAAAGAGGGAACTATATTTTTAACACGTGGTGCTCGGGGCATCCGATAAAGAACCATACACATCGCATCAGCAACATCATGTTTGCGTAAGAGTCGGTTGTAACTGTCTATGTGTCCCAGGTACTCCCCAGCAATCTCCTCTGTTTTTTGTTTGCGGCGTTCGTAATCCAGATGTCCTATCCCAAAGTGTTTGTGCATAGAGTTTGGTGAAACCACCTCGACCTTTTCGCGGAATGTAGCAACTATCAAGGTCTCTATCGCCCCAAAACCACCCGGAGGCTGTCTTTCTACCAGTATCTTGCCAGCCTCATCCAGGTGGTCACGATACTCCTGGATAAAGTGAAGCACATAATCAGCCATCTCACGACTATGGTGCAGCCTACACTCACACTGTGGTACACGGTTGTGAGTGTACTGGGTCAGGTCCACCTTACGGGCCATCAACACTTGGGGGACCCCCTCTTCAACCCGAACCTTTACGATACCAAGATTGTAATAACCAATATCAATACCAACTATTATCATTTACTTTATCTGTTGTTTTCCTTTTAAGAAGAAAACAAGCCCTCCAATGATTCCCACGACCCCAAACCACATCTCACGATTGAACCGTTCACCATACATGTACCAACCAATAAGGGCCGCCGCAAGAATGTTCAAGGGGTTCAAGACAATCATAAGAGTTGATGCATCAAATTTATCAAGCAAGAAATAATATGACACGTGGGATAACATTGCTAACAAAACAAGCATAAGAACTTGTGGATAAGTCTTTTTGTTGTTTGCAAGATCATAACGATCACCTAGAAATATAAGAATTCCCAATGAAATTATTCCACCTATTATCCATCTATTGATTGTAAGATCACGCGGAGAAATAATCTGTAAGGTCTTTTTGTCAAAAAAACTTGGGAGGGTCCAATTTGTAAGAACTATCAGTGATGCCACAAGAGTCTCCATCTTATTTAAATGGAAGATAAAAACCTTTAACGCCTGTTTTTTTTGTGTAACTTTTACAACTCTTACGGATGTCCTCGTGGACCCATCGGTGGTCAAATCCTGGATAATTGACTCTTACAGCAATCTTGTGGTTTCCATTTTCCAACCAGTAGACCCCCATGATACTTTTGATCTTGTATTTTTTGTTCGTTGGTATTCGTGTGCGATATCCAGGAGCAAAGATGTCCCATGGATCACCGTCGGCAGGATTATGTGTTTTTGGAATCTCTCCATAATTTTTAAATGGAAAATTCTTTCTTTTTTCAAACACACAGAACAATCTTCTCAGCATTTATTAAATAATATGAAGATTAATAAAGTTCTTCTCGCGTACATCATATTGGCTATCATCGCATTTCTAGTGTTCTACCCTCTGGCTCGCGTAGAGGTCCCTGTTGAGGTGCCGGTGGAGGTGCCGGTGGAGGTGCCTGTGCTTATCCATCAGCCTCAGAGAACCCCAGAGTTTAGACCACCACCTTACAAGTCTTACAAGCCGCCTAACTTTCAACAGGTAGGCCTCCTGACAAATCCCAGTGGTCAGACTCTCCCTCTTTACGGGAAACATTCATGGCAATACCGGGACCGTTGGAATTATTATTCAACAACCCAAGGGGATCAGATATTCCCCCTCCCTGTGACTCATAAAGATCGGGACTGCACCGAGGATATCGGGTGCCCAGAATTTTATGGGGGTGAACAGGTTGACGTGTTTGGAACACAAGGGGGTCCATGGACCTCTAAGATTTATCGTACTAAGCTTTGGTAGAAACCAGATGTTGATTACCTTCATTTATTTTTTGTAGTCGTCTAGCTTTTACTATACGGCGGGGTGGTTTGATCGAGTCATAAAATGGTTGTGGCGATTCTTTAAATATACTATTTAGTCTTCTTTTTCCGCTTATAACATTAATCTGTTCTCCTGCCAGTTCTCTCGTTAACCCTGCATTATCAATGTTTACATTGTATAAATCAGGTATCGATACTAACGGTCCATTATTATTAAGTTTTAAGAGTTCTTCTTCTAAAAAGAGAATCTGTTCGTCTAAAGTGCTTTCATCAACAATTTGTTCATGGACTTCATGTTCTTCTAGATCATAATTAATTGCCAACATTATATTATGTTATAATATATAAAATAATATGAGTAGTGATAGAAGTAAATTTATTAAAAATGTTGTAGAAATTCAGATTAAATATTTAAAACACTACAATAAATTGATGAAAGGTAAAGAGCCGGTGGAAGTTATTACCCAAGCTTATAAACAGCTTCAGTATTTCGGGAGATTTTTAAATTACTGTAAAACTCAGCCACCGGTATCAATACCCACAACACAATCTAGAACAGGGAGGATCCGAGTAAATCGCCAGGCTATTAAATTTTTTATACCACCCGCATTAGACCGAAAAGAATTTTTAGATTTGACAACGTACTTAACAATGGTTCCAAAAACCGAAGAAATACCTGAATATGAACAGATTAAAACCGACCAACAATTTCCATTATATTTAGCCAAAACGATTGATCAGGTTAAAGTTTTAAAAGCGTTACTTGTAAGGTATAATGTTAAACTAACCAAGCAAGATTCAAAGATGGATCCATATTACAAAGCTTTTTATTTAGGTGACGTAGGGACTGGTGTAGATGCGAGAGTAGAACCTGTAGTACGTGCAATAGGTCCTGGAAAAATGTTAGATTTAACTCCTGAAATTGGTAGAGGTCCGGCTGATCATTTTCCTTTAACAGTTGCAGGTCTAAGAGATTTTCTTTTTACAGGAGGATACGAACAAGTATTAGATACTGCTTTTTATACACTATTTACTTGGGAAGTTAGCAAAAAACTTAGTGAGATTAAACCTACTGACCGTGAGAGGGTTTTTATGGACCCAACTGGGAAACAAAAGTTCTTTGTACTCGGAGGTAAAATTAGAGGATTGGTAGACGACTGTTTATTAAGAATGAAACTTGCAACATTTCAAGATTTTGATGAAAACAGTAAATTTTACAGACATGTTCTTTCTAGATTTCATGGATTTACCCATAAAGCTAAAGAAGAAGGTGCAAACCCTTCAAATAAATCACTAGGTATTCCTAGTAATGCTCATGAAAACCTTAAACAATATATAGCATCTATATTTCAAAGTATAGGTAATAAACAATTTGTTTTTGGTGCTGATATAGAATTATTAGAGCTTAGTGACAAGTTTGAGAAAATGTATTGGAACGGTAGTTCATATATACGTGTTCCTGAGGGTATGGAACCTTTATCGGGTCGTCCCTGGGTTACTATCTGTATACATGTAGGTGAAACATCACCTACTATTACTAAACCCGATAAAGTCACACCAACTCTTACGGGGTTAGCAAGTAAATCGGGTTATGACATGTTTGATATGATCGATAAGAAATATGTTACAGTCGGCGGTAAATTAATAGATGATGTCAAGATCGCATGTGTTCAGTTTAGTGACAGAGACCTAGCACCTTTATTTGCCAGTTACTATTTACAGCCAGATAATCTAATGTATACAACAACTAACGGAACTCAGATACTCGCGAAGAACCACTTTAAAAGTATAATTAGTAAAAAAATAAAAGGTAAGCAACTCGTAAAGAAAAATAACGCCCTTGTTAACAACAGGGTTCCTGTTAAAGCAGAAAAACAGGTAAGCAAAGCACTGCTACAGGTTTTCGCGTCTGGTCAAGCTGAATGATTTACTCATAATTTCTTATGGCTAGTCCAACCGGGAAACGGGGCACCCCACCCTTGGTAGTGTTCTGGTACTGAACAGTAAGTACATGCTTACCAGTTGTCCACCGGCCCCTCTCTGACCAATACTGTTTGCGTTCGTCCTGTGTTCCCCTGGGACGAACACGGAACTTCTGACCCTGAGGGGTCTCGCACACCCAGATCACGGTGCCCGTGTCTCTACCCCCAGCCTCCTCGGCGTTCACAATCTTGAATTCTTCTGTTTTGAAGCTCTTGTACTTCAACAGGTTGTTACTGCGTTCGTTGAGCTGATAGCGTCCGAGTTTGTTACGAACAATTGTTCCCTCGTAACCAAGTCGAACAAAGTCTGGATTGATTTGGAGCTCCACCTGATCCTTGTCGTTTACTTCATATGTAGGAACGAGTTTTGTGTGTTTGAACTGCGGGTTGTTCTTAAAAAATTTTTGGAGTGTCTGGAGGCGTTCTTGGAAAGGGCACTTGGAGTCGCCATACTGAAAACAGTCGAACACGTGGAACTGTATGTCCTGAAGATTCTTCTCTTGGGCCGAGCTGGCCAGGGTGGTCCTGCACAAACCTGTGATGTCCTCGAAGCTCTTGTCATGATTGTAACTCTCACCATCCAAGAATTCACCCTCTTGGAGTACCCCCTTGAGCTCATCTCGGATGTGATCAAGATGATGAACTGTCTTGCCTGTTCGGCTCAACATAACAAGCTCCCCTTGAAATTTGCCCACAAGCATGCGAACACCGTCCAGTTTTGGTTGTACATAAAATGGTGCTACAACATATTTTTCACGATCTTCCCAGTTATGGGCCAACATAGGGAAAAGCATAGGCGCCGAGTTTTCAGCAGGAAGTTCACGGGTGTAACCTTCGTTTATCTGTTTGTCGTAGAGTGATTTGGCTTCTTGGTGAGCCTGTGTAAGTGGGGTGGTCTCATTAGATCGTCCGATGTTTTTACCTTGTTTGATTTCTCGTTCAACAGTTGTTATCTTACCGCCTACTTGACCGTATGATCGTCGTAAAACGGCGGTACCACCAGATGTCTCGAGAACCTCGACCCGCCAAACACGAGGTTTTCCAGACTTATCTCTTGCGAACAACTCCATTAAAATATTATAAGTTTATAATTTTAAATGAGTGTACCTGTCGTTGATTATGAACGTGTCCGAAGGGTCTTTGTACCCCCGGACCCTCTGCCGTTTTCTGAGTATAATATGGGAACGAGGATATGTTTTGTGATTATTCTGTTGGGATGTTTTGTTCTTGTAATGAGGTGGCATGGTAAGAAGAAAGAGACTTCTTCAAACGTAAGATTTCAGAGGGTTTGAATTTATTTATTATATTTAGATGATTTACAACATCTACATCAGCAGGTGTAAATTCATAAAAGTTTTTACTGGGACCGGATTTCATAAGATTGTCTAGAATAAGAATAAGTTTTTTATGATACACAGGCTTAAATCTTTTTAACTTTGAAGCTCTCATTTTCTGATTGTTCATCTTTGTCCAACAACTCCCGGGGCGAAGAGACGAATGGTTGAATCTTCCATTTATAATAGTTGCTGGACGTGCTATGCCTTCAATCTGAAAGAATTTACAATATTCCCAATCCTGTTTGTATATAAGCGTGTCATACATGTCAGCTAGTGATATTGAATCTATTATATCAACACATTCATCTATTGTAATTCCGCGTGTGTCATTGTAATTCTCGTGGATCATTCCAAAGGTGTGTCCGTGCTCATCAACAGAAGATTTTATATATGATTCTTGTTTGGTGGTCATAATGCGATAAACATAATCTTTGGGGGTCCAAAACTTGTCTTTAGGATCCTTAAATTGTTTATAAAATTCAAAGTTCCACATGTTTCCTTCACACATTCTGGCGGCATCTGGATATCCTGAAAACCATTTATTGATCTCGTCTTCTGTAAGATACGGAACTTCAAAGCAGTTGCAAAAATCAATCTTTTTTATGTTTTCACATATAATAATAGTTGTCCCAGAACAGTAAGAACCATTTGTCTTCAAAAATTCTATTATGTCCCCCGTGGGATTCTTGATCACCACGGGTGTTGTAGAACTCGATACCAAAGGTGTATCAGTTTCAACAAATAAATTACCAAGGAGTTTTTTTATTATGTATGTCTTACCACACCCGGGTGGACCATAAATACACATTGTACATCCTTTGCTATCCTGGATACAGTTCCATATATTTCGGGCCAGCTCTGTTCTTCCTAGGATTAAATTAAAATCTGGGATAAATGTAGAAGACACATACTTGTCCATATGGAAAAATTAGTAAATGAATTTTTAGATATGTTTCTAGAAAATGAAAAGATTAAAAAATACACGTATCCTGTGTTGTATGTAGTAGTATGTTTTAATCTTTTAATCTTATTTCTTTTATTGATAATTCTTTTTATGTTATTTAAGATTCGACTCCCACAGTGACCACCCCCAATTCAGTTACGGGTGGCACGGATGGAGGATCGTCAGAAGGGGTGGGAATCGTCGGGCGAAGCAGAGATTTTTTCATTTTGGAAGATACTTCCTGTATCACTGCATTCTCGGAAGATGGATCAAATAATTTTATTGGATTTATATTCAATATCTCTGGTCTTTGGAAATTTAGATCATCTTGCATATTGTTATCGGGGAACTGTGCCTCGAAGATCTTGAGTATGTCTCCTTGGATGCTAGGAGATTGCTCAATCAGTCTATCATAATCTAGTTTTATAATCTCAAGCATCTCTTTTCCTCCGTAGGTTCGGTCAGCGATAGGCAAAGATAATTCAAGTTTTATAAGACGTGCGAGTTTTCCATACTGTATCGAACTTGAACGGTGCGCCTCTAGGAGTTCATTGACCTTGAGAAACTGTTGAACAGTTGACAATATTCCTCCAAACAGATTTGCTGCACCAATTATCAGGGGTACCCATGCTCTCCAAGTGGGTGGAAATGTTTGATGAGCAAAGGAAGCTGTACCTGTCACTGTAGATATTATGATAATTGGGAGAGAGAAATTTAGAGACATCTTCTTAAATTTTGAAAAAGACTTGTAGTGGAGCCACCTGTAACACGAGCAAGTCTCACCCCATTGTTTTAACACCATCTCTTGTTGCCCGTGCCACATCTTTGGTGCGAGCTCTTTTTCGTCTGTCATCGTTACTTAAAAGAATGTAACATTTATTATTTATAATGGCTCTAAAAGTTGTTTGTTCAACTGGTCCTCTCCGCGCAGTTACAAAGCGCCCCAAGATTTCATCTAAGAATCCTTCGCAGTCGAAGAGAGCTATTCTAGAAGTTGCAGAGAAGCTTAATGGACGCCTTGCAATGCAAGGTGTTACATGGGGGACTATCAATCAGTTTGTACTTCATGAGGGTGGTGTTCGTACACAGATCCAGGATCCTCATAATATGATGACCGCTGCAGCTGTTACTGCACTTGTTGCACTCGGTACATCGGTAACACAAAATGATGAACATAAGAGCTATTTTGCGTGGACACCAGAGGCTGAGACTCTGAATGGACGCGCGGCAATGTGTGCTATGGTTCTCGCGGGACTTCTAAATCTTTAGTGAAACCAAAATGTGCATATATACTTTATTCCGTCTTTGACAGGTCTACCTGTGTGCGCAGCACTACGGGTACATCTACCAATTGCGTCGTATGTCTCAAAAACTAGAGCTTTTCCAATTTCTGGTTTAACGCATACATCTATGTTTGGAAAACATGTTTCACCCCCTATAAAATTGTCATTCAGATACACAATTACTGTTTTGGTTCTTCGATCAACATCGGAACTTCCTCTACAAGACTCAAAACAGCAAGTATCTTGATGGATACTATAATGATCTCCCGGATTATACATAACTACCTGAATTTTTTCACAATTTCTACCCTCTGCTCCAACAAGTCTGGCTACCTTATTTTTTAGACCTAATGTTTCATTGTCTTCTTCCAGGAATGTCTGTTTACTTTTTCTTATAGAATAGTTTGTCTTACTTGCATTAACTGTTTTAGACTCTTTAAATTTACCCCTGGCCTTGTTGAGAATCATCTGTATTTCTTCTGTACTTAGTACGTTATTAATAGTATATGGATGCCTATAAAAATCTACAAAAAACAAAAGTATCACAAGAATTATTATAATCAATAATAATGTAATCATATAATAATGAATGGTAAAATTTATGTTCGTCCTGAACCCCGTGGGTCTACAAGGAAATTTCAAGCAATTTTACCAAGTGGTAAAATCATTCGTTTTGGTTTGCGTGGGTACTCAGACTACACATTACACAAAGACCCTGATCGAATGAAAAGATACGTGACTCGTCACGGTGGTGTACTACCACGCGGGGTTAGCGCAACTACAACTGATATGCTTAGAGTTCGTCGTAGTTTGAAAGAGAATTGGTCTCGTCGTGGAATTGAGACTCCGGGTTTTTGGTCACGCTGGATACTATGGAGTTACCCATCTCTAAAAAAAGCGGCTCAGCACACGTCTCGAGTAACTGGAGTACCCGTTGTTCTTCTGAAATAATCTTGGTTAATTTATTTATTTCACATTGAATCCTCGGTGTATAATAAGTGTACTTCCCATTTGGCGAGGTTTGTACACACCTTTTTTCTATAAAATTGTAAAGTTTATACGCCATTCGAAGTCGGGGGGTTATCCTGACATTCGTGGGGTTCCAGTGCATTCCTTTTATCTTGTATAATTTTTTTAATTAACACAGGTGTTAATTTTCCAACAACATACATAGTCTGTAATGTTTTTGTGCACAGAAACCAGTATGTTCTAGGAAACATTATGACAGAACTCCAGAATAATATCGATGAAACCATTATATAAAAATGTACACATATTTATATGAGTGAAATAATACAACAAGGTGGGACGGAGGCTGTAGACCTTTTGCAAGAGGGTGGGACAGAGGCTGGAGACCTTTTGCAAGAAGAGGTAGATACACCGAAAGTAAACGTACCTCGTATAAGCGACCCTGTATTGGGATCTGTATTTATAGCTCTATCGGTTATGATATTTTTTGTTGGTAATTTTTTACTTTTTTATTTTGCAAAAACATTTAAATTTTCATATGGTTTTATGACCGCGAGTGTTATTTGTATAACAGCTTTATGCGTTTTTCTATTTATAAAAGGACAAGACGCACTGTCATTTGATTTTAGATACATATCATTTTCACGATTACTAGAACGACTATCTGGCAGCAAGGCTAGACCTATTACAACACCTAATTCATCTAGAAATACGGCTGTAACAATGACCATTGATGATTATTCAGTCTTTGTATCCAAAACTAATCTTAGACCGAGTGTTAATAATGAGCTTATAACTATAAAATATAACAATGATACACTAGAAGTAAATCTAGAAGAAAATACCGTGGTACTAAACGGGGTAAGTGTTACAAAAACAGAAGAAGATGTATCTACTGTTGTAAATTACATAAGACCGTCCAGTGATAACACTGATACAGATAATTTCATAGTTGTATTTGATGATAACACACAATTGGCAATAAGTCTAAGCAAAGGAGATGATTGTACGTTACCTAGTCATATTAATTTAAACAATGGTCAGTGTGTATCTCTTAAGAATAAGATTTGCAAACTAAATGATGACGGTAGAGTTGTTATAAATTATGATGGTTCAGATGTTACTATACCATCATCTGTGTATAACGTGATTAGAACGGACAAGAATCAAAATGTTCCAACTGTTATAAAGATAGTAGATAATGTTGCAACCTGTACTTTAAAATGCTCAGAAGATGAGGTTTACGACGAAATTACTGGTTCATGCAAAAACCCGGGTGATGTGAAGAAAGAGGGTTCATGTCAGGCGGCCACATACATGAGTGATCTACAAAACAATCAAGAATATATAGATTACAAAAATAGTCTACCGAAAGGTGCGAAGGTTACCCATGGGGGCACCGGTTATAGATACATATACAATGACGAGGGTGTGTGTGTCATGGAAACGTGTAAGGGTATAAATGATAATCCACCAGGCTTAAAAGGTTGTCCAGATACGTACATAGCTGTAGAGGGTGTTGATGGTTTTGTAAGACAACCAGATGGATGCTGTATTAAAAAATGGTCGCGTTTCTAGAGATATGGATTTACACTCTTGGCAAGAATTTACCGAAGACAATGTTCCTCGATTTTCTCTTAAGGGAAAGAAACATTTTGCTAAAATTTCTAGTGTATATGATGGTGACACAGTCAAATGTATATTTGGGTTCGGAGGGGAAATGTTTGTATGGAACTGTCGTATTAGCGGTGTTGATACACCCGAACTAAGAACTCGTAATCAGCTTGAAAAAAAACACGGATATCTAGCTCGAGATGAACTTCGTAAACTAATATTGAACAAGGTAGCCATGATCACATGCGGTGAATTTGACAAGTATGGACGTCTCTTGATTGATATTGAGCTTTCCGATGGAACAAATATTTCAAAATGGCTAGTCCAGGAGGGACTTGCATTCCAGTACGACGGGGGTACTAAGAAATCCTGGGAAGAATACTTAAAAGAAAAATCAGATGTGTAATTAAATGAAATTGGCAAGAGTAAAAGTTGCTGTGGACATTGATGAAGTCCTGTGTCCATTTGTAAAGACTATGGCACGTTTCAAGTATCCCCGGGGGCCTCCTTCCACGGTACCAGCAAAACATCCTTATCATTATGCAACTATGTTTGGGATAACAGAGAAAGAGTCTAAAAAAATGGTGAGCGATTTTTACTTTTCCAACGAATTCAAGAATATGAAACCATTCCCAGAAACCCAGGTACACCTGAGACATCTCAGGGGTTGTGGTTATGATCTGTATTGTGTAACAGGGCGTCAGAACCTTGCAAGAGACGTAACCGAAGAATGGCTTCGACAACACTTTCCAGGTGTGTTTAATGATCTTATCCTAACAAACTCTTATACACCCAATGAAATCAAAAAGGTTGATGTGTGTAAGAGTCTGGCGGTTGATATGATTGTAGATGATATTTACGATACATGTATTGATTGTTTGGAAGAGGGAATCCATCCTATAAATTTCATAGGGGATCCAGTGTATCCATGGTGCCAATTAAATGAACACTCTGAGAAGAATTGGAAGGATGTTTATGAAAACATTATACAGAATTCATCCGGTGACGGTCCAAGTGGTGAGTGTAGCTGGATACGTGGCGATGATGAATTTATTAGAATTTCTTCTTCTTGATTAGTGAAAAAATCTTAGAACGGAATGAGCGGACAGAGGGATCTTGTTTCTTCCAAAACTCTTGTGGATCTTTCTCATAAAGTTCCCAGAGGTTCACAATCTCTTCGTCTTCTTGGGCTTCGGATGGTTTTTCAAGTGGTGTTTCATAAATCAGTTTGTAATAGACCTCCTCCATCTCCAAAAGTGTTATTTGTGGGTCGTGGCGTTCACCGGCCGCCGTCTCGCACCACAAATGCCAACTTTGAGGCTGGTCAGGTTGATCCTTTATCCAACCCTGTACCAGAACTGTGTCCTCTTTTTGTGTCTCATGATACAATAGTGGCATCCATATACCCTTTGTGTGTTGCATTTTGTTTGCCCTTACGTGTAGACAGAACCTTCGGATCATTTAGGTTATAAGAGTTTAATCTTTTTAAACTGATACAGCCGGTGTTATTATCCATGCTGTTCCTGCTGAGGTTCCAGATGAAGTTGTGCTGCCCTCGTAATATAAGAAGTGTGAATTGTCTGAACGTGCTTGTATAAGTATTGCACTGCCATTGCTGGTTGCTGTATTTCTAGATCCAAGAGAATTCGTTGTATTTGCATTTACAGCTGAGCTGACATCCAATGTACTGCTGTCGAAGTTCTGCCATAAGAAGTTTTGTTCGTCGTTGTTACCGAAATTGAATGTAGTATTGCCTATAGTAACATTTGCAAGTCCAGTGTCGTGCACATGGGGTCCGTCTACTAACTTGAACACAAGGCGACAATTTGATCCAGTGAATGAAACAGAGCTGTTGCTATAACTCTTCCATGTGTTATCACCACTGCTCTGACCCCAAGATATAAGTGGGTCTGGATAGAGTGTATTTGTGTCGTCATCGTATAAGTACACATATACGTCGTTAGGGTTGTTATAAGTGAGTGTTGCTCCACCAATGTTGTAATCAAATGACACATTGATTAGAGATGGTGCAGATGAGCTGGTAAATAGCTTCCATTCGTAAACATACGCATAGTTTGTGTTGTTCACCGTAGTCGCCTGCATTCTAAAGTGTGTGTATGCAGTTGAACTGTCTACGTCTTTGAACTCCCAGAAGTAGTAACCGTTAGCACTTGACGGCGAAAGTATTCTAGAAAACGATTCTATATCAGTATAAGTTGAACCATCATTGCTTCCTTGTATCTTGTATTCTGACATAAATGAAGCTGCACCTATATCCAAAAGGAATCCTCTCAGATACTGGCTGACTGGATACTCTATCTCTAACCAGGGATTAGTTGCATTTGAGGACAGATATGTACTTGCTCTATTTTTATCAAATGCACGTCCTCTGTGATAACTTGAATTGTTTTGCCAGTGTCCGCTGCTTCTGATCACCCACCCAGTTGAGTAATCGTCCCAGCCGTAGCTAACATAGTCTGACAGAGCTCCCGTCGTTGTAAATTTAGGCGATTCTCTAACGTCTGTGCTTGTAAAAGTTCCTTCAGTCTTTAATGGAGCTGATACTGAGTCTTCTAACGTGTAATAGTACAAAGTGTCATGTGAATAATTAGAATCTGTGAATGTTGTATGGTTTAATCTATAATGTTCAGTGTAAGTTGCCGACGCTGTTGAGACTGAAAATACTAGACTGGTCCGTGCAGAGTCACTGTATACGTAAAGTGTGCAGGGCTTTGTAACGTACCCTCCATTTACATTTACCGTTGAACCATCAGATCTCAAGAAAAACCCTGGTTCTCTTTGGAATGTTGGGGGTAAATCTTCTGTGTAGATTCTCAATTCTTCAAGTTGTATGTAAGATGAACCTCCAAAGTCTTCAATAAACAGTCTAAAGCTCTGATATGTGTTAGACGTGTCATCGATATCAAATACAAAATTGTCAAGATACGGTGGTGGTGCTTCAAAAGTGTTTGTTGAATTCTGCAAGTTTGACCAATTTACACCATCATTGCTCCCTTGCATTATAAAATTTATAAGACGGCAATTTTCACTGTTATCAGCTGGAAATCTTAGAGCATACTTGTATCCCTTTACGACATACGGATATCTGATTCCTACCCAATGTGGTCCTGATACATTAGTTTGTGAAAGCCACTGTCCATTCCCGTTATCAAAAGATTTCCAATATGGATAATTTGTAGAGTCATACTGACTACTGCCAAAGGATGCGAAGTCGTAGCTCTGATTTGAAGGCCAATAGGTGTAGCTGTTTGTATTTGTAACAACAGTACTTGTGAAGGTTGGATTTTTTCTTATTACTCGAGGTGTTATGTCTTGATCCAAAATGTTGTTGTCTGTGTCTATGAATCTTAGATAAATCGTGGAATCGTATGTAAAGTTGGCATCTGTCCAGCCACTTGTAGAAGTGTCCTCATAAGGATGAGCCGACACTGTACCAGCCGTTTTGAGTAGCGTGGTTCTGGCTGAATCAGAATAATAATAAAATGTACCAGGTTTATTTGTTCTAGGTCTAATTGCTTTCATTGCTGATCCAGTCATAAGAACAAACCCTGGCTCTATAAGGAGTTGAGGAGCAATATCATCTATAGTGTAGTATACCGCGTCTTGTACGTAGAAATATGAACCACCTCTATTGTTCCAATCTTCTACATACATTCTGTAAATTGAAAACGCGTTAGAATCTGGATTTATATTTTGATATATAGGCTCTGTTTCATAATGAGTTGGTTTGCCATTTGTTCTGTAATCAACGGTAATTACATTTGACCAATTTGCTCTATCATTAGAACCTTGTATTTTGAAATAAGTAGGTGAATTCTGATTATCGTCTAATCCGTTAAATCTAAATTGTGCATATTTTAGTTTAACTGCAAATGGATAGATCATATCAAGCCACACGGGTGTGGTAGTACCTGCAGCAGAAGGTGAAACCCAGGAGGTTGTAGACTTATCAAATGCGTTTCGTGGATGATTAGTACCTTGTCTACTGTTAGTATATGCTCTCCAATCAGAAGTATTAGTCCAATAAGTTGTTCCTGTACCACCTATGGCATTATATGCAGTAAAATCTGGACTCTCTTTGATTGGTTGAGTGTTTATTGTACCCGTCGTTGATTGATCATCATAGTCAGTGAGTGTATAGTACACTGTTGTTCCTTTTGTATAACTTGAATCTGCATACTGCTGTGCAGTAGTAAAGTGAAAAGGTCTGAATAATTCAGAAGTTAATGTAACTAACAAGTTATACTTTTCACTGTCTGAGTATATGTACAACTGAGCGGGTTTAGAAGAAAACCCGCAACGGACCCTGACATTACCAGACGCATCGGGCACAAATCCGGGTTCTCCCATGAGATACGGTGGATCTTCAGTTGTATACATTCTTATCTCTCTGATACGTGCCCAGCTGCCACTGTTTGAAGCTGTTATGTATAGTCTATAACTATAATACGAATTTGAATCTGGATTTACTCCATCACTTACAATTACAGTATCAAGTGGTGCATTGTTTGTCCTTGTTGGTTCTACATCAATCCATGTAGCATGGTCATTACTACCCTGTAAGACCCAGTCTGTTAACCGTCCATTTGTACTAGCGTGTTCTATCATATAATGATTTACTTTTACCGGATATGGATATACAATACTGATCCACTGCGGGGTACCTGGTAATTGTTGAGCACTGATCCACTGATTTGTACTCTTCTGAAATGCATACTGAGAATAGTAACTAGTAGCATGTACAGAACTCCTATTTATACGCCAATCATTTGAAACGGTCCCCGCATTCCATCTGTATTTGGTATAATAATTACTCGTCAAACTATTATATTGATTAAAATCTGGATTCTCTTTGATAATTTTAGGAACAAATGTTCCATTTAACTGATTATTGTAGTAATCATTTGCAGTATAATACACTGTGTTTGACATATCGAAACCCGAGTATGCGAATGAATCCCCTGCGGGAAAATAATTACCATTAACTTGTGAGGAAGGTGTTAGGGTTGCTATGATATTTGAACTGTCTTTAACTTGACTTGTGTACAAGGAAATCGAAGAACCAGGCTTGGTAAAGTGACCCCCTGTAACATAAAGAGTGTCCGTGCCAGGTTCGGGTATTATCCCTATATTACTTCTTAATGAAGACGCACTCGTATCTGCTGTATAAAAAAAGAGTTCTTCTATACGCAGATAAGACCCCATATAAGATGTTGCAAAAAGTCTGTAAGTGCTGTAACTGTTATTGTCCGGATTTACATCACCCGTAAAAAGTTGTCTGACAGAAGATATTGAATCACTTGATATAGTTCTAATTGGTTCTAAATTAGAATACGTTCCGTCGTCTTCCAATCCTTGTAGGACCCAATTTGTCATCAGTGAATTGGTACGGTCATGTTGCACTTCGTATCCTTTTAGTGTTACGGCATAAGGGTATGTAATCGATAAATGGGCTGGAAGAGCGTTCTGTGTCGGTATCCATTCGTTTGTGGCTTTGTTGAATGCGTAATAACCATAAAAACTGGTATTAAGTTTAGATGATTCTGTTATTGTCCAACCGGTGCCGATTGGCCAACCATATGAACTTGTATAATTTGTAGCTAAGACACTATAATTAGTAAAGTCTGGGTTTTCGAGTATAGGCTCAATTTCGAAATTTCCAGTGATAACATTGTTATCAAGATCGGTCAGTCTGTAATACAATTGACCGTATTCGAAAGTTGAAGAATCAACGACATTATTAGATGTGAATTTATAAGGATATTCGGTTCTCGCAACACCCACCGCTACTAGATTTGACGAGTTTAGATCTTCTGTTGAAAATATAGTCAGTGTAGCCGCTGGTTTATTTGTGTATCCACCGGATAGAGTATACGTTGTTGTACCTGAATTGTAAAATGCATTAGGCTTCATTAAAATTTCTGGTTGAACATTGTTATCCGTAAAGAATGATATGTCAGATATCCTGTTGTAATTACCCTGTGCCGTGTAAATATAAAGCCTGTAACTTCTGTACTTTTTGCGTTCTTTGTTTACACCCTCTGAAACAATATAGTCCTGGTCTGTCTGGTATGTAACTATTTCGTGTTCTAGCTCTAGATCTTCAAATCCATTTACTTCATCAAGACCCTGTAAAACCCATCTTAATGGATAGTACACCGTAGCATGACCTCTTCTATATGAATATGATGTTATTGCTACTGGATAGGGATATGTCATTCTGATCCACTGATTTGAACCATTCATTTGCCAATATGAATTTCTGTTCTTGTCAAATGCACTATAAACCTGTCCAGACTGTGTACCTGAAGCAGTAACTTCAAATCCAGTTCCGGATGACCACCCGTAAGATTGATAATCAGTGACAGTTGTTGCTGCACTCATATCAGGGCTCTCTATACCCTTTACACTTGGTGTATCAGTTATGTTCCTTGAGTAAATTATTGTCTCTGTGTATTGTTTGTACAGAGCATACACGTCGCGTGCCGATAGACGCTTATCAAACACCCTAAAGTCGTCTATGGCTCCATCAAATTTAAGAGTTGTGTTATTGTTTTCACCCTGACCAATTATAAAATCCTGTTGAGCGGGAAATGTTCCTGTGAATGTACCACTAGTTGTTGAAGTTGCAAGAAATTCACCATTGAAATAAACGGGTGGATACACGTCACTCTCGTACACGGCTGCAATATGATTCCATTTGTATGTATAATTATCAACTGGTCCAATTAGATATTCTATGTTAGTAAACGAATTGTTGCTAACAGAATAATATGGTTTTGCATATAGATTTCCACTCGAAACAAATAGATAAAGTGAAACCCCATTAGTGACTCCAAAAGATGATGTAACAAATATAGGATTAAACTGATCAGTAGAAGTTAAGAAAAACCAAGTCGCTACTGAAAACACAGACTTATCAGAGATTGCACCAAAATGAGGAACAACTGTTCCCGTCGTTCCTCGTGGGTAATCACCACTTCTGTTTCCTATCTTAGAGCCGTAATTCTGATTGTATTGACCTGTACCCGTGACAGCTAGATCTGTTATTCCATCATGAAAATCATAAACATTAGATTGTTCATAACTTAGGTAAAGTGCTTGATTTGTAATGGTGTGTGTAGAAACATATATGTATTCTACTTCAACGGGTGACAGCTGGAAATCATATATACGAATATCTTCGATGAGACCCTTGTAGTAATATTGTGAATTACCAGTACCCCCTATGTAGAGTGTCTGAGAAGTGTTATATGTTAAGTTAAATGAACCATTTGTAGTGGTTGTCTGTAGCTCTCCGTTTACATACAACAGTGGTGTATTTGGGGACAAATAAGTTACACACACGTGCATCCATTTATCAGTCCAATAGTGCTGTTGAGATTTTACATAAGTACTTGTATTGTTGAAATAAATATACAGGTATCCGTCATACAGGTATACTCTAAATCCATTTGAAGAGGAATATGTGGATGAACCCAACAGGCACACAAATTGATTACTTTGACTTTTAAAGTACACCCAGCAGCTGAATGAAAAATCGTAACTGAACGCAGACCAACCAGAAAGAGACAACTCTTGGGTACCATCAAAATAAGCTACATTGCTGGTTGTATGTACTATAGATGATGTCTGTATGTCGCTTATAGATGTTCCTCCTAGAGTTACACCACTTGGAATAACGTCAGCAGTCTCTTCTGTGAAGGTTAGTTGGAAAACCTGGGATTTAGCGGGCGGTGCATTCTGTAAGCAGATCTGTTTTATTACATTTTGTGATAAAGATTTGTTATAAAACTTTATGTCATCAAGTTTTCCGTCGTAATATGCACCGGTTGTTGTACCAGCCATACCAAACTGGGGTCTACCACTAGATTCTACACCATTAAAATACCATGTTGAACCAAGTGTAAAAGATCCAGAGAGTTCTTCACCATCTAGATAACATTTTGGTAGATTGTTTCCGTCCAAAACCAATGCAACATGTCTCCAAACCCCGGAAGTCCATAGCGTGTTGCTTATATTTGTGTTCCATGCGTATGCAACATAAGAATTTTGCACGTATTCTGAGTATAATTCAAAATAGGCAACGGAACCACCCTTCCCACCGTGTGTGTACAGGGCAAAACCTATACCGTCCACCCCACTGTGATATGTGTTAGACGCAAATATAGTGTTTCTGCCATTAGTGGTTGTCGTAATTGCATCAGGCCTGAACCAAGCGGTCAATGTAAGGGATGTTTCATTCACAAATTCTGGTACATGACTTGATAAAACCATACTCGTTGATCCATCGAAATCTATGCTGGCTGTTCCAACCTTGAAAGTATCTAAATCTTTTGAGAACATACCTGATCCGGTTGCATTCACATTTGTGTCTGTGCTTACAATATCATATACACTGTCCAATTCACCGGAGATGTACAAGAAAGGATCTGGTACACCCAGTGAATATGTCTGTGTATTTTCATCCATCGTGTATATATGACTATTAGACGCCCCGGACCCTCCACCTGCAAGAAGCCTCTGGCCATCAGGTGTGATAAATGTATGTAATCCAAAATAATCAATATTTGTTGGATTAGATATTGTTTGTTTTAAAACAAATTCATCTTCTGTATCCCTGTAATAGTAGTAGAGAGCTCCATTATTGTTTGATAGCTTTGCAAATACAATAAGTCTACTCCCGTCAGAACTCATAGCAAGGCATCTCCCACCAAATTGAGTACCATTTACCTGTGTAGGTGAGTCTATATTTTGCATAAGACTGTATGTGCTTCCACTCTTTTTGTATACTTTTACTCGGCCTTTAGTTTGTGAAGTGGAAGGATAATATCTTTCTGCTATCGCTATCAGTGTCCCATCACCGTTAATACCTGGGATACCATCACCGAATCTAAGGTTGGAGCTACTTCCAAGAATTGAAGCTGTGTGTGTCCATGTTCCACTTGAATTTGTGTAGATCCTTGCTGCACCAGCTGATGTGACAGCCTCATTATCGAACATGGCAGTAACAACCAAGGTGCTATCATCATTACATAAAGCCAAGTACGCCCCAAAATAAGTGTTATTATGTGATACAGTGTTAGGATTTTTAAGTGTCTGTGTGAGCGTCCAAGTACCTGAAACATTGCTAAATACCTGAACTTCACCGTTTGCGTGACCAGAGTTTGATGCATTTGGTGCACCTATGAAAACTTGTGATTCATCGTTTGTAAGAGCTATATTAATAAATCCATCCTCTATACTAGAACCTACATCAAAATATTGTAAAGAAGTTATGTTTCCATTTGTTGTGTCTACAGAGTTGAAATGGACAGTATCATTTTTTCGTGAAGACATGATCAACAGGGTTCCATCCTTGGAAAAAACACCACACTCATTTTCTAGACTGTAATTGTCATTTGGACCAGATAATTCATATACCATATCGAATGTCCCCGCATTTGCATCATATTTGAAAATCTTTGATCTACCATAGCTACCAGAACTACTTGGGTATCCAAAGTAAACAAGATTTCTAGATACTATTGAACCACCTTTTATTGTAGTGTGTGTCTGATTGGTTGATATACGATTATTAAAATAAGTCACACCGGATAAAAACATTTCAGAACCATCTGGCTTTATTTTCAGAGAGTTTGTCGGATCAAATGTGAATGTTCCACCGTGTTGCGTGGCAAGATCGAAGTAATCCTCAATCTGTGTTGTACTCGTTATAGTTGAGGAATCGTGTGGTGTACCAAACTTGTATTCGACCACGTAAACATTAGAAAGATCGGAATTTCTATAAATCTGATAAGCTCTTTGACCGCCTCCGGATATCTCTAGGGTCCGGGTACTTTCTAGGTCATGAGCTACAACATCTTGTATAAGAGAGAGGACATTTGATGAACGACCAACAAATGTAGAGTTTGATAAAGTAGAATCAATTTCAATTGTCGAGATAGTGTTTATGTGTGATACATTGCTAGACAAAAAGTGCAAATAATTGTTAGATACGGAATTTGAAAAACACGCGGCGTGTATAGTGTCACCACTATACAGGCTTATGTCAAGCGAGCTCTGTGAGCTAGCAGATGAAAGACTGTATCCCGTGGATAATATGACCTCAACTGCTTTACCTGAACCACATGCATACAACCGGTTGCCGGTTCTATCAAAATCTATACTTCTCACTTCATCAACACCAGAAACACTGAATGTAGCAGTAGCATCAGAACTTAATGTTGTGAGATCCCAAGCTGTTGAAAGGGTGTATTCATAAATGGTTGTAGAACCTAATAGGACTACAAAAAGCTTAGTACCATCTGTCTTGAACTCAATATCAGAGGGGGTCACAAACAGCATGTCACTTCCTTTGAGTGTTGCGGCTGATACGTCGAAGTTGCCTGTGACAAACACTGCTTCCCCTGCTTCTACGGCAGCTGCTGCCACAGCTACAAATCTGGCGGTAGATATAAAGAACCCCGCAAAGACCATTATATTATTAATAGAAGCCGATAATATTTACAAAGGTATTACTCAGATCTGTGACACATGATATCATAACATGATTTCCTGTATTTATTACCAGGTTAGAATTTAGGCTGGTAAGAATAGCTGGTCCTGTTCCTCCATTTGAAAAACTCTGGAACACGTCTAGATCGCCACTAATTGGGTGAATGTCTACAAGAGTCTGACAACCATCTGTTGTGTTTTGGATTGTAATACCTTCGAGACTGAATGTTGGATAACTAGGAACACGGAAGAATTTATAACTGTGACCACCCTGATCAACTGTAATGATATTTGAAGAAACTGTGGGATTAGTACCAACAACCTGAGAAACGCGAATATTTTCAGAATTCAAATTACCGCTCACTGTTACATTAGAAGTTACAATATCGATTGATAAAACATTGTTTTTTGCTACCGTATCAGAGTTTCCTATGTTTACAATACCATCTTGTTGATATATATGAGAAGTATCAACACCTGTTTCCTCAATCTTCAATACTGAATTATTTTCAAGTATCATAGGTGTTTCATTAATAAGTCTAACGCCGTTATGTGCAACCCTCTGAACAATAGTCTGCGAACCAGCTTTTATACATGCAAATTCTAAGAGTCCATCCTCTGTACCACCTGTACTAGTTCCAATTTTACCAGTAATTTTAGAATATATCTTACTCAGAGTAATGTCATTTTTTCCTATAAATTTCAATTGTCCTAGATAATCTCCATTATTAGATGCATATTTTCTTTCAAGTTCTAAAATAGGATTTGCCAAACTACCAGTTCCTTCGGAATACATATGAACAGTACCATGAGTCTGAAGTGAAACACCTGTGTTTGTAAATTGAACTGTGTTACTTGTAACATTTCCACGGTTCACAACCTGATCAAGATTAGATTGTTCCTGAATCTCTACATTAGAAATCTCGGTTATCCTCCCAGTGTCTGAAACAGTTATCTGAGCAATGTGGGTGGTGTTACCATAGGTGGCTGGGCCAACATCTGAGTTTACAATGTTTGAAAGAAGATTTGCATCGCCATCATATTGCCCAGAATAAAGTATATTGTTCGCGGTGTCAAATTTAAGTTGGGCGTCAACATAGTGAACCCTCGAGGTGGGACCAGAGACGCCACCCTGAACAAATGTTGGGTAATAAAACTGATCAGGGGATACAACCTGGCCTATACCAGAGACATCAACATTAGAGGCTTGAACATTAGACAGGAGACCACCGTCTCCTTCATATTGATCTGCGTAAACATTCCCCGTAACATACAAATTTGTATCTGTTCTCAGGTTGCCCCCACCAATTGTAACCGTCTGGTGAATATTTGCATCATTTGTAATAATTCTATTGGGTACATCATTTGCACGCCCTGCACCCTGTACCAAAATGTTTACCGAATTACCAGTGACCTTGGATATTATACCTATGTTTTGGATGAGATCTAGTGAACCAGTTGGTCTATCAACTGTCAAGTGACCAGTTGAACCGACATATATTGTTTTATTAGCAGTTGGTGTGGTCCCTACGAACACTGAAGACTGTGATACAGATATCATTTCACCTAGACGAACAACATACCCAAAGTCATTTGTGGAATAGTCTTCTGATGCAAGCCCTATAGCGGGCATCTTGGCAGAATCTGTCTCATCCGCTTTGCTACCGAGCAAATGAGATCCCTCTACACCGCTTATGTATATAGGGTGTCCTTTTGACACATTCTCTGTAAATTTTATATACTGCAAAGAACGAGCAATGTATCCACCTGAACCAGTGTCAATAGTCAGAACAGATGTTGTCGAATCGAATGTAAAATTTGGAGCTTCTATGTTACCAGTAGACACAACACCTCCGAATGTAACAATATTTGAAGTAACGTTTCCACGATTCACAACCTGATCAAGGTTTGAACGCTCCTGGATCTCAACATTTGATACCCCAGAGATCCTACCACTGTCCGTAATTGTAATCTGGGTGACATAGGTTGAGTTACCATAAGTTGCAGGACCCACATCAGAATTAACAATGTTTGAGAGAAGGTTGGCGTCTCCTAGGTAGTATCCCTGGACTTGGACATTTCCGAAAGCTGTGAGAGAAGTATTCGTATTTGTGAACTGTATAGAATTAGAGGTGGTATTACCAGTGTCAGAAACATCCTGGAGGGTTCCGACAGAACCACTTGAACCAGCTACTGGTACATTTGTTATAGAAGCTATCCTGTGGTCGGAGTTAATTACAATCTGAGGTATTTGTATTCCCGAACCATAACTACCTGGTGTGATATCACTATTCACAATATTTGAAAGAAGATTGGCGTTTCCAAAAAATAAACCACCTGCTTCTATATTTCCTGTTACGGATAAAGAATTTGATACAGTCATGAGACGATCAGTTGTTGCACCCTGCACAGTAACCTGTTGAAGGGTAGGGGTCGCACCCCCGCCTCCACCTCCACCTGATGTTAATATACCATTTGAATCAAAGAATGCATTTGCTGTAATATCACCTGTCGTAACCGATCCCTGATTTGTAACCTGTTGAAGGGTAGGGGTCACACCTCCTCCTCCCCCACCGCCACCCCCAATTGTGAAACCAAAGAATGCATTTGCTGTAATGTCACCCAGGGAGTTTATTGTAACACCATTAGCACCTTCAAATCCAAGATTTCCATCTGATATCTGAATGGTTCCCTGAGAACCAATCGAATGAACAGTCTGATCAAAATTTGCTACGTTGTAACTCATATTACTAATTATACATATTTTCATTCCCAGTTGTTTCGTGTATTGAAAATTCTGTTATACTTTCCGTCAGTTCTGGATATTTTATAAAATACTTTTGAAGAATATTAGGCGTAAGCTTACAGTTTCGTGCGTTTTTCCAGAACTTGTCCCATTTATTGCTCTCATTGGGTAAGAATCTATCAAACATATCTCTTACATGTTTTTCCTTACAGTAATCAAATTCCATAAAATAATCAACCCGTCTTTTGAGAGCGCTGTCTAACGTTTTGAGATGATTAGTTGTTATTACGATGGCTAGACCATCATGACGAGTTAAACCATCAAGTGTATTAAGAAGCCCACTAAACGTGATCGAGCTAGATAGTGAATCGTTAGCCTTTCTCTCTACAAACAGACAATCAATGTCTTCTATACATAGAATAGAATCAACGGGAATGTTACGAAGACATTCTCTGAATGTACGATTGTCCATCTCCTTGTTGAAATCTAAATTTGAAATATTCTTATTGAACAGTGATGCTATACCGTGAATAAGAGTAGTTTTCCCTGTTCCTGGGGGGCCATGGAGCATATATATTCTGTTATATGGGATCTCCAATGTCTTATAATATTGCTTACGCGACTCAGAGAAGAATAGTGTAAAATCTTGTATAATGTGTTCTGTATCAAGTGTAATACTTTTGAGAGTCCTTTTTGGTATCTGTTCGTCTACTCTCCACGAAGATACATACATATTGTTTACAAGAATATTCACCATTTCATCCACCTGTGGAAGTTTCTTAGAATATTCGTGAACATCTTTGAAAAATGAATTTACATTTTCTTCCGAACCATCTATGGTTATTGTAACTTTTTTGAAAATAGAACCATTCTGAACACACGTTTCACCTAAATTTTCTATTTTTATAGCTACATCTTTCACATGATACTCACCGTTGTTTGGAAAAGTTTTTAGAGTTGACAGACGATATTCATTAAAAAATCGAAAATCACACGAAATTTTTTCAGACAAGTAGTCAAGTATATCTACTTCTTGTTCACTAAGAAAGGGAGACAATAACACCTTCATTACATATCAATGAACTGTATTCTCTATTCTCATCGTTTGTTCATGCCGAAGATCTTGTAACATTCATCGAGTGAAAGATTGGTTACAGAGTTGTAGACAACAGCTAGTCTTGTTCTATCTACTATCTTAAGTCCATCTTTTTCTCCTTCTATGTATTTTAATAAAAGATTTATGTGTTCTGGAAAGTTATCAGTATCATATAAGTTTTCCATTAGAGTCCTAGCATCATCCATTGTCGCAGCTCCGTTGAGTCTCATCAGAACAGTTGTGAAGAACGTCTTTGTATTTGCTTCGCCGCAGCTATTAGCTGATTTATCCATGAGTCTATCATTTACACCGCTAATTATAGATTTTAAGTCTTCATCTGCATCTTCTGGATACTCATAAACCATTGTAGCTGCTGTTGTCTCCGGGCATACTCCCTGTTCAGGTGGAGGAAACTTTGCATTACATGCTGATTCATTTAAAATATCTTTTTCGTATTTTTCTTTACATCTTTCCAGGGTAATATTAAATAATTTCTCATTACCCGCATGGATGTTAAACATGTTCCATGAGTATGATTCCATCATTTCTGAAAACTGACTGACATCTGTGATTCCCTTTGCTTTTCGTAGTTTTACTGCATGTGCAGATCTAGAGAACACCACAATAATCATCATGAGAATTATCATAAGAAATGAAATAATATAAGGTGTTACTACACCGATATCACCCATAATCTTGGTGTATCCAATAAGTCCTGGTGCGGCTACAAGAAGTAGACCCAATATCACAAGAAATATATTTGTAAAAGTAAACAATCCTTCGTCAATTTCTTCTGTCGCTGTATCAACAACTTCCTCAGTTACATCTTCCGTGGTATCAACGACTTCTTCTACACTCTCAGAAGTAGATACTTCTTCGGTCGTGTTGGCGATAGCATTAGTAACATCATCAACATTAGACATTGTTAAGGTTTATATTAATATTATATTTTAAAAAAATGAAGGTGTACACAGATGGATCATGTTTAGGGAATCCTGGACCAGGTGGATGGGCCTGTATATTTGAGTCCGGCGAGAAATTGTGTGGAGGTGACTCTGACACTACAAATAATCGCATGGAACTCACAGCTGTTATAAGAGCTCTTGAAAAGAATAAACATGTAACAATCGTAACAGATAGTAAGTATGTTAAAGATGGTATAGAAAAATGGATTCATGGCTGGAAACAAAAGGACTGGAAAACTTCAAGTGGTACACCTGTAAAAAATCAAGACTTATGGAAACGTTTAGACAAACTTTTAGCATTTAACACTGGATGGGAATGGGTCAAGGGACATTCAGGGAACCTTGGTAACGAAAAAGCAGATACACTCGCAAGAAGATGTGCAGAGATGTTAAAAGCTTAAAGATTTTAATCCTTTTTACATAAAAGAAGAAACGAGGTCCTATAGCTCAGTTGGTTAGAGCGTGGTGCTTATAAAGTCGATGAGACTCTTGTACAGAGCAATATCACAATTGCAGAGGCACGCCAAGGTCACGGGTTCGAGCCCCGTTGGGACCAGATGGAACTACAATAGTCAAGCACGCAAGGCTTTTCGCCGGCGTAACGGTGTAGTTCCAGACTTCGTTCAAGATCACCATGTGATCCCAAAACAGTGGAGAAAGCACCCCAGTGTTTTGAGATTTGGATTGGATATAAATGATTCACAGAATCTTATATTGATGCCTACTGCGTATGGAAAATATAGGTTTAAATTGCGCCCCGAAAGATATACACATGATGGTGGACACCACAAATATAATGTGTATATCAAAGAAATCTTAGATTCTCTGGAGGGTATCCATTGTGATAAACGTTTTCAATTTGAATTTGTATATTTTTTACAATTCTTGAAACATACTCTGCGTTGGGGGGATGACATTATTCCATGGAGATAGCGTGTAAAAATATTAAAAAAAAAGTAACTACACATTCTAATGAAGACTATAGAGCTTGTGGCACAGGCTAAGACATGTAAAAAAGAACCACCAGACGAGGATGTAATATACAAGGCATTGTGGATGGCATTGAAAAGTGATATTCAGACAGCAGCAATGATCATCTCAGCAAAACAAACCACACCTACTAAAATCATGTTTAAAGAGACTTTAATTGATTACATTAAAAGATACTCCTAATATATAGACAATGTTTACTGGTATATGTATTCTGTTAGGTTCACTTATTGTAAGGAGACCCATAATTTTGTTAAAAAAAGAAGTTGAAAAGTTTAATAACATATTTTCGAAGAAGAAAGTCTGATATGTTTCCAATAGGTACAATATGGACCATATCCGGGAAATCCCATACACGCTGGACAGGTTCCACAAGGATCAGGCATTTTATTAAAAATACTATTCATTATTTTAATAAAATGTTCACTGAAGAACTAAATAGTTCATCTTACAGAGATGGTATTCCCAAGAAATATTGGCATCTCAAGGACAAAGAGTTCGACGATTGGGAGATACCCCCGTGGGAAGTTGTTATTGACCGTTCTCAATGCCTAGGTAAGGGATCATTTGGATGTGTATACAAAGGTCGCTGGAGGTACATTGATATTGCGGTAAAAGTTGTGACAGAACCAAAGCTTTCTGAGCTCTTCATTGAAGAATTCAATACAATGACACATGTTAGACACCCTAATGTTGTTCAACTTTTGGGGTACGTAAAAGAACCTTTTATAATTGTAATGGAATATCTCCCAGGTGGTTCCCTAAAAAGTTTAAATATTGATCAGACCCTGGATATCCTAAAAGCTCTCTATTATTTGCATGAACGTCGGCCAACACAAATAATTCACCGAGATGTGAAACCATCTAACATTGTACTTACTAAATCAGGAAGACCTAAACTTGTAGATTTTGGATTAAGCAAGTGCAAGGATCTAGAAAACTATGAAAATACTGTTGGTTCTGTAGGAACAAAACACTTTAGAGCACCCGAGGTGAAATCAGGAAACTATGATCACAGGATAGACATATGGAGTGTTGGTATGGTACTTCTAGAGTATTTTAAACAGCCTGATATTGTAAAATTTATTAAAACGCATATGAGTGTAGAAGATCCTAGAGAAAGAAAGACAATCCCTCAGATTATCGGGTTTTTTGAAAACAGAGAACCGCCGCAATCCAGAGGATGTTTTTATTGTTAGATATTAATAATGGGTAGAGTGAACTATTCTACGAATCACATACTTTTATCGGTGGCGCAAAAACCATTGCACAGATATGCATCAAGAACACTTGATGAGACAACTGTGCTAGATATGTTACCTTCAGGTGGAAAGAGAGGTAAGAGAGAGAATTTCTCTATAAATAAAGAACTCAATATAAGAACCGGTGTGTCTCTTGTTATATTAATCATACTAGTTCCTCCTCCGACCGCTGTCACAGTTACAACCGAAGGTGGTATATATAGTCTAGGAGACTTTACAGGCCCTCTGATCAGAGGAAGAACGTATAAATTTACGTATCCAACTGGACACCCATTCAGATTCTCAACAACAAGTGATGGAACTCATGGCGGCGGGGTTGAAATCGAAGATGGTATTACGATAAGTGGGAACGTTCTGACTTTTGAAGTCCCACAAACTGTCCCAGACACAATATATTATTACTGTACAATTCATAGTGGTATGGGTTCGAGTCTTAATGTTCAATTTGCGTAAAGAAGTCCGCCCATCCCGTTCTTGATCTTTAGGATGTTATAATTTACAGCATAGATTGGTTGTGTGATAGCCTCTGAGCAGTGAATCTTGAAAGTATCAATTCTGCTAAAGTTGAGTGTACCTGTTGGCTGCAACTTTGAAACACTGAGACAGAAGGGATACAGAAACATATTTTCAGAATTCGCAGAGCTAAAATCGGTGTGATAATAACTTGGTACAGCGGTGTAATTTGGTACAGATATAGATTGATCAGTGATGTCAACACCGTTCACCTCAAGTTTGATAGTATTTGTTCTAGACACCAGACTGTTTGTAGTTGCATTGCTACTTGCCAAAAATTTTACAGGATGATTGAGAGTTATCTCTTGGATCTTCTCGCTTGATGGTGTTGATACCTGAACCTGATAGATTAACATGTCACCACCGTTGGTGAAAGCTGCACGTTCATCTGTATCTAAACTTGCAAAAGAGGCGAATGCATGAACAGTGTAATTTGTGTTTAGTGATGAACTCCATCGAATTCTAACTTCAATATCATGATAAGAGAGTGCAATTAGGGGAAGTACACTCTGCCAATTTTCACAGAAGAAGAAACGGAGAGGATAGAAGAAAGATTGTGATCCTAACCCACCGTGAAGACTTGCTGGAAAACTCTTTGAATAATTCTGAGCAAGAGTGTCAATAGCAATTTCCTCTGTGAATTTTACGTCCTGTTTGTCTATGACCTGACCACCAATGAGTAGTTCACAATAGTCAATGACATCTGACCAGTTTGTCACAAGTTGACTAGTACCACCGGTCGAAACTTGTAGATACACATAACTCAAGAGATCACCGAGTCTCTCAAATCTTATGGTTGAGATACCACCCGCACTAGGTGTGCCGGATATAACCTGAAGTTTTCGGAACATGGAAAAGTTCGTGTGTCTTTTGTACATAGATTGAAAGAATGACACTTGTGGGTCTCCTGTAAGAAAAGCATCTTGAGATCCAATCGATACAAGTTGTACAATTCCCGCAGACATTTAATATAATTAAATAATATAAACTTTAATACATGGCACGGACCGGCTGCTGAAATTATTCTAAATATTCTGGGGATTTGTAACTGGTTCTGTGATAATACAATGGATCAAAAACAATAGATAATTTACCAAACATCGCGAACACATGGAATAAGACATGGAATATCACTATATTTGTTAGAACCGATAAAGTGTAAAAACAAGAAAATATACCACACAGTGTGAATCCCAAAATCCGATTCTTTCCAGCTCTATAAGTTCTATATAGATAGAATGTAGCACACGCTCTAGCTGATATAATATCTAACATACGAGGAGCTATATCACTCCAATATAGTATACTTATAATGCATGGTACACAGGACATTACGAAGAAGTCGGTTCGCGGTGTGAACAAACATGGTACACCGAGTAAAAAACTTGAGCAAACTAATATTGGTACTACCATATAGTACTGTTTACGTGTGGATGTGTTTTAATAGAAAACCAAATGTACAACTAAAAAAAGAAGTTGAAAAATTCAATAATCTTATGACCGGTAAAAGAGTATAACTTAAAGATAATAACAGTAATTATATTGGCAGGGTGCCCGAGTTGGTCCAAGGGGGTAGACTTAAGATCTACTGTGCGTCAGCACTCACGGGTTCGAGTCCCGTTCCTGCTACTATTTTGTTTTTATATTATAAACATGATTGATGTGATTTTAATCAACGATATGTTAATATGGTTTACACATAGACTGTCACACATGTCCCAGAGAACTGAACACAATAAAATACATCATATGACTAACGACGATATAGAGCCAACACTAGATAGATATCTACAAATCTGGTTTAGGGATGAGGCTATCTTTATGTGGTTATTATTAATAATACTGATTTTTTACAAGAATAAGTACAAATTATATGTCGCACTTAGTTATTTTGTTGTAATTACATTTTTACATTTTTTGTTTCACACAAAGTACAAATTAGGTAGTCTTTATGAAAGACTAAAATAAAATCATAGAAAACATCATGACACTGGTACAGAAAGTTTCAGTCTTGGTATAATTTTCGGATTATTAAGTATATAAAAAATGAATCCTGCGTCAAAACAAGCATTTCTTAACGAGACAAACAATCATTTGCCACCAAATATACAAAACCATATACTGATGTATGCAAATGAGAATGCTGCATTGTTGCCAAAGAGTTTGACAATTACTCAGAAAAGGAAAATAATGGCGATCATATTGAAATATGTTGATTTCACTATAAATGAAACTGATTTGTCCAAAGATTTAAAAAAGTTTTTAATAAAATTTCACACCGCGGAAGAAAGAAAGTTCAAAACATCATATAGGGAAAGAAAGGAAAGGTTTTTTCATTTTCTATCAAGCGTTCGGAATGATTCGATCGTAGTTAATCTTCCGAAACGGATGAAAGTATCAAAAATACTCTTTGAAAACATATTTCAATCGGTATTGAGTTTTGCATTTAGAGAGGTGAGTATGTTTTCTCCTATGAGAAAAGAAATATCACTTGTTGTAAATGGAAGTAACATTCAGCGAAACAACAATAATTCACCGGTTACCCCCGGAAGATAGGACGAACTTTGAGATATTTGATATAATAAGAGAGAGACTTCGCGTGAACAAGTTGTGGTTAAGTGTAATAAATAACATAAAACAACAACTTTGGAGAATGGGGCACCCTAAGATCAAAAAACGTAAAAGAATGAAAGAAAAAAAGAGGCTTAAAGAAGTTACCCGTTATATAATAAAACAAGACATGTCCCCATAGCTCAGCGGAAGAGCAGCGGACTTCTAAGCCGTTGGCCGCGGGTTCGAACCCCGCTGGGGATGTGAGCACCCATAGCTCAGTTGGTTAGAGCGCACGCTTAGTAGACACTAATCTTTTCAGCGTGAAGTCGCGAGTTCGAATCTCGCTGGGTGCAGCGAAGGGAAGTAAAGCTTCCCTGAGCACCTGCTCCTATAGCTCATCTGGTTAGAGCGTTCGGCTGTTAACCGAAAGGTGGCTGGTTCGAGTCCAGCTGGGAGCGCAATTACAATTAAATAAGGTATCCCTTTATCTAATTGTAGTAAAAATTTATAAATAGCGTGATCAGTATTATGAGCATGAACACCACTACTGGATCTATTCTTTTAGATTTTTTGGTGTAATTTTCAACGACCTGTGTTTGAACTTCACCATTTTCGCACATTTTTTGAACGAAGGTTCTCAGTAAGAGTTCAAGTTTCTTAGCATCTAGTTTATCATCACCGGAACAGTATTTTTTCTGATTTTTTTTAAGAAATGGTAAGAGATATCTCTCAGTGTATTCGACTTCAACACTTACCTGCTTAATATAATCAGGATCAGTTTCTACTCTTACAGTTTCTAAGCCATTGTCATCTTTATTTGTATTTGTTTCGTTTGATTGCATTCTTTTCAGTGATTCTTTTTGTCTCACCAGACTAGTCTCTATTTGATTTATAAGACCGGAACATGTGTTCCTCTTGTTTGTTTTATTTATACCCTCTATAATCTCATCTATGATTTTTTGTGGATTTTGCTTACACGCAAAATCTTTGAAAAAATCAAAGCTTGATATCATGAATTTATTTATAACCGGATCGTTCGTTAACATATCCATTTCTGATAAAACCCTAGGGCACACTTCAGTAGGAGGACATTCTGGACAATTTCCTTCACCCGTAGGGCAGGTTTTTTCTTCTGGACACGTTGGACACGTTGGACAAGATGGCGTCGGACACTCTTCAGCAGTTGGACAATCCTCGCACAATTTCTCCTTGTTTGAAAGTTTTATAGCTGTCTTCATATTGTCTGAAGTTAGACAAAACCCGTGTTTAACGCCGTCTGTATCTGTGAAACATATCTGTTCCTCATTATCTTGACATTCTAAGCCACTTGGACAACTGTTACCCATTTATAGATTACAAACATTTTTTAATAAATATGCCTAATTTTGGAGACTTTTCGACTCATCGCGATCCTTTCATGAAAGAAGAAGGTCCTCCTGCTATAAAAGTTATAAATAATACCCCCGGGGGATGGGATGCGATCCGAAACTTTCGCGGCGAAAGTTTCATGTGGCATGCAACGCCTGAGATTGAACGAATGATGAATCAAATGCCATCATCTCACTCTGGAGCTAGCATGGGATTTCTAATGCGTCACATGCAAGTGATAGCTTGTGACGGATGGGACCAATACTGTGTCAAGTTCTGTTAAAATATCTTAATTTGGGGGGGAAACCCCTTGTAAGATACTTAAATTGAAAAATATTTTTTTAGTTGGAGAATGCGAGACCACCCATACCAGACTGGATGCGAAGCACGTTGTAGTTCACGGCAAACATATTGAGGGTCTTCACCTCTTCGGGCACACCAGCCTTGCGCTTAATCTCCACCTGGGCGTTGTCAATGCGAGAGAAGTTGCAGGTACCAGTTGGCTGATGCTCCTCTGGCTTAAGAGCGAAGGAGTAGCTGTACACACCTGGCATTGGGCAGCCAGAGTGATGGTTGAAAGCCTGAACCTGGTTGAAGTACTTACCAGACTGCTCCTTGAATCGGTCCTGACCATTGAGAATGAGCTTGAAGGACTCGAGGGGACCCACTGATAAACCATTCGCGTGTTCAGCCTCCTCAGACCATTTTGCGAGAGATACCATCTTGTCGTTGGGGGTACCGGTTAGAAGCTGAGGCACACCGGTGGCAGTTGATAGAGAGGAAAGAGACACCGCGTTGGCGAAGGTGGAGAGGTAGTCGGGGTCTGCACAGAGCACAACCTGCTCGGTGGTGTTAGCATTGGAGGTAAAGTTCCAGTGGTGGGCGTTAGATGAGCTGGAGCCGGACACACACCACACAAGCTCCTTAATTGGGTGGTTGTATGAGAGGCGGATCTGCTTGGCTGAGCCTGCGCTACCAGCATCATCAGTACCGGTGTGCTGAACCTGTTCAATAAGGTACTCGTGCCCCTTCTGGGCGAATCTGCGGCGCTCCTCGGTATCAAGATAAATGTAGTTACCCCACACTTTGAACTGAGAGGTGCTGAGGTAGTTGGTGAACTCAGATGAGAGGTCAATATCAATGCGAACTTCATGATATTGAAGTGCGATAAGTGGTAAATAAAGACCTGCATTACGATTGAAGAAGAAAATGAGTGGTAGGAACACCTTGCCTGCGGAACCAGTTGCATTGGTGGTCATCTTGGCCCACTTATTCTTCTGGTCCTCAGTGAGGTAGAGCTCGGAGTATAGACGCCACCAGCGCTGATAGTGCTTGTCAATGCGCTGACCACCAATGGTAAGCTCGACAGCGGACACGGCACGCTCAGCCACCCAGCAGCCTGAAGCCACAGACTTGTCACCAGCGAGAGCTGAGAGATTATCCTGAGTCTGCATCTCAACGTACATGTCGCCGATGAGATCACCGTTGCGTGCAACAGTCACTGACACACGACCAGAGTTACCCACGGTACCGTTGACGGTCTGCTCGATATTCTCCATTGCGAAGTTGGTGTGGCGCTTGTACACGGCCTGGAAGAAAGTCACCTTGGGGTTACCGGTGAGGTACACATCCTGTGCACCGTAAGCTACAAGTTGCATTAGACCGCCAGCCATTTATTCGTTTTTATACTATATATAAAGAAAATAATTTGAACCCGATGAGGCGCATGGGTGCGGTACAGCGTGATTAGATTTTTCCACTGGTAATATATAATATGTCTTCTGAGGAAATCGTACCACAGACCCCAACCCCCAAGAATCGCAAGGTTGCTTTCGAGGAACCCGACGAAGAAGATGAAGATGATTACTATGAAGATGAGACCGACGAGGACGAGGAGGACGATGAAGAAGAATCAGATGACGAGGAGGAAGATGATGGTATAGTCGATCTTCTAGCAAATACCCTAGCTACACCGGATGGTGACACTCTTTGTGGGACTCTTGTCCAGATCTCAAATACACTAGAAACACAGAACAAGATATTAATCAAGTTGCTATCTGTCATATCAAAAAAATGAGCAGCTTAGAAAAATAAATATATTATAATACAAGTATGGAAACAGTTCATTACATTGACCAGCAAACGAATGAAAATGAAACCCGTCTAGAAATATTGAAAACACAAGTACAGAATCTATCTTCAGATGATATCATAACCTACATAAGACAACTTGAACATCAGTGGCGACTTGATCAGCGGGGTGACCCGTGGGTCCCTCTCACAAATGGTTTCAAGCATTTCTATCAAGATAACGAACTTGATGAAAGTGGACTACCACGCGAGATTGATGTTGAACGGCTTTCTGAACAGAACAAACGAAAGCAGAGGGTGCTAGGTGAGTTGTATCATCGTTCAGTTGCACTTGGTATTTTTGATGATGAAACAGAAGATATAAATGATAATACTTTTAAGATTTCTACACGAATCAACCGTTTGATTGATATGGCTGATGATGCTTATGAAACTGTTTTCCGTTATTCTAGACAATACGAGCGGATTAATAATCCTACATACACACCTGTTGAAAAGGATGCAGACCATACACTGTTCCGCTGTACTACAATGGACCTTGAAGAACTCAGTTCGTTCCAACAGCTTATCCTGGCACTCCTAAATGATACTTATGTGAACAATACTCGCAGATACAAGGGAAACTGTTGCAAACAGATTGTAACAGTGGACGGTTACCCAACAAAGGCCTGGAAGGCTATCAGTACAATCAAAGAGTATGTTTATGGGGTTGCTCAGAAGGAGACTCGTTTTGAGGTCTGGAAGAATCTGACCTCGAAGGGTAGCGCTGCGAAGGACGCTATCAATTATCTGTCAGAATGCAAGGACATGCAGTTTCCCGAGATCCAAAAGAATCGACATGTTTGGTCATTCAATAATGGTATTTTTGTAGGAAAAGAGTGGTGCCCTGAGAAGGGTGCTTACACTTGTAACTTTTACAAATATGATAGCGACAAGTATGCATGTCTTGATCCTACTATTGTGAGTTGCAAGTTTTTTGATCTCCCGTTCAAGGAGCACTCTGATATTGAAAACTGGTGGGATATCCCAACTCCACACTTTCAATCGATAATGGATTATCAAAACTTTGAAGAAGAGGTCTGTCGATGGATGTATGTGATGGGTGGTCGTCTCTGTTTTGATATCGGTGAGATTGATCACTGGCAGATTATTCCATTTTTGAAAGGTATTGCTAGATCTGGTAAGTCAACTATCATAACAAAAGTGTTCAAGAAGTTCTACGAGAATGATGATTGTCGGACACTCTCAAACAACATTGAGCGAAAGTTCGGTCTCGCGAGTATCTATGATGGATTTGTGTTCATAGCACCGGAGGTAAAAGGAGATCTGTGCCTGGAACAAGCAGAGTTCCAGAGCATGGTATCGGGTGAAGATGTGTCTGTTGCTGTAAAACACGAGAAGGCTCGTTCTATTGAGTGGAAGTCTCCTGGTATCCTAGGTGGGAATGAGATTCCTAACTGGAAGGATAACTCTGGAAGCGTGCTACGTCGTATCTTGCCATGGAACTTCTCAAAACAAGTAATGACTGCTGACCCACATCTAGATGACAAGCTTGACCAAGAACTTCCTATTATTCTTCTAAAATGTGTGCGCGCTTACTTGGACTATGCACAGAAGTACAGTGATCAAGATATCTGGAATGTTGTACCTGGCTATTTCAAGAATATCCAAACACAAGTTGCGATGGTAACAAACAGTCTCAGAAACTTTCTGGCTTCAGAAAAGGTCAAATTTGGAGAGGAACTATTCTGTCCTCAAAAGATATTCATCCAGATTTTCAATCAGCACTGTCAAGAGAACAATCTTGGAAAGTTCAAGTTTAATCCAGATTTCTATGCTGGACCTTTCAGTGCGAAAAATCTGGAAGTGAAAGTGGAGGCACGTACATACAAGGGACGAGCCTACCCACCCCAACCGCTCATTTTTGGCATAGATGTTATTGAAGATACCATGCAATTTGCTGATGATTGATTTTTCTTCTTGTATAAATTTAAATATGATTGGTAATTACTTATTAAGAGGAGCGTCCATTGGACGCCGAGATGGCCTAGAGTTGCCATCTATAAGATATATACGCGATTACGCTACATTGAAAGATAAAACACAGGCACAGACAATGGATGATCTTGAAAAATACAAAAAGGAAAAATTTGACCCCCGTGTTAGAGAACTACGAAATGTGCAATTGAAGGTTTCACCCCTAGCTCTTGGTATGTTCAATGCTACAATTGACACAGGTGTTACCGTGAATATCACAGAACTTCTCAAGATTGCTCTACAGAAAGGACTCCGCGAATCTGGTGGTGTAAAATGTCTCAAGATTTCTACCGTGTACGGAAAGTTTTCAAAATCATTTGAACTTACAGAGGAATACGGAGACCGTGTTTTGAAAAAGGTTGCACCAAGTAAGCTTACTGCGCTTGAGTTTATCCTCCGAGCAGGTGGCCAAGGTGCAAGTTTTACTATTTTCAAGACTGGTCGTATACGGTTTTCAGGAGGATACACAACAGGTACCCCACGCGATGTTAACAGTATATTAGATTTCATGAACGCTCATTATTTTAGATTTCCAAACAAGGTGGATATAAAGGTAAATAATAATACAACTGGTTTCGAGATAAATATGGGAATCAACAGACCCGCAATATTTCACATACTTGATCCAGCTGTTACAAAGAATTTAGCTCGTTTTGGTGAGTATGAGTTGAGTGCTGAGTTTCTCCCAGAACGCGAAAAATCAAAAGCAAAAAAGAAAACCCCATTTCTTTATATAAAATTCAAGGGTCCTGAAACATTTTCACTTATATGTAGCCAACAGGGTACTGTGATTATTGAGGGTACCATAAATATAAGGAAGTCTTATGATGTGTCTAGGGCCTTGTTCGAGCGTCTAAAAAATTTTGATCTTCTTGTGCCAAACAGAGGTCGCAATATAAAGAACAATGTGGCTCCCAAAGCTCAAAAACCTTCTAAGATAGCCCGTCGTCTCAACATGAAACCCGCGCCAGATGTTACTAGACGGGGTGCAACTTGCCCCCGAGATAAGCGCCCAGAACCTTACAGTTTCCAAGGAAAATGTCCTGATCCTAATCACTATGTCAGACCAAACCCGCAGGGTCAGCCTTGTTGTTACAGAATACCTAAACGTCTTGGATATATGAAAGCGCGTGTAGCAAAACGGTATGAAAAAGCCGGTGTTCGGGTTCCCGAGAATGTTCGTAAACTCTTTGATATAAGAAATCAACCAAATCTTCCTAATAATGTTTCTAGAAAAAATCCAGAAATAAAGACTTTTGCGAATCAAAAAAGTGGATTTATGATTGATTCGCGCCAATGTTCACGTTACACAAAGGTTGGTCTAGTCGATATAGCTAAACGCTTAGGATTGAATGTTCCACGTGTGATAACAAAACCAAAACTATGTGACATGATAAAACAAGCAACCGAACCTTCTCGTCGTGGCACCAAGAATCTATCAATCGGTACAAACGGTCTTAAATTAGGTGGACGGTACTGCATGAGCTATAAGAAGGCTACTCTCCTTCGATATGCAAGAGAAATGGGTGAATCAGGAATAACAAATGATATGACTAAAGAACAGTTGTGTAAAGTCATATCAGATAAAAAGGGTCTGAATATTCGTAACAAACTTGCAAAACTTTATTCAGCCGGAAATAAGAGTGTGAACCAGGCAAACGTAAATGCTATAAAGAAACTTATTTCAAATGCAGGAAACAACGCAAACAAGAATAAAATCATAAAGAATTATGTTGCAAAGAAAGAAAAAGAGTTAAATAATTTACTCAACTTATTTGTATAGATGAGGTTATCAAAGACCCTTAAAACTATTGTAGAAACACGAGTAAAATGGAGACTGCAACCAAACTCACGTCTTAAGATTGCTCAACAGGCGCGTCAAGAGTTGACTGATCTAGGTCCTACATTTGTAAAAATAGGGCAATATATATCTACTCGTGAAGACTTGTTCCCTGTTGAAATTGTTGAAGAATTTTCAAGTCTCCAGGATAACGTTCAACCATTTGAATGGGTCCCAGAGGAAGGGCTATGTATCACAGATGTAGATCCTGTACCCCTAGCGGCAGCATCCCTGGGACAGGTTCACAAGTGTAAATATAAGGGTCAAGACTGTGTTGTAAAGGTACTTAGACCTGGTGTTAGAGAACAAGTGGAGAACGATGTTCGGAATCTTCTTATGATTACAAAATTGTTTGAAGTTGTCAATCCATCAGGCTCTAGAGATCTTTCGTTATTTGTCAAAGAACTTAATTCTATGCTCAAGATGGAAACAGATTACAAATTGGAAGCTCAAAATACTCTTAATTTTCGCAAGAACTTCAGTGATATAGATTGGGTGATAATACCAGATGTTTATTATGCAACCAAGAACATTCTTGTAATGGAGTACATATCTTCACAAAAGATAACAGAAGCAACTGGTTACAATGGAAAATCTTTAGCCTGGGCCCTCACAAAATCACAGATAATGCAGGTTCTTCGGACTGGATTCTTCCACGGCGATCCTCATCCGGGTAATGTTGGGGTCAAGGATGGTAAATTGGTGTACTACGATTTTGGTATGGTATCCGAGATTTCCATAAAACAGAAAAAGACACTTATGGCCTTGTTGTTTGCTATAACAAATGAGAACGAAGAGCAGATACTCGCAATACTCAACAACCTAGGAATTGTAAGTTCAGATCCAACAGGTCTCCGTTCATTTGTTAGATTCTTCCTTGAATATATAAAAAAGAATGAGTTCACAGATACGGAGGAGCTTTTGGCTATCAAAAACAATCCACTCGAGGTGAGCGGCTCCTTTTTCTATCTTATAAGAAGTTTCGGGCTCATCGAGGGTATCTCTAAAAAACTAGATCCTACATACAAGAGTAGTGAATTGTTACAAAAGTATGCAGAAGAGAGTGATGAGATAGAGAATGCAATGATGACATCGCTCCAAAATACATTTCAAGACATGTCTGGTGTATCATACAGACTCTCTAATATCGAAAAAAGGGTCAAAAAACAACAAGAAACAGAATCAGAAAGAAATCTCATCCTTCTCATCATCCTCCTCCTGACGTTCCTCGAGAACGATTGGATTATCGGCCTCTTCGGTTAGCGCGTCTGTTGCAAACTCATTAAAACGCTCAATCTCTTTGGCTGCGATGCGTGAGATATCATTCACAACATGTTTTAGCTGTTCACGGCGCTGGCGCTGAATACGCTGCATCTTTTTGCTCTTTGGGAAGGTTGGTGGTTTAAACTGGAATGCTTTCATTTATTTATATAAAGGTTATATTTTTTATATATAAAATGGCTGAATGTGTTCAGAAGCGTCTTGAAATGGGGCGTAAGAAGTATGGTCACGGTGTTCGGGCAACAGACAATCCACAGACCTGGGGGACCCAGAAGAACAGTTGGATGGAGATGGCCCAAGAGGAATTTCTGGATGGTATTGTTTATGTGATCACAGATTTCATAAGAGAGGTGGGTGTAAGTGGGGCAATAGGTGAAGATGATAACGAGACAATCATGTTGTACGTAAGAAATCCTGAGCTTATTGACTCAGAGAAACACCGAAAGATGGTTACAATACTTCTAGAATATTGTGAACTTTGTGAATAATATTGTACAGTTGATCATTGTTTTCAACTCTACGGGGATCAATAATCTCTAGTTCAACCTCAAACCGTTCACCCTCTTCGTCGTCTGGATCATCAGTCTGACCAGTCACCTTGGTCATATCAATAGATAAATTTTTGCGTATGTACGAGGTGCGTTCCTTTACACGAACGGAGTCCATCACATCATCAGATTCGTCTTGATCAACAGGATCTTCTACACTTACAGCAAATCTAACATCAAGGGGTCTACCCTCTAGTACCAGATTCTCCTTGACCTTGGATATCTTTTTCATACACGTTGTATCATCCGTGTCCTCATCTACAATAACACGAGTACCACCTTTGTAGTATACAGATGTGTGTGACTTTTTCACTTCTTCCCAACCCTGATACTTTTGAAGAGCCCGTTGTAACTTTTCAAAAGTATCCTTTCCGATATTAGTATCAAACAATCTGTTGTTCACCTTTCCGAGTCTAAGTTCAAACTCCACATTGTTGGTGTCACGATGACGTTCAAAGTGGGGTTTCACTTGGTTGAAGAGTGTCTCCATATTTAAAAATACAACGCGTTTATCTTTTAACTAGATGAAAGGTCTCCAGAACCTTGGTAACACATGTTACTTCAACACTGCGTTGCAGTGTCTGTTACAGGTCCCTCAACTATCAAACTTCTTAATCATGAAGAAATTGTCAAGTGTTAAGTGTGAACTTACACAGGAGTATCAATTACTTGTGAAACAGATGTGGCTCAACAAATTGAACAAATTTGAAAATCCCCAAAAACTTTTTAATGTTTTCAAAAAGACTTACAAACAATTTAATAACACTGAACAACAAGACAGTCATGAAATGATAGTGTGTCTTCTGGATACTCTAGACAAGTCTCTGAGACCCTTCAAGCCTGTTCACTATCCAGGTGATATAAACAATCATTCAATTATCAAGGAGATTTTTTATGGAAAGATGATCCAAGAAGTCATTACACCCCAGGAAAAAACAAAAACATTTGAAGAGACAACATGTCACATGATGTTTCTACAAAATAACACAACTCTAGAAAAGGTTCTAACAGAACACACAAAATGGAACTGCCTAGATAATTATAAGGATGACCAAGGCAACCATCAACAAGTGACCACTTTGCGCCAAATGTTTTGGTACACCCCATACATTCTTGTATTTACTTTTAAGATGTATATAGGTAAGTACAGAATTCAGTTACCTGACGACCTAGATATACGCCCGTGGATTCATCCAGAGAGCCCATACAAGCGAAATCTTCGATATAAACTGTTCGGAACTTGTACACACGAAGGGTCGACCCATGGTGGGCACTATGTTTCACATGTGAAACATCACAATAAATGGTACATGAAGGATGATGCAATGGTTACCCAGTCTGAACCGCCTCTAAATGGATATCACTATGTGGTTTTTTATAAAAGTATTTAGGAAGTATGTCACCTCAAGACAAAGTGTGGGAGTCTGTGGATCTTAGAAATTTTATTTTGAAAAAACTTTTTGAAGGTATAAATAAATATTATATAAACATTTGTGAGTGTTATAAAAAATTAATTATAAAGTAGAATAAGTATGGAAGAGGTGCTGAGATACATCGAGGGTCGTCCAGTTACTCGGAGTGACGCAGTAATGTTTGATATTGATGATACACTTATAAACTCTAAAACAGATAAAGTTATACCACACGTTAAGGGTCTTTTGGATAGGTGCAAGACACTGGGATACAAGATTGTTATAATAACTGCTCGGTCGGGTGATTCGTATGTTCAGGAGTTAACAGAAAAACAATTAGCAGAACACGGTATCCGTTATGATTTTCTAGGATATTGTGACGCTGAATCAAAAACGTATGTTAAACAACATCTTATGAAAACAAATGGTTGGCACTTTGTGTTATCAGTAGGTGATCTTGCTACAGATCTTACAGATTCAGATATATATCTGTTGGTTCAGTAGATATGATTTTAGATTGCTAAAATAATTAATATAATAATTGTATCTTACACCGTGATATTCACAAATATCTTTAAATTTCTTAGATATCTGTGGATAGTAATATGAATTCATATGTGGAAAAACGTGATGTTCTATCTGATAATTAAGACCACCAGTAAGAAAACCTGCCCAATACCCTCCATATGTAGAACTTGTTTCCACTTGATTTTTGTACCAATCATTTGAATGTTTCAACATATTTCTAGATGTATCTTCAGTATTATGACTTACCGAGAAGAGACTACCAAGTATACCACCGCTTATTAAAAGCATAAGCTGTCCATGCCAAAATGAAACATACAAAAGTTTGTAAAACAGATACAATCTTAATATATAAGATATTACTATATTTCTCCAAAGTGCGTATTTTGGTGGGTACAGTTTTTTAGGATCATAGACGATCAAGTATCCAAGAAATAATATACCTGGTAGATAATTTTTCTTGGTAAGTTTGACATTTTCATAATTTATGTATGGTTCGCCCGCACTTACGTCTGGATCATGTTCGTACTCGTTTGTATATGGGTGATGTGACAGTATGTGTTGCGTATGCCATGCATAGTTTGTATTACCTATAAAGTCCATATAGTAACTACAAAATTCATTGATATATCTTGAACCTACAGCACCATGGCTTCCATCATGGCCTATACACAACCCAAACCCCGCATAAATAAGTCCTAGAGCCACTGTATTCAGAATAGTTGGACACTTTAGGTAATGATATTCATTATATACACATAGACCGTTTAACAAACCAAAACGAACCCACCACATTACGGGTGCTCTTTGGAGCTTCTTTGACCACAATGTCTTTATGTCTTTACCAAAAGAGGAATCAAAGTCGTATTCAACTCTTGGTTTCGTGAATTTGATTCCATACTTTTCATGATTGTAACCCGGATGAACCGATTTGAAGACATTTATATCATCTACCATCAAGTGATTTCCACCCGGATGTTGAAACATCTTTATTATAATATTATTAAAATAATAATGAAAGAAAAGACGAAGTGGTTACTCATATATCTTATACTTGTCTCGCTTCAGAAATCTTATATCACATTTCTACCTAGTTTGCCAGTGTATCCAGATAGTTACCGCGAATCTCTAATTGTTCTAGAAGAAATGAAGAAGGACCAGAATCTCTTTTGGATCACAGATGAATCTGTTGGTATGGCATTTGCAGAGGTTGTTCCCGAGCCCCCTGAAGTTATTGACCGTATTCTTCGTTCAGAAAATAACATTATACTGTTTTATAAATACCTTATAAACAGACCAAGACCAGAGCAAGTGAACCCAGAGATAGTCCCACTCCCTTCAAAAACTGCTGATACTCCTGCTTATCCTAGTGGTCACTCATACCAGGCATTCTTGTGTGCCCGTGAATTCTCCAAAAAGTATCCCCATCTTCGTGATCAGTTGTACATGATAGCAGAACAGTGTGGACAGGCGCGTATCAGGGCCGGTCTACACTATCCAAGTGACCATGAATTTTCTAAGAGATTAGTAGGATGAAGTGTTGTTGCAAAGCTAACACCAAAAAAGACAAGAGTTGTAGGAGAAAATCGGATGGAAAAGTTTTCAAATTGCCCCGAAAGTTCTCACGTGAGCGGTGTGTTCGGGGGCCTCTGAGGGGCTTTACCATCAAGAGTTCGTGTGTCCCTTTCAAAAATTGTAGGGTCATTTAGTGGAGTTCCACACACGGTGTCTCCACAGTGATCGCGGTTTGCATTGAGAACTGTAATAGCCTCTGTTATGCATCCAGACTTCTTGAGTTTCCAGCGACCAACCAGGTTCTCTGCAGTCTTGACGAACAGCTTATTCATTTATAATAAAAACGGTTGTAAACTTTAAACAAAAGACCAGAGCTTTCTGGTGAATACAAACCAGTGTTGGAGGGACAGGTCGGATAGTTCGGATGCTCTCTTTATCAGAAAGCAATGTACAGATGGTCTCAGAAAGTTGTACCACTTGCGGCATTCATACCTCTCTGCAAGAGTCTCTGACATTGTGTTTAGTATGAATGCTCCTGTAACAGCACCCACGGGTACCAGTAAATACTTTTTCCACATTAACGTAGTAAAGTTCTAAACCTTTAAAGTAATGATAGCTCCTGCTAGGTGTAATCCAAGAGCGTGTACTATCTTGTGTTGTAACTTGTAATTTCCAAAATTAGGAGACAGGTAGTATTTGTGCAGGAAAAACATAACTATATAAGGGAACACAAGAATCCATCTTGTGTAAACATTGTACACACATATCGTGTAAATAATTCCCCGATCAAGGATCATTGATATCATCTCAGAATTTTGTGTTTGAGGTTCTATCAACGAATGTCTAAATGTACTGGCAAAAAACAAAATGAGATACAAATTTCCTCTTATTATGTTCCTTTGAACAACAAATGCATAATTTATTGGTATCAGAGCAAGCAGATTACTGAACACAGTAATCATATAGAGTTATAAAACTCGTTAATTTTAATATCCTCTTGTATATTCACCAGGGTTCTGTAAAAAGTTCTCCGATTGTTGGGATATGTTTTATCCGTTCGCTGTTTGAGAGGTTCCCACCACATTGGATACTCCCAGTTTCTATAACGACATTCTACTATCATATTCTCTCGAAGCCAATCACATTGTTCTGGGCGAACCTCTGTCTCAAAGTAGAGCATACCACGATCCTGTATGTACAACCCCCACACCCCTCTCTTTTCCCACTTGACCTGGAAGTCAATTGTGTTTTTTTCGAGAGGCTTCCACTTGAACATAGTTTCATGTGTTCCTATTCGTATAGGTTCGTTCACTGGTGTAAATACAAGACCATCAGAATTGTGTTCAATCGTTGGTAGAATCTCTTCTATATAGTGTTTAGCATCTTGGATAGGTTCAAACTTTTTAGGAACAAGTGTGATAGGATCTTTCGCTAACTTCATTATTGAACCACAGAATCTTTCAATAAGTTTATATCTGTCTAGGAAATTTTTGGAACCACAGTGCTGCCCATTGACCTTTACTGCATCATAAACCAAGTAATTCTTACCGACGAGTTCACCGTCGAGTAAGGTTCCAAGTTTTGCCTTTCCACAAACATTTACATTTACCCACCTTATGACCAGTGCTCGGTTTATAAGTCCGCAAAATTTCTTTCCTTCGAATGTAAGGCAGACAAAAACCCACCTGACCCCATCAGATTTTTCACAAACAAGATAGGGATTCTTCTTCAATTGTTGAAAGTGTTTGCGTTCAATAGAAATAGGTTGTGGCCCAGGAAAAATGTTTTTGTGTGAATTGTTCCAGCACTCGTGGAAAAAGTTTAGAATTTCCTTTTCCAGGGGTGTTCCTTTACGAACGTACCACGTGTCATCATGTTCACACTTCTCTAGAAACTCTTTCATTTTAATAAAAGAGACTCAAAACTCTAAGCTGTATTTGCCTTTACACCAGATGCCCCTAGGATGTTCCCAAGACATTCATGAGGATATGTAGCAATAAGTTTAGCTGCTATGAATGATGCCATTTTGAATTTTGTATTCAAGAGACTTGAAAAGGTCTCTTGGAGATCATGTGATATCTTTTCATTCTTTATATTTTTCAAAAATTGTTTTGTATCAAAACAGAAACAGTGAGGATTTGTTTTTTCTATCTCGTAAAAATCTCCTCGAATCTTTTTGCTAACACTTGTATCGAATCCTAATCCTTTTTGTGAAACGGGCTCACTTGTATCTATGTTCTTCTTAAACTGCTCCCAATCTATACCCTCTGTTACACATGGAAAAACTATACCATGCCATTGCCAGTCACGTGCAATTACATGACGTAAACTCTGCTCATCAACGGAAATACCGTAATCTATCCACAGAAGACGGTCGGTACCCTTGAGATTCTTCTTTAGAGCAGATTTTCTAGATGCATAATCATCATTTGTAAACATAATTCTATTGTGAACACCATTTTCGAGACACACAATATTTAATTTTAAAATTGTATGCAGTGTTTTTACGGAAGCGGATTTGTTCCGTGTAACTATGACTGTGGTGAGCTGCATTCCTTTTTATTTAGCTCGAGTCTATCCTTTAAGCATCCTGAGAAAGGGAGATTGCCTACATGCCCTAGGGTAGTGTGAATATGAGCGTGTATCTTTCCACCAATCTGCTGCCATCGCCGACAGAATGCATAATCTTCTGATAGATATCTCTTTGTATCAGGATCAATCATGCAGTCAAAACAAGCATGATATTTTTCTATGTCTCGATTTTGATGATCATTTACACACCATAGGTCAGGAAATGCATCTTCAAGTTTTTTAAAAACTTCTCTCTTGACTAGCATAAATCCAGTGGGTCCATCTAGAATCTGTATAAAATCATTCTCGACCTTGATATTTCTAGCTCCAAAATTTACAACCAACGAAGATGAAAGCATCGCCATGTTTCGTTCATCACCCTCGCGAACAGCTTTTTCTGCTTGGTCCCACATTACAACCTTTTTTGGATAACAAGCAACCGATATATCGTGATCACTCTTTAGAAGAGCAACAACAGACCTGGGATCAAAGTGAATATCAGCATCTATAAACATAAAATAATCCGCTTCTGATTTTTGCATATATCTTCCAACTGATACGTTTCGAGCTCGGTGAACAAGACTCTCGTTTTCCGTAGTGTCGATAAAGAGCTGTATATTCTCTTTTATGAGAACAAGTTGAAGATTTACGATACTCTCTATATATTGCTCCAGACATACGCCTCCATAACAAGGAGTGCTCAGATAGACTTTCATTATTTTTTAAGAAGAGGGTTTGCTCTCTAAGTGTTTATTAACGATAATCTCTATCTTGTTAACAGTTGGCACAGAAACATTACACCGTTGGCATATCTCATTTTTAGTAAACATATCACCGAGAATCTTTAGTATAATTACTGTTGCGACACTTGTTGGTGTTTTACCCATAAGTGGTATACAAGATTGAAGACTATCTGCCATTCTAAAACACTTCATACGCCAAGCTCGTTTGTCCTCGATATCAAACTCGTTTAGAAGACGAGATAGAACATCGCGTGGTGTTGTAATCTTAGGGCTAGATTCTTCCGGGGTTTTCTTCTTAGGTAAGATAGTCTCCTTGAATAACTGTGCCGTACGACTGATGTCCTTTGTAGGAACATCAAAGGCTTGTGCAATTTCTTTTGTAGTGCGAGAAACGTTGTTGAGTTTACAAGCATACAGAACACAGTTTGCTTTGATACCCTTACGAACAGCGCCGCGAGTAAGTTTGTCACCCGTAAACTTTCGCCACATGATCTTTGCATCCCTGATAACATTGTTAGTGAGTTTCAGATTGTCTGCAGCTGCGAAATCAATATCCTTGTAGGCATGAAACAATGCACGATCACGATGGTTCATAGAAGAATGAAAGTTGATCATGGCTGCACGTTTCATTGCATATGAAGCGCCACGAGTAGATATGATAGTGCCTGTACCCCATTGTTCTGAGTACAGGTCCAGGTCCTGGGGCATTCCACACCGAGCACCATCTTTTACTGTTCCATCTTCTGATACACTACTTACCCATTCAGGGCCATCGTCTATATATTGTGAATCCATTATTCCGCACTGAGAGCATGTTGGAAAGCCATCAATGCTGAAGATCTTAGGGGCGTCGCACTCCGAACATATGTACGGGTCAATCTTTACAATCTTTGGAGGAGGTTTGTTCGCTACCATGAAAGCATCATACTCTGCAAAGAGTGATTCTACTTCCATGGTCTCACTTACACTAGGTTCCATATAAACTTAATATATGTTAACACAAGATTTTTGACAGAGACTCTTTACGCAAAAAATGACTGTATTATATAAATGCAAGCAATTAAAAACAAGTACAATGAGAATTAGAGTTAATAAAATTCAAGATTATCAAGGTGCTGGCGAGCAAGTTTCTCAATAAGATCAACCCGTTCCTTAAATCTTTTGGCGCCCTCTGTCTGTGGTTGCCACTCGTTCCATTCACGGTCAACATGTTCACTACCCGGAGGTGGTTTCCAATCTGCCGCTGTTTCTGGGCGACCATCTATTATACCATCCTCTTCACAGAAACTGTCATCAACCTCATAACCATCTTCTTCATCAGAAGAAACTATTTCATCATCAGATTCTTCGGGATCGTGTTCTTCTTCAAAATAATAATACGGAGTACGAGGAATCTTTTTTATTCCTTCTACTTCGTCAAATAATATAGAACCTTGGTAATGTTCTACAATTGTTTCAGGTTCAACCATATTATTAGTTTCTTCAAGTTCATAGACACATGCACCCTTCCAGACTTTTTCAGTTGGAATCAAATATTTCACATGTAAGAAATTACCAGTGTGTTTATAAACTCGGGCAAAAAGTTCTTCTTCAATATCATTCATGTTTACTAGTACTTTTACTATCTCACCCTCCTCGATGTCCTGAAAATTTATCATATCTTAAAAGTTAGAGACAAAAAAATATTATCATACTGTATCTCAAGCATGTGGGTTATTCTTTCCAAGCACGGTTGCAAGTATTGTGATGACGCTGACAGTATTGCCCGTGATTATCAACTTAACTATGAAAAACGCATTGTTGACAAGGACACTCTGTACAATTTAACAGGTAAGAGCACTTATCCGCAAATTCTACTCAATGATGAACATATAGGAGGCTTTTTCGAATTTGAAGAACGCATGGAACCTATGACCCGTCCAACGCGTACACGATTTAGCGTGTTCCCTATAAAACATCATAATCTGTGGTCACTCTATAAGAAAGCTCAAATGTCCAATTGGACAGCCGAAGAGGTCGATCTGAGCAGAGACATGAATGATTGGAATAACCTATCCAAAAACGAACAACATTTTATAAAACACGTGCTTGCGTTCTTTGCATCTTCTGACGGTATTGTTTTTGAAAATATTAACATGAATTTTGCCCAAGAGATCCAATATCCAGAGGCTCGTTCTTTCTATGCGTATCAAGAACACAATGAGATGGTTCACGGGGAAACATATGGTCAATTGATTGAGAAGTATATAACAGACCCTATTGAAAAGGATGAGACATTCAGAGCAATTGAAACAATCCCGTGTATTACAAAGAAAGCAGAGTGGGCTCTTAAGTGGTTTGATCGCTCACGGCCTATAGGTGAGAGACTAGTTGCATTTGCTTGTGTTGAGGGTATATTCTTCTCTGGAAGTTTCTGTGCGATCTTTTGGCTCAAGAAGAGAGGTCTTCTCCCAGGACTATGCTTTAGCAATGAATTGATCAGCCGAGATGAGGGGCTCCATCAGGAATTTGCTATAGAACTGACATCTATGTTGAATAATCCACCGGCACCGGATGTTATACAAACAATTGTTAGCGAAGCCGTTGGTATAGAGAAAGAATTTATCACAGAGGCCCTTCCATGTAAATTGATTGGTATGGATTCTATAAAGATGTCACAATATATTGAATTTGTCGCTGACCGTCTTTTGAAACAGTTGGGTACAATGCCTCTGTGGGAATCCAAGAACCCTTTTGAGTTTATGGAAAACATTTCATTGGATGGCAAAACTAACTTTTTCGAAAAACGTGTTGGTGAATATGGAAAGATGGAAGACCTAGGTGGAACTATTGAGTTTGAGGAGGACTTTTAGTTTTGAATTTACATTCCCTTGGAAAACTCAAGGATGAACACATACCCATATTTGTATTGGTGTCCCTGTCCCTAACAGAATATAGAAAATCTTTCTGATAAGGAGAGCAACCATCTATTCCTTTATATACGTAGTCACCACATTTTGAACATTCTATTTTCTTGTTGGATGTAATTCGTTTTCCATATTTGTCATGTACGTTATCAGTCTGTATGTCATTTTCCAAGAATACACAAGGGTCCTTGATCAGAGAAGGTAATTTAATGTCTTTTCTAAGTTCCTTTTCTAGATCTCTACCGAAGTGTACATATATTAAATAAAAGGCAAAGAAAACCAGAACAATTAATATTGCCAGTCTTAACATCTTACTTCTTTCTTATATTTTTAATGCACATGAGTCCCCAGACAATCGCCATGAACACAAGAGCATGAAGAGCTAACCCTGCAATACTTGGACAGCCGGCTGCTGAACTCACCCAGTCACCTGCAAACCCCCTGACAACCTTGAAAGTTGTTGGGTGAGCAACAATGTAGAAAATGATAGCCGAGAGAAGCGAAATCATAAACTTCTCATAGGCGATCGCACCCCCGCAACCACACCCACAGTCTTTGAATGTTAAAGGACCCAACTTAATTGAGCCACCTGCCTTGACAGACTTGTCACCACATCCGCACCCCATCTCTGTATACATTCTGTAGAGAAAAAAAGGCAGTTAAAGGTGATAACCTATAGTATATCAGAACAAGAAACGCAACAATGAACGTTCAGCTTTCCAACGAGTTTTCTGTGTCCTATGCGAACTTCTCCAAGATGCGCAAGAACAGGAACGGTGGCAAGGCTGTGTATCTGAATACTGGCGCTGGTGCTGGTAAGATTCTTATCCAGCTCCCTTACCTTCGAGCCCCCTTTGGGCTGAGTTCTTTCACAGATGAAGCAACTAAGAGGACTTCCTATTCTCTCGATCTTTCCTTTGATGCCGAGAATGAGGATCTGCAGAAGACATTCGAAGATATTGATAACAAGGTTCTAGAGGTTGTCGCTACTAACTCCAAGGAGTGGCTAGGCAAGCAGTATAACATTGCTGTTATGAAAGAGGCTCTCTACAAGCCTCTTGTGCGCCCTAGCAAGGGTGATTATCCTCCCACTATTAAGCTCAAGGTCATGACTGATTCAAAATCAGGTAGCTTTGTTCCTCTAGCTTACAATGCCCAACAGGAGCAGATTGATTTTGACTCGATCGAAAAGGGTCAGAAGATGATGGCAATCATTGAGCTAAATCAGATTTGGTTCATTGATAACAAGTTTGGAGTGAGTGCACGAGTTCAACAGGTTCTCCTTGAGCCATCAAAGAAGCTCTCTGGTTTCGCCTTTCGTGGTGTGTCTACTCCCCAGGAAGATGTCGAAGATGAGGAGTGTGAAGAAGAATATGATGACTAAATAATAATGAACAAGATAGCGAGTGGTGCTGAGGGCAATGTGTATCTTCTAAATAACAAAAAAATCTTAAAACACAGACGAACAAACACAGATGACAAAGAGTTTCGTATACAGCAAATATTGTATAGTGTGTGTCCAGAGAGTATAATCCGTCCCATTGATCAGTTTCGCACTCTAAATGGAAAACCAATATTTCTAATGGATTACCTTAATGCCAAGTCATTTAAAGAGATTATATTGAAACCTGATAGTTTTGAACATTTTCCCACTGTTATGATGAACATCTTGTGCAAGGTAATGAAAGCACTTGACAAGATTCACAAAGTCTATCCATCGTTTAGACACAATGATCTACACGGAGAAAATCTAATGATAACCCAAGAACAAGAGGTGTACATCGCAGACTTTGGAAAGGCCCGAATGGATTTACCAGGTGTAGATCATATGCTTGTGTATGAAGATTTTGGTATAGTTCATCAAAATGACATTAGATATGATTATCATCTTTTTATAAATACAGCCCACATGCTAGGTCCTCCTCAGCTAAAAAAAATTATAGAGATAGTGATACCACCTGAGTATCTAGGAATAGAGACGCCCATGATAAAAAATTTCAGATTGAGACCAGATATGAAACATGAGAAACTTCCATCTAGGTCAAAGCTTGTAAAAATATTCTGCGTTAAATAATAATACAATGAGTGGTGAAATTTCTAGGATAATAGATCGAATGAAGAAGCAACGCCTAGGGCGTCCTATTCGTGCAAATATGGTTACACAGGGTGTCCGTCGCGGTGAGGCGTTCAGTGGTCGTGTTGTACCAATTGAAAGACCAAAGGTAAAAGTAACTGCAAACAAACTTATGACCCAATGTAAAACTTTTTCAAAAAAAGGTGCAGGAGCGGCAGCGATGACTGTACCCGAATTGACTGATTTTATAAAGAAGCGTGCACCCCCCACAATACTAACCGAATTCTCACGTATGCAGAAGAAAACACGCCCAGCGCTGTGTGATCTCCTTGCCAAGTTCGAAGAAGGTCAGGAACTTCTTTATCCACGCACCGGTAAAGTTAACACCCCACCAAATGTTTTGCCTAACGCTAACAATCTAGAGGGTATGTTTGCTCTTGCTAATAGACTCAATGCTGCTCAGCGCAAGAAGAATATTGCCAAAATCGTTGAGCGCAAAGAGGCTCTCGGGGGGTTCAATATCATGGGAAGTCCTGCAAGTCCCGTGTCTTTATCTGGGAGAAACTCTAATTCACCTAATACACCCAATTTTGCAAATTACGGAAACAATAACGGAACTGGTAATAACAGTGAGCAACGCGTGCGTGAAAGAAATGCATATCTACGTAAGCTAGCCAATAAGCGAGTAGAAAAGGATCCACTCAACTCTTACAAAATGTCTGCAGCAAACATGAAGAGATTTAAGGTTCAACCTCTAAAGCGTACTAAACGGACTTATACGGCTAGGAAACCAATAACACCTACTAAGACCAATCTTGCCATGAAGCGTATAGGTATGATGAACTTTGGTAAAGACAATATGCGTGTTTCAACAAAGGCAACAGGGGGTCTGGTTGTTTCAAAAAACCCCCGTGTAAATGCAGCAACAATGAGACAGATAAAGAATCAGGCTGCGCGAGTACGCAACACCTTGAGTGTGACCCTTGCACAGCTGAGAAGCATTCCAGTGAAGAATCGGTCAGCGGTTACCAGTATGCGCATTAGGTTTCTTGCACGTCGCATGGCAGATCCCAAGTTTAACAATCGTTTTGTAAACAGTGAGGTATACAGAGCAACTCTTATGCAGCGCCTAGGACTAGAATCACCTCCTACCCCACGCAGTCCTAATAAGAAGTCTTTTAGTGCAGGAGGCACCACAAGTACTCTCAGACCGGAACAGACCGCTCGCCTTGCTAAGATTATGAAAGGAAAAGCAAAGAAGAATGAAACGCCTGTTAATGTAAATGCGATCAAACAGGTTGTCAAGAAGTTTCTAGCCAGAAAGAGTCTTCAAAACTATAAGATTGATGGTAAACCGTGTATGAGTATCAAGAAGAGCAAACTTGTAAAGATTGCCCGATTGTTTACTGGTGGTAAGCTAATAAACTTGGATACACTCACAAAGGAAGAACTGTGTAAGATTATAAAAGAAAATCGTGGTAATAAGTAAATATGAAATTAGATTTGAAATACGTAGCTGTGATTGTTATAGGTATTATTGCTCTCAATTGTGTGCTTAGAAGACTGAGAACAGTTGATAAAAATAACAGCAATCCATGGAAGGTTTATGGTTCAATGGATTGTGGTTGGACCCGTAAACAGATTGATGAACTCAAGAACAAAGGAGTTGACTATGAATTCCATGGGTGTTCTGGAAACAGATGTAAAGAGGGCATGCCTGAAAATGTTTTACCAAATGGTACACGACACGTTGGATTTACAAAAGCAGGTTGAGACCAATTGATAGAAGAAGCGCATCGAGGAGAGTCTTCACTGGCTTAAACACCGTGATATGTGGCACAAGTGCGCGATTCCAAAAGAACTTAACTAGGAATGCGCTGATAACAACGAGTAGAATAAACATAATGAGATTATTAATCATCTCCTTCTGATTTTTGCTGTTCACTAGCTTACGAAACATTTATTATGCACTGAGAAAAAAAATAAACACATAATAAATGTCAGATAGTTTGCCATTAAGTGGTAGTGAACACACCTTCAGCCGAAGACCATGGGAGAGCGGAGTTAAATCAAATAATTGTTATGCTTATGCGGTTCACGATTTTAGAAATTATCGTGTTCACAAGAGCATTCCCGGTGATAGATCTGGACTTTCAAAACTTCCTCATACTTACAGACATTGCAAAGACCTTGCAAGACGTGTTATATCTGATAACCCTGGAAAAGTATACAAAGTTCCTACAAAAAAGAAATGTAGAAAAGGTTTCTATAAAATTATGATGTTTGTAGCACCAACAAATGATTTCGGTGATTTTCATGGTGATTTTCACTTCTACAAACAACATAGCCGAGTTGAGTACAGGGTAAAGTCAGGAGAGACCGCAGAGTCTATTGCCAAGTTCTTTCGTATTCCTGTTAAAAAGGTTTTGAGAGCAGGTGCCATACGCGTTGGTAGCGTTTTAAAGTTTAGAGCTAACATATGGAGCCACAAACAAGGATGGGCAACAGGTGCATTACTAAAAGATGCAAGTGGTAAAGCTATATTAAATCCACTTACAGCTGATAGAAAGTACACCCATAATTATAGCAAATACTGTTGTTCACTGTGTGTTAAAAGTAAAGGTATCAAAGTCGGACCTACTAAGACCAAAAAATCCACCATCAATAAGCTCATGAATCTCTTGTAATTCGTCTGCGTCAAATATTATTTCAGCTCTTTCGAGACCATTTAACTCTTGACCACCTATACGCCTATCAAAAGTATTAGTTTGAGTCTCACCAGTTTCAATGTTTTCAATCTTTATATGAACCCTATAAAGAGATTTTTGTATATGATCCCTACATAATGGACATGTCGTCCCACCTTGTGAGCGCCAGTTGTTGAAACAAGAGGTATGAAACACATGCTTACAATCCAACTGGGGAGTACCTCTTGTCTGTCTAACACTATTTAAGCATATGGCACAATCCATATGCTTAAATAAATGAAAAAAACTTCAGTTATTTTGACGTAATCTAGCAAGTTCCTGCTCGTAGCTATTTATTGTCTTTTTGTATTTTCTTCGTATTGACTCTTCTATGTTAGTCTTGAAAATAATGAGATCATCATCTATTTGTGACTTTCTACAAATAGGACAATCGTCTGACTGTTCATACCATTTGATTATACATCTAAAATGAAATGCGTGACCACATGATAATCGTTTCGCTTGAGCAGAGTTCGTACTTGGAACATTTTCAAAACATATTGCACAGATTTGTTTAAGATGCCTAGAACAATGACCATCCATAAGGACTAAATTCTTACACTTACAGCACTTCATTAATTATGTTCAATATGTTTTGGTGAATTCTTTTTTCACACTGTGTCCCGTCAAGTATATACTTTTTGCAATTCATATTGGTGTACATTTCTGTATATTTTTGATCAAGGGTCTTAAGATAATCAATAGAGACACCCGAATCACCATCCTGGGTTCGACTGTTGATACGTTTCATACATTCATCGGGCGGAGTGTCAATATATATGTAGATGTCCGGTGACCATCCATAGTCCCGATAGTATGCCCTGTAGGCCTTGTCTTCCTCTGGATGTTTGTCTAGGATCTGCCAGAACACTTCAAGTGAACTGAGTGGACATCTTTCATATATGCATGACTTAGTATCAGGTGTCAATGTTTTGAGAATCATCATTTGAAAGAGGAAGGCCCAGCGCTTGGGATCGCTGTAAAAAAGTTCAAGGGGCCACAGATGAATAGGTTCTTTTTTGACGTTGTAAAGCATTTCTTGTAACCTATTTATCTGAGTCGTCTTCCCAGCACCTATGTTTCCGTCAATCACGATTTTTGACATTGTGAGTTTTTTGTTACTTAGTAAGTGTTTGGTACCCTTAATAGAGGCGTGTTACAGGACTGGCACTGATTCACAAAGTTAGACTGATTGTCAGGGGCTCCTGATTTCTGCATATTCATTATATCAGTGAGTATTTCCGGTCCCTTCTGCTGAAGAAGCCTGCGGTAGGTGTAGTTATCTTCATAGTTGATACCATTCTGGGACATCATGTAATCATTGAGGAGACTGTTTGCGGTGCTAATGGTGAAGCACCGACCATCGGCCATACCAAGACGCTGTGACATTATTATAATCAAACTAGAAATTAATTTTATAGTTTGTTTGTGTAAAACGCCACGGGAGCCAATTCTTACGAGTCACAAATTTGACCATGTCATCAAATGTGTATCCAAATATCTCATTGAATTCATCAATTGTGTCAGTCTTTTCAACCTTGATATTCTTGTTTGTGTTTATATGACTGTTGATGATGTTGTAAGAAAAAGCAATCTCCTTGAGAGTCTCTGCACCGGTCACTATAATCTTACCAGTCCCAAAGATGCTCACTGTAACTCGCTTCATATCCTCCGCTGGTTTGAACTTTATTTTCACTGCTGAGTATCTGTCTGGATCAAAACTCACATCAAAGATCTTGTTACGTGAAAAATGCACAGCAACCTCGTGAAGATTCAACTTGTAGTTTAGGCTGAAGTTAGAGTTTATCATAACAACCTGAAAACCCTTGGTCTTTATATCTTTAGATACCAGAAGTTTCAGAAGTTTTACCAATTGTCTGATGACTCTGTTGCAGTCGATAAGATCTGTGCAACCTGCAACCTGAATAGCGCCATTAGGAAACAACTTTATAGATTTTGTGCTGTACTCATCTACATAATTCAGTGTCACCTGATTGTAAAATGTTGTTTCCTTGAGAGTCCACTCAAACCCTCTTGCATTTTTCTTATCCGCCTGTTTGATGACAATGTTACCCAATGTCTGAAAGGCCTTTCTTATAAAGGCCACGTCGATTTTGGTCTCAAGATCGGCTATCATAGTGATAGTGGTAATCTTGACCCATGATACATCCGGAAACTTCTTCTTGAACTCATTCAGAGTTGAAATATAGTGGAATGTATCATTGGCGATAGCATTGTACATATTAACTTATCTAAAGGGACGAACTTACTTAACTTTAGTTGATACACATTTTTTGTAGTGTTATTATAATGAGATGTGGGAAGTGCAACAAAAAATGTATTCCTATTAAGTGTTCATATTGTTCATGTGAATGTTGTTCATCTTGTATACAATTAGAGATACACGAATGCTCAGGACTCGATAAGAAGTGTAAAGACCTCGTTCAAAATCTACAAAATTCACTCACACTGGTTGTTTCTAAGAAACACAATTTCACATATTAGAGACTTAAATCTATGTATAATAAATGAGTTACATAACCACTCTAACACGCGCAAACCATTATTATGATTTCGAGGCTGGGGGAGATGGTGTGAGGCTAGAATACTTGGTCGAAACACCTGGGTATCCATCCCGTAATAAGATTGATTGGCTTCAGACTGTACCAGTAGGTACATGGCAAGATATATCGTTTCGACAAGATGAGAATATGAGTGTAGATAGATTTTTAGATACAATGGTGGTAAAAACCAATGAAGTTCTTCGGAAGATGTGTACTATCCTTCTGAAGAATATCGGGTGGAATTATCACGAATATATATATCTTATTCCAATGCTCGATCCAACTTTTGACCCACCCCGTATCAATCCAAAGTGTCGTTGGCAGCGTGAATTTGCGAATTCACTCGTTGAGGAATACTTTTTTGGAGTTGTAGCCACGTGTCGGAATCAGACGCGCCTCGAGAGGCTCTATGATGAGCTACTCCATATAGCTAAGAAAAAGTACTAAAAGTACAATTACTAAAAACACTAAGAGGGTTCTATCAACTGCTGGCTGACTGTACTTAACAGATTTCACAGTATCTCTACATAGAGTCCAAAAGCCGCTATCAATATTTCTCTTTGGATAAAGAGGTCTGTCCAACTTACAACGATATTCAACACCACGTGGGTCGACAGGTCCTGGTTGTTCCTGTTCTATTGTATTCTGAACAGTTGGTGTGTATTTATATGGTTTAGACCACGCACCAGGTGGTTCATCCCAAAATGGATTAATATTGTTAATCCGTAGACTGTCATTTAACATAAGATCGCTCATTATTAACATGCAGATATATATTTTCTCTGGGCCACTTTTTCTTGATGACGTTGCCACATGTCATCAAGATCAATATTCAACATGTACGCAATCTGAAACAGATAACTAAACACATCACCCATCTCCATCTTAATGTCTGTGCCACGCTCTTTCCGCAAACCTGTTTTCATGTATGTCTTCTTGTATTGGCGAATAGCTGATGCAAGTTCGCCTATTTCTTCAGTAAGAAGCAACCATACCGTGTCAATAGGAACCTTGTCCCAACCTTTCTGAATACATAGGTTTCCTGTATAATCTTTGAATTGATTCATACTTATATTTCATTCAATTCAAAGCTTTAAGTCTTGAGTGCGCATACCGTACAAACTCGTGTTTTCTGGTGTAGGTGGTGGCATCATGGGCTTATCCATATCACGAATATACGTCATGAATTGCGAAACACCCGTTCTCACCTGTTCAAGCGCTTTTCTTACAACAACCTCGTTAAGTCTTTTTACTTGTTCTTCGATATTATTGTATGGATTAACTTCATATGTAATAAATACCGAACGCATAAGAGTAAAAAGATCACGGTCGTCCTGTCTATCTATCATTATACCACTCTCTTGTTTAAAGTTACGTCTGATATTGTTTTGAATATCATTCAGATTTTTAGTACAAAAGAAAGAAGAGTTCAGAGGAGTCTGAGTCTGTTTCAACGTTTCCATATTTATTATATTATATTATAATAAATGTTTGATTTTTCACAGATGAATACCATGAATGCAACCACACCCACCCGACCACTATTTGTTGGTAGTTATCCACCTGTTACACCAGCCGGTGAACAAAGTGGATTCTTTGTGAATACATACTTTCTCCAACCAGACAGGAAGAGTGAACTCGTTGGACCCGTACCTGTTCGTTCAGCTGACTGTAAACGATTGGGTTAAAAAATATAAACATAATATAAATATAACAATGAAAGTCCTCAAAAGAAACAGTCAATACGAGGATATGAAATTTGATAAGGTTACATCTCGTATTAACAATCTTATGTACGGTCTTTCAAAAGATGTTGTAGCAGAAAAGGTTGTTCAAAACATAGTGTCGTCGATGTACGATGGAATCCCAACACGTGAGGTAGACTCTCTCTCGGCTGAGATTTCCATATCAATGATTACAGACAACCCTGATTATGAGATCCTTGCTTCGCGTATTGTTGCTAGTAATATCCAAAAAATCGCACCTAGGACTCTGTCGGACGCTATAAGCATTCTATACGAAAATAATATTGTCACAAAAGACCTGTGGGATTTTGTTGTTGATAACAAAGAACTTCTAAACAAGACTATCTGCCCAAAATTGGATAACGAATTAGGATTTTTTGGTCTTAAGACACTTGAAAAGAGTTATCTTCAGAGGGTAGATGGAAATATAACTGAGACTCCTCAATATATGTTTATGCGAGTTGCAGCGTGCATTCACTGTGGCGACCTGATCAAGACTGTTGAGACATACAAGATGATGTCAAAGGGGTTATTCATCCATGCAACCCCAACGCTATTTAATGCAGGTACACCACGTCCCCAGTTAAGCAGTTGCTTCTTGTTAGCAATGAAGGATGACTCCATTGATGGAATATATGATACACTCAAGGATTGTGCACAGATTAGTAAATGGGCTGGAGGCATTGGGCTACATATTCATAATGTACGTTCTAATAAATCAAGGATCAGGGGTACAAATGGTGTCTCAGATGGTATCGTACCTATGCTTCGCGTGTTTAATTCGACGGCTCGTTATGTGAACCAAGCGGGGCGGCGCAAAGGTTCTTTTGCTATTTATGTGGAACCGTGGCACGCTGATATCATGGAGTTTCTTGAACTTCGCCTCAATCAAGGTGATGAAGAAGCACGTACACGAGATTTGTTCACTGCGCTGTGGATTCCCGATTTGTTCATGGAGAGGGTGAGAGATAACGGCGACTGGTGTCTCATGTGCCCTGATGAGTGCCCAGGTTTATCAGATGTTTACGGAGATGATTTTAAGAAACTGTACACACAATATGAAGAACAAGGTAAGTTTAGAACGCGTGTGAAGGCTTCTGTTATCTGGAAATCAATTATTCGATCTCAAATTGAGACCGGCACTCCGTATATGTTGTACAAAGATGCGTGCAACAAGAAATCTAATCAGAAAAATCTAGGTGTGATCAAGAGTTCAAATCTATGCACAGAAATATTGGAATATACAGACAAAGATGAAACCGCTGTTTGTAATCTTGCTTCGCTAGCACTCCCAAAGTTTATTGAAAATGGTGAATTCAACTGGAAAAATCTGCACAAAGTAACTCGTGTAGTAACACGAAATCTCAACATGGTTATAGACAAGACATTCTACCCAATTCCAGAGGCTAAGAAATCAAATCTTCGCCACCGTCCTATTGGCCTTGGTGTACAGGGTCTCGCGGATGTATTCATAATGTTAGGAATGGCATTTGATTCACCCGAAGCTCGTATAATAAATACACGTATATTCGAAACCATGTACCATGCAGCTCTAGAAGAGAGTTGTGAAATTGCACGTGAATTTGGGCCTTACGAAACATTCGAGGGTTCACCCGCTTCGCAGGGTATCCTTCAACACGATATGTGGGAGGAGGGAGAACTTACATGGAATTGGACAACACTTAAGAAAAATATAAAAAAGCACGGTCTTCGTAACAGTCTAGTGATGGCGCCTATGCCCACTGCTAGCACATCACAGATCCTCGGGAACAATGAATGTATTGAGCCTTATACAACAAATATCTATCTCCGCCGAACACTTGCTGGAGAGTTTGTCGTAGTGAACAAACACTTGGTTAAGTACCTTCAGTCACGTGGTCTATGGTCACGAGAGGTCAAAAACAAGATTGTGGCCGCAAATGGTTCCGTGCAAAATCTAACCGAAGTTGAGGAACACATCAAACCTATTTTTAAGACAGTTTGGGAGATCAAACAGAGAGATATTATTGATATGGCTGCCGACCGTGGTAGATTTATCGATCAGAGTCAGAGTCTGAATCTGTTTATAGAACAACCGACGCTCGCAAAACTATCATCTATGCACCTATATTCTTGGAAGAAGGGTCTAAAGACGGGTATGTATTACCTTAGAACTAAGGCGAAGGCGAAGGCTATCCAAGTTACTATTGATCCGAATCAGTGTACAAGTTGTTCTGCTTAAAAGTTTAATGAGAAATAATTTTATAGATGAAATTTCACGAAGTTACGGAATTCAAGGTTATGCCATATTATAATAAGAAAATGACTATTATAAATAAAGAAGACAAGCCAGTACGTTTTCAGATCCCGAAACTTTTCATGCCGTTTGGTATATCTGGTTTTGTACCACCTAGTGGACCAGTGCGATGGAATATTGATTTTGCTCTCAAGGGGTATCAAGAAGAGGGTAATTATGTAAAAAGTTTTTACGAATTCTTAGTGAATTTTGAAAAAAGAGTTATCCATGAAGTCTCACAACAGTCCCAAGAAATATTTGGTCGAACAATGCGGGAAGAGGAACTTGAGTGTATGTTTAATTCAAATTTAAAGAAGGACCCATCTGGTAGTTGGGAACCAAAATTTAGGGTCAAGATAGCTGATGACGATCCATTGTTCAACGAATGTGACCTACAAATTGATGAACCGTTTGTAGACAATTTGTATAGCAAATACAGTGGTATGGCTATCGTCGAACCAACAAGTGTTTATTTCATGCAAAAGAGATTCGGTATAACCTGGAAAATTCATCAACTTAAAATTTTTGAACCCCAAATGTTAAAAGGATTTGCGTTTCGTGATGTCCCTACACCTTCTGTATGATCTTCCCGAAGAATTACAATGGGTCATAAATAAAATCAACTACTCTGAAACAATAGTGCCCTGTTTCAAACATAAGGATTGGTGGTTTCACACTGTAAAAGCGCGTTCAGATGGTTGGAAAGAGTACATTGATCCAGAAGCTATTGACCATTGGGACAGAACACAGTTTTTTAGTGGTTAAATTTTTTATTAAATTTTTATTTTAATGATTTAATAAAAAATTTTGTTTGTTAAATTGTTATTTTAATGATTTAGGCGAGGGCCTGGAAGGGGTTAGCGTTAGCGCGCATACCCTTAATCCCGCGGGGGCCACGCTTCACACCCTTGTTCTTGCGCACCTTGCGTGGCTTCTTGGTTGGTGGAGTCTTAAGAAGCATGCGGGTGAGGTCACCTGCATTGGGAGTGAGACCCTTCTTCATGGCGCCAAGGGCGCTGCGTGGCTTGCGGATCTTCTGAACCTTGCTGGTGCCACCTGGTGAGACTACAATGAGATTGAGCACGGGGCGAGTTGCCTTGGGTGCCTTCATCACACGAGACTTAGGTGCAGCGCGAGCCTTGGGGGCGGCGCGAGCCTTGCGTGGTTTGTTGTAGTTGGCTAGAAGCATGCGGGTGAGGTCACCTGCATTGGGGGACATACCAGCCTTCATCATACCTGCTGCGGTCGTTGGCTTACGGCCTGGACGCTTGGCGGGGCCGGCCTTCTTTGCGGCGGGCTTGCGAGCCTTGGGGCTTGCAAAGATCTTACGGAAAAGTGCAGCCTCTGTGGGAGTGCGCACAGTGCCCTTGTTCTTACGAACCTTACGGGGGCCAGCCTTTGGCTTGTAAGTGCTCTTCTTTGGGGTTGCGAAGAGCATGCGGGTGAGGTCACCTGCATTGGGGGACATACCAGCCTTCATCATACCGGCTGCGGTCGTTGGCTTACGACCTGGACGCTTGGCAGGGCCAGCCTTCTTGGCTGCAGGCTTGCGAGCCTTGGGGCTTGCAAATAGCTTGCGGGTGAGATTGCCCTCATTAGGGGTGCGTGCGCCACGCTTCACACCCGCATTCTTACGCACCTTGCGTGCAATCGCCTTGGGAACATTGGCGTTTGCTGAAGTAACCTTGGACTTTGCACCAGAGTTGCCCACCTGACGGAATGAGGCGGTAGGCTTGTACTTCTTGGTGCCGTCGGCCTTCATAATGAAGAAGCCACCGGATTTGCCCTGATAGATGCGACGCCCCTTTGCGTTTAGGAAGTTCGTGGTTGACGCTGAATTCATATTTATAATCTACTGAGAAAAAAAGTTGGTAGAGGCACAATAGAATTTTTGCGCATCCTTCAATAAAGGACCTCTCAATATCTGAAACTTACCAACTTTTTTCGACTCTTTTGCCAGTTTTACAGACTCATCCCATTTTTTTAATTGATCCATTTAATTATAATTAATACACATTTTTTTACTTCTTGGCTTTTTTTGTTATTTTTGTAAGAGTGGACTTAGGTAGACCACCAGGTGGCATTCTCATAAACTCACCACCCTTAGTTGTTTTGGCTAGCTTAATGTATCCTTTGAGAGGATTCTTTTTCATGTCCTTTGCCTGTTTCTGTTTCTGGAGACTAACAATCTCACCAGTCTTGCTGTATCCAAGCTTGGATTTTTTTAGACCACCTGAAGTCATCTCTGCGACTCCGTGCATAACTTCTGCGCGGCTTCCTATTCTCTTTTCGAACATTTACTATTACTCAAGAAGAAAATATCTTAGATAGAGTCTTGATATTCATTGTATTCTTCGTCTGCTTAGGATACTTGGTCAAGATACGGGGATCGTTCAGGACCTCCGACGTTACTGCACTCTTGTGTTCTTGTAGACTCATGATACTTTCTTCAATACTTGGTACTTCATTCGTCCCCTTGTAGTACAGACGCTCTACAGTTACCTTGCGAGTCTGACCTGTACGGTGGGCCCTGCCAATAGCCTGAAGCTCCGTAGCAGGATTCCATGCAGGGCTTGTTATATATACGCGGGTTGCCTCCTGTAAATTTAGGCCTACGCCACCAGCTTTGATCTGAATAACAATGACAGAAGGTTTCTTACGGAACATATTTATCTGTTTCACGCGCGCCTCTTGAGGGACAGACCCGTCTATCCTGAAACAATCAATATTCTTTTCAGAAAGACGACTCTGAATAATATTCATCTCAGCAATAAACTGACAGAATACAATAGAGTGCTCTTGACGATTCTCATCAAGAGAATCAATAAGATAATCCATCTTTGAACATCCGTGTTCCCATGGCTGAGGATCATCCTGCCCTGATAGATACACAAACGGATGAGTCAAAACTTGACGGGCCCTGAGAAAACACTCTAGAATAAGCATAGCTTTCATACCGTTGTGAATACCTGAGCGAACAATCTCATGAACGCGGTTTTTACACTCAGTGTAAACAGTGTTGTACAAAACAGATTCTTCTGGTGAGAGTTCTAGCTCTATGTTTCGCACATCACACGGTGGAAGCTCTAGACGCTTGTTGAATTCTGCAACATCCTCCTTTGTACGACGCAGAACATAACGCGATCGGATAGCTTTTATGTTAGCCTGAACATCGCTCTTGTGAATCCCGAGCCACCCACAAAGGGTCACAAAATCTTTTACGTTATTGAAAACAGGTGTACCAGAAACAATCCACTTTATCTCAGTGCTAAGAAGATTGATGTTTTTGTTTGTTTTTGATTTGTTAGAGCGAATCTCATGACCCTCGTCGAGTATCACACGGTCCCAGAGGTATCTGAATGGGATAATCTGATCAAGGTCATTCAGTCTCATAAGAGAATAGGTAGTAAGGAACACATCAAACTCTGGGATGTTGTTTTGGTTCATCTCACGATTCTGACCATGGTGAACAAACACCCGAAGATTAGGAGCAAAGTGCTCAATCTCGGTTTTCCACTGTTCCAAAACACTTACAGGAACAATCACGAGAGTGTGAGGTTTTGGGTTTGCAATCATAAGGGTAATAAGCTGAATGGTCTTACCAAGGCCCATCTCATCACACAAGAATCCACCCTTACGGTAACTCGCAAATTCACGAGCAAGCATCCACAGAACCCCGTCACGTTGATAGGGATTGATCAGCCGTCCCTTGAGCTGGGAAGTACCGAGCTTGAATGCAGAGATGATCTTCTGATCCATCTTCAGAAGTTGGTCCTACCCTTTGGGGAGCCAAATCTTGAATCTCGTTGAGACACGTTTTTGGTACTCCTGGTTTTTAAAAAAATTTCCTAAATGTCAATGAAATTCTTCTCTCTGTGTATTTCTTACTTCTGGGTAATCCGTGTTTGTGTGTTTTCTGTGTGTCGCCACCCATTATAAATATATCACCGTGACCAAGGAAATATTCATGTTTTGAATTATCATTCTTGAGAACAAACTTTCTCTTCTCTTCACCGAGTGTAACTGTAATTATAGGATGCTTGATGTCCAATTGTTTTTCTGAATCGCTATGATAACTTATGTAATCTTCTGGGTTGTACCAATTAACAAGTATTCCATTAATATCTTTTGATATCTTGTCTTGAATATGTGTCAAAAGATTTTTTATCTCTGGAGGAGTGACTTCTAATTGTTTACTGGGTGAACCATTGAATTCGTATTGAAATTCATAGTTTTTGTGCCATCTGGGCACCTCGTGTGTTTTTCCATAAATAGTTATATTCTCTCTGAATTCAGGTTTCATATTCCATATGGTCTCAAACTCTGGGAGTGGTATATTTAGTTTATGTGCGTTTGTCTTACAAACCCACGAAGTTGGTCCTATGTTTTCCATTTATATATCAAGGTCTATTAAATCATAACTTTGTTTGAAACATGTTTTTGGTACATCCAAGTTTTTAGTAATATTCCATGATAAGCTTACCTAACATGTTATTATCACCACCCCAAAAAGACTTTTTAGGGTTCCTATCAAAGTGATACAGATAACAGTTGTGTTTAGAATAATTCTGAACGCGGCGACGAAACTCGGGGTGCTGATTCCACCTCTCACGGATAACCGTTCTCATGACAGTTACAGAATCTTTGTTCCACTCTTGGATATTAAGATCCCTGAGCCGTCTCCCAGCTTTACGAGCATCATAACAATTCATTCGGGCAATCTCTCGAATCTTATGTGGTTCACTAGACCACAGTGACTTCATACCCTGAAACATAGATTCCGGGCACTCAAATTCAATCCCCTCAAATTTTAATGAACCAGGACAAAAATTTGAAAGAACATTTTCAGTACACCGCGAGCCAAACACTACTCTAGTATTCATTATCCTCTGATTCGGAGGGTCTTGAGTATTATTTAGACATACTTTTTATTTCACTGCTCAAGAGAACATATACTATGTTAAGACTTACACAAGCTACATCGAAAGCGATAACCTCTATCGTTGCATTTTCAATGCTCTTGAGATCAATAGGAGCACCGGTAGAAACAGTCTGATATACGAATGGTAGGTATTTTACCGTGCTTTTCTGTATTGTTCTCTTACCAGTGTTGTTTTTTATAGACAATCTTGTTATCCTGTTAGAAACACGGACAACCTTCCGTGTCTTGAACATTAAAAAAATACCTGATTTATATTATAAGAATGGAAGATTTTAAGTCTGAATTTACATTCGAAGAACGCAAGTACCAATCAAGTATGGCAATGAAGAAGTACAGTGGTCGCATTCCTGTTTACGTGTACAAACACAAAAAATCAAAACAAACAAAATGTGATCTACCAAAACATAAGTTTCTTGTCCCAAACGATATAACAGTTGGACAGTTTGTTTACATAATCCGAAAAAATTTGCGTCTTGAATCAGATCAGGGCATATTTATATTTGTGAACAACATACTTCCAGCTACTTCAATGTTGATGAGTCAGCTTTACTCAGAACATAGAGATGAAGATGGATTTTTGTATTTAGCATTTTCTTATGAATCTGTATTTGGTTAGTCATCTTGTATTTCGCATTGAACAATGGGTTTTTTGCGAGGTTGCCTGGGTTTGCGAGGTTTTGGTAAAAGTTCATCACATCCATGTTCACGATGCCACAGCACCTTGTCCCAAAATTCCTTCATAACAGGCAATTGTTCACTAAACCATTCACGATCACGTTTTACTTCTGTCACTACAAATTCTTCTGGTCCTGGCCACGCCACTTCTGCAGGTTTGTATTGAATGAAAACGGCTTCTTCAAGGTTCAGTATTTCCAAAAGGAGTTGAATTTGTGGCATGTAGTAAACAGGCACTTCTTTTGTTATCTTCCGTGTAAGAGGACACTTGATCTCTATAAGCTTACCAGACTCCGTGATACCGTCAGGGCTTCCACCCAACCATGGGTGTTCTGGGTGTGGATGCAATCCTATTTCATGTGCCACTTCGCCATACTGTTCACAATATATGTCCCTCGCTTCGTCCTCAAACTTGTTTCCGTGTTGGGTTGCTCGGTTGCCATCAAACTTTTTCTTTCCACACTTCTTTAAAATTAGATCTTTAGGCTTCTCATAAGGATTGAGACCTATAGCAGTAGCAAGATCACTCGCGGTCAACATGTTACCACGGAGTTTAAGCCATTCCTCTGACCTCTGCGCATCATATTCTTTTGATATAAGTTCCTGTACAGTGGGGTGCATTTACAGTATCATGGTGTTATTTCTCTAAATTGCACTAAGGTCGAGTAAGCTGCGTTCTGTTCGGAGCTCTTCTTGTTTGTTCCATCTCCTGTTCCAAACTCCTGTTCGCCTATCCTTACATGTGTGGTGAACTTGTTTCCGATCTGTACACAATCATATGTTGGTAAAGACATTTTTTGCATCTGACAGTATCTCATCAGTTGATCCTTGAAGTTGTCATCAATGTTCAAACAATTCATATCAACCATATCAGGATCATTGTATATCTTTAAAATAAACTCCTTGACATGTAAAAGACCTATATCCATGTATATAGCGCCTATAAGGGCCTCAAACACGTCCTCTAGAATCTTATCGTTGCTATTCCAACCATTTCTGATACCCTTGTCATCCATAAGAATCCATTGGTCTAATTTTAGTTTTCGCGCAATACTCGCAAGGGTGTTGCCTCTAACAAGCTTTGTTCGCGCTTTCGTTAGAAATCCTTCTTGTTCTTTTTCAAAACGGTCAAATAACATCTTTGTTATCACAAACCCCAACACACTGTCTCCCATAAACTCTAGAGTCTCAAATGACTCTGTTAGTGTATACTTCTTAAGAGCGGACTTATGAGTGAATGCTTTTCGGAACAAAGACAGGGTTTTTATCTTTGTTCCAACAAGGTTTTCAATTTCTTGCTGATCAAGTGGAGGGGGATCAACCAAAACTATTTCCTCGTCAGACATTTATATCTTATTAATATTTTTAATTTTTAAGCTGCAGTCTTTGCAGTTGCCTTCTTGACGGCGGGGCGAGCCTTTTTCGGCTTCTCAGCTGGGGTTGTAGAGGTCACCTCCTCACCAGACTCTGTGCTAGACTCAACAACAGCTGCCTGTGGCTCCGGGGGGTCATCAATCTTAGTGTAATGCGGGCTTAGATACTTCTGTACGTTGAGATACGTTACCTGGACCCCATCGGGAGGCTTGAGAAGCTTGGTGAGCTTCTCGTCGAGAATGAGAATGCGACCGTTGTCTGGATGCTTAAGACCGTTCGACTTCACATACTCATTAATCTTGCGAGTCACTGCACTGCGAGACATTGTCTCCTCCTCAGTGCCAAGGAACTCCTTAAGGTCCGAAGAAATCTTCATGGGACGATTGAATCCATTGTTCTTGGTGCGCTCCTTGACCTTCTCACCCGTTGGGTCCTCCTGAAAGGTACGGACCTTGCGAACAAGCTTCATGAGAGCGGTAACATCCTTGCGAAGAGCTGCGATTTCAGTCTGAATTGCCTCCATTTCTGAAATGTAATAGTTTCGTTTCTTTAAGCTCTTGTTCAGCGCGCGAATCTTAGAATTCTCGGACCAAACATGATTAACAGGAGTACAACCACTATTGCTGCAATTATTCCAAACCATTCTTCTGGTTTAAGATTCTTTAATTTGTCCATTATACCGTCTTTACTAACTGCCAATGCCTCCCCCACTGTAACAGGTTCACTTCCTGGTGGAACCTCTGGTGCATCATTTTCTGCTAATGTGCGCCCAGGTTCCGGGCATCCCAACCCTTCGTTGCAACATGTTTCTGGACATGCAAAAGCAAACCCGTCCTGTACCATTGCACAGTGTACATTGTTTGTACCATCTTTGCTAGAAGTATCAGTCTTGTAACATTTACAATCCTTGAATTGAGTTGGGCACTCAGAATTGCACACGTCTTTTTTCAACTGCTCCGTGCGTTTAACAAGTTTGGCAAGATTTGGATATGCTTCTGAATTTTCAACAAAATCCGGAGTTCCATCGTCGTTCGTGTCTTTTTTTTGAAGTGCTGCAACTTCGCCACAGAATTGTTTGTCTGTGTATTTCCATCTCTTATTGGAAATATTTATATCTTCCATTATTATAATATATGAGTGAAAAATATTACTCACCCGGTACGTTAAAAAGTTTCTATAAGAACATTCTCTGTGAAAAAGATCCTATCACGTACAGACACTTTGAAAATGACCGCGTGGAATTCTTCCAGAAGAGACTTACAAATTATGATTCCACTGAACAGGTTGTGTATGTTGAGTGTACAAATATATTACGTGATCTATTATATGAAATTATTGAAGACCTTACTATTCACATGAAGGACTGGGGAGATCTTATTATCACAGGAGGTGAAGCATTCAATAACTATTTTGACATGCCTGATAGAATAGTTTCATCTGATATTGACACAAAGTTTGTTCCTAGATTTTTGTCACCGTTTGATAAAAAGTTTTTTGGTTTTTTACAAGTTTGTAAACTCGTAATGTGGAACAGACTCGGAAAAATCTCTGAAAAATTTAATAAAAAATTTCAAGAGAGAATAAAACTTTTATCAAAAACAAAAATCGGAAAGCTACTATTACTTTCACCTTGTAATCATGATATATGTTTAAAGAGAAGATACACGCTGTTCAGAAAATCTCCGTCGAGATCTGTCCTTACAGATGTTGAATTATTTGCTCTTGATCTTACTGTCAAATATTATTCCCCTACTGACAAGAAGGTTATGGAAAAAACATTAGGTGGAATATTAGATATACCTTTTATGAGACCATATGAGATAGGGTACGAAGTTGCATTTAATCGAGAGAGAGGTGTACACGTTTTTAATCCCAACACACAAGAATTAGTTTATTTTAGAAATGTTTTGCTAGCCAGCAAACTCTTCCTGTTAGAAGATCTTTTTATTATGAAAACACTTGGATTAAGACCTAAAAAAGTTAAAAAGGACAGGGACAGATTGTTGACCTTTTCTAAAAAAGTTTTGAAAATAAAAAATATCACGTCAAGAAATTCTGATGAGGATATATTCAAACGTTCTGTAAAAGTCATACCAGCTTATCCAATAATAAAACTTGTAGGTTCAAGCCTTCCAAAAATATCAAATGTACCATCACCTACTCAGTACACTAAGTATACAACTGAACCAAACATTCATCAGCTAAAAAAATATATTGTACCAGGGATAATAACTAAGAAATTTCGAGAAATAGATGGTTTCGAAAAGACAGACAGTAATATGTATTTTGATAGAAAATCCAGAACGTGGAAAAAATCTAAAAACCCCATGTACGTCAAAGACATTTATAATTTTAGATTAACTTCTGAGAAATACAAGGTAAAACCCCAGAAGCTTATAGACACACTCTACAGCATGAATATGAGAAGAAATAATTGGGTAAAGACCGATGTACTAAAGAAATCAGCTATGATACCCTTTGTAGGGTTAAAGAATAGCGACTATAAAGAAATAGTAAAATGAAATTTACTACACCATCCAAACTTCCAGATGGACGTTATTTTGTTAAAACCAAGAATGACGAGGGTCAGAGGGTGTTTGTTCAGCTCAATAAGGTAAAGCTCCTCACCCCATTTGCAGAAGGCGATGATGTAACAATTCAAACAGATTATGATTTTACAGACCATGACAATCTCATCCTTGCTGCCGCCAAGGACAACAGTACTGCGTGGTTTGGACGTGAGGTTCAGCAGAAGACCATTGATGCTGCATACCAACGTAGTGTGATGAATCAGTCGATGAATGTAGATAAATTCTCTGGTATTCGCGTGTATGACGCAAGCAAGGAGTTGCTAGATCCAAATAGTCTAGAGGCAGACACTGTTTGTGATTGTGTTATTGAACTTGTTGGTGTATGGTTTATGAAGAAAACATTCGGGTGTCACTGGCGTGTTGTACAAGTTCGAAAGAAGAAGGAACTTAAACCAAATGTATACAGTACATATCTGTTCACGGACGATCAGGAAGAATCTGGTGATGAAGACTCAGACGATGAGACAACTCTGTAAAAAAAATCCTTTTAGAATATAAAGATGTTTAAGCTCAATAAGCTTCCCCGCAAGCAGATCCTCATGTACCTTGCTATCGCAGTTGTATTTGTGTTGGCCATAAACTGTCTCGGTAACAAGTCTGGGTCATCTCCAATGGCACTTTACAGACCACGACGTAAATCTCGTTATACCGCTGCTAAATCAGGTGGTGCTGCTGTTATGCAAGATATGTCTGGCAGCGCAGCACCTCCACCCGGTGTTATGGGTCTTGATATTGATTCAGTTGATGGTATGTATGCACCCGCAGACGTTTCTGTATCTAATAATGATATGAATACTAGCTGTGCTGCAGCTAACGGTGTTGGTCTAGCCAGCTCTCTCCTCCCCCGTGAGGCTGCATCATCCGATAACTTTGGTGAGTTTTCACCAGACGATATCCTAAAAGGTCAGTCATTTCTTCAGCCACGCGATCAGATAGGTATGCCAGAGACCATTGGTGGAGCCCTTCGCAATGCCAATCAGCAGATCCGTGCAGAGCCACCAAACTCCAAGAAGCCCTATGTATGGCAGAACTCTACCATTGCACCAGACACCATGCAGCGCCCTCTTGTTTAATTAAAGAAAACGGTTTTATATTCAATAATAAATGACTCAGGAGATTACCGATGATTTTCGCAAGGCTATGACCGAATGGGTTGAGCTTAAAAAACAATTGGCCGAGGCTCGAAAGGATATTAAAGTTCTTACAGACCGCGAGAAAGAGCTCAAAGACTTTATCAAGGAGTCTATGAAGACTCAACAGATTGACACTGTAAATCTTCGTAAGGGTAAGGTGTCGCTCAAGACTTCAAAACGCAAGGGTACCTTCACAAAGAAGGCTGTTCAGTCAGGACTAACACAGTACTTTAATGGTGATGAAGCGAGGATAGAGGGTGCAATGAATTCAATACTTGACACTATCGGCGAGGTTGAGAGTGATAATATCTCACTTACAGGCACTAATAAAGAATAGAAACTTTGTGTAAGTAGAAAGCAGAACTATGGTGTGGAGCGAATATCTTACGGATCAGTACGCAGAACAACTTCCGATTGAAGATTCACATGATGAACTCGGACCCCAATGGGAAGTTGTTGACTTTGAAACTTGGGTAGATTGGTACGAGCCTCATCTGTCTAACATGTGGAGAGATTTCAGTTCTTATAGTCAAGATGCAGGCATCAGCAGGATAGTACTCCAGGGGTTTGACTTTTGGGATTGGTGCAGGATGCTCTATGAACGCTCAGACAAACGAGCTATACCAATAGAGTGAGAGAGTTAAACATCTGTTTGTACGTCGTCGATTTCATTAGCATTGGCATCATAATAAATAAAAACCTATAAACAAAAACCACAATGGCAAGAATACCCATCGTGTATGCCAACATTATTTTTTTATATATTAATATTAAAATAATGGTTGCACTCGATAGTACAAGTCCAAAGATTCTTATACCAGCTGCGCTATTCACAGCTCTCAGCCCGGGTATGCTCCTTCAGCTACCAGACACAAATAACCTAGCAACTCGTCGCACAAGTCGTGAGTCAATTTTTTTCCATGCTCTTGTGTTTGTTGTTGTGTATTCTCTAGTTGCTCGTGTGATGGGTATCAGTCTCAAACAGACTGACCTCATCGTGCCAGCAATTCTCTTTATATTGCTCAGCCCGGGTATGCTCCTTCAGCTACCAGATACCAATAACCTCATGACGGGGCGCACCAGCGTTCAGTCTGTTCTTGTTCATGCACTCGTGTTTTCACTCGTGTTTGCGTTTCTTCGCCGACAATTTCCTCAATTCTATTAAATAATGAAGTGCCTCGTATTGGGACCAGGTGGTATGGGTATATACATGACTTTAGGATATCTAAAATCTATTGAAGAACGTCTTGACCTTTATCAAGAGATTTCAGGTTCTTCAGCGGGTTCGATACTAGCAGGTATGCTTGCCATTGGTATGCCTATTGATCAGATTGTTGATATTGCAGTAAACATGGATACAGATTATTTTTACAAAACCGTGTCAGTCAAAAATCTTTTGACACGCTTTGGGGGAATATGCCCAGAAGATCTACAGGCTTGGTTCTGTGACAAGGTTGGTTGTGATCTTACACTCAAAGAACTCAAAAAGAAAATATACATATCAGCGTACAATATAAAGCGTTCACAGGTTGAGTACTTCTCAAATGATACTCATCCAGACATGAAACTCTCTGAAGCTATATACAAAAGTATAAGTATACCATTTGTTTTTGCTTGTCAAGATATGTACATAGATGGTGCATTGTGTGAAGAACTACCACTTGGTCCATTCCTCGGTAGACCATCTAGTGATGTTCATATCGTTCAGATCATTTATGAAACAAAATATGAAGAAGTAGATAATATTTTTCAATTCGCATCTCACGTAGTGACAGTTCTTATGAACAACCGGGTAAAATACCCAGAATACACTGATAGGGTCATTCTTACACTTGATACAGATGAAACAATAAATTTCAACATGACCACAGAAGATAAGATAAAGATGTATGTAAAAGGTTTTAAAGAAAATATTATATCTTTATAATATAAACAAATGTCCGGTGGAATTACACAACTTGTTGCCGTAGGTGCTCAGGATGCCCATCTAGTGGGTAAACCAGAAGTATCATTCTTCCAGTCCGTTTACAAGCGCCACACCAATTTCTCCCATGTTGTTGACCGTCAGGTTATCCAGGGTAATGTATCAAACAATGGAATGTCAACTGTACGCTTTGAACGGCGCGGAGACCTTTTAAGCTATGTATATCTTGCACCAAGCGACATAAACGGTTCCGCTGCTGCTGTAAACAACGATTGGTCTCAATATATTTCAAAAGTAGAACTTCTCATTGGTGGTCAGGTTATTGATGATCAGAATTCTGTATTCTCACAGAGAATCGCAGCTGATCTTCTTGCACAGACTGCTTCTAAGTCACCTGCGTCAAAACACTACAAGAGTACTGATGATGGCACAGATGACAACTATTTCTATCCTCTCCGTTTCTTCTTCTGTGAAAACTGGCAGAGTGCTATCCCACTCGTGGCCCTACAATATCATGATGTTGAGATCAGAATTACCTGGGGAGGTTCCGCAAAAGATTTTACTTGGGAATGCTTCGCAGATTTCATATATCTAGACACTGAAGAACGTACCGCAGTAGCTGATCGCGAACACATGATGCTCATGTACCAGGTTCAGAAGGCTGTGGCATCAGGCACTCGTACCCAGGAGCTCAATTTCAACCACCCGGTGAAATTTCTCGCAAGTTACAACTCTAACTCAACCGGACTATGTGCAACTGATACCAAGGTTAAACTTCAGATTAACGGTACAGATGTTGCCGATTTCAAATACGCTGCCCCACACTTTACACAGACCCCAACTTTCTATCACACCACCAATTCCACTAACGGTAGTGGAACTACGCGTTTTCTTTACCCATTCTGTCTCGAGACTTCCAAGCTTCAGCCAACTGGGTCTCTTAATTTTAGTCGTCTAGACACCGCACGCCTTATCACCGATGGCACCCGGGCTGTTACAGATGATGTATATGCAGTCAACTACAACATTCTAAAGATATCAAATGGTATGGGTGGTCTCATGTACGCAAACTAAATAATCTACAATCACACAAAAAACTCATAATTTTTTATTAACAAATAATAACAAGTTATGAATAGGAATAGTTGTACCTTCAGCAAAAAGGGAGGTTTTAGAGCCTTTCAGGGAAAAGTACAAGAAGAATTAGGAATCAATAACAAGAAGATAAACAAACTCAATCCTGAACAACTCTGTACTTTGTATGATAAATGCAAGAACACTAGAATATTACCACCTATGCATTTTCAAAACGCGCCAGATGGTAGAGCATTTCTGATCGATCCTGCACATCCAGATATTACTATAAAAGATTATCTTAAAATCCTAGAGAAACCTAAACCTGAAGAAAAACTCGAGGTTGAGAAGTATCTTAGAAAGTTTCTAGTAAAAAAATTAAGATACAAGAATCTTATTGAAGAAAAAACATATACCCACAATGAACTTTCGGGAATAATAGTAGATATTTTTGTCGAGAAAGGTATTCGAGAACCTATCGAACTACCCTACAGAGTCAAAAAGAATGTAACGAAAAATCTATTTAACCAATCTGAAAAAGCGATGGTCCCATCTGAAGTACTGGTTGGTAATGAAAACATGAACAATGCATCACCTGGACCAAACATGTTAAATACCCCTAGAAACAACAACACCGGTAACAACAACAACAACAACAACACTGGCAACAGGAATAACAATAATAAACCTCCATCTACACAACCAATGTTTGGCGCTTCTCAACCACCTACACAGAGACTAAATGGTGTTCCTCAACCAACAGAAACTGCTGCAAACCGTAATGCTAAACTTGTTAAACAGGTTCAAAATGCAAATCTACAGAGACGCGAAATGATTCAGCAAAAGCTCGCTGCAGTAAGAGGTGTCACCGCGACAGGAGGTGTCACCGCGACAGGAGGTGTCACCGCGACAGGAGGTGTCACCGCGACAGGAGGTGTCACCGCAGCATCTGCTGCACCCCCTGGGCGCCAAAAATCAATAGAAAAAGTAGTATCGGACAACGCCTCTAAAAATTCAAACAGTGTTAGTAAATCTAAAACGTATGATATGGTCATAGCAGGTAAAATGCCAACGCTATTGGTTGGTCATTTTGAAACTGAAGTTAGAAATCAACAAAAATTTTCAAAACTGTACCAATACTTAGCTGGCATTCAAACTGATGTTAAGCTTAAAATGAATCTCCTAAATCAAAAAGGGCGAAACAAAGACGGAAAACCTAAAAATGTAAAAATAAATGCTCCAGGAATGAGGGACTTATTAAAAATACATGCATATTATGCACCGAATAAGAATAGTAATAACAACAACGAAGCCAAAAACAACAAATCGGTTGATTCTCGTATATTTCAGATAAAAGAATTTTCAGATGGTCTAAAATCTATATTGAATGAGATGACGACACAACAACATGTCGATCTTCAAGCATTGATAGAACAAATTCTTAAGGCTTCGGATGAACAAAAGAAGGCATACTTAGACGAAATAAGACTAAAACTTAATAATTCAAACTATGTTAAAAAAATGTACGGACTTTGGTCGGGTATACCAAAAATTACATTTGACCAATTTATGAAACTAATTGGAGAAAAACCAATAGAATATTTCAAAAGGTTGGAATTAAATGGTAAAGACTCGTATGTAGAAGAGTTCAAATTGCCTATACAAGCACTTATAAAGGTTAATACAAATAAACAGGGTGCATCAAGATCGCGTGCGTTTCTACAACAACAAAAAGAATCTATCAAGAAAATATTTGAACAAATGGATGATGAGAAACGCGCACTTTTGTATAAGAGTTTTCTTCTCAATAGTAATAAAAGTTTCAGAGAAGTACTTAATGGTATAAAAACAACTGCAGAAAATATGTTAGAGGGCGTTGGAAGAGAGAACACCCGGCAGCAGTCGAGCTAAATTTTATCTTCACTACTAATAAATGAGTGAAACTAATAATTCGTCAACAATACTTCAGAAGATCACGGACCTTCGAACAGGGCTTACAAAGTTATTATCAGATTTGAATAGACTTGAACCAAAGAAAGTGATTACACTTGAAGACGTAGAAGACCTTAAACGTAGTTTGGGAACTTTAGAAGAAAACCTAAAAAACATAAAAACATCTATCGGTAATTATATTCTTAAAGAATTAAGAAAAAATAACCGATTATCCCAGGAGTCAGGAGAAAAAGGATTGTCAGACAAACAGATTTTAACATTTGCTGCAAGATTTAATAATCAAATCGCTGCTCATATTAGTCATAAATCTAATGTCCCAGAAAAATATTTTAAAGCACCTGTGAGAAAATTTCAAGACTTCATCGCGATACTTAGAGAGTTCATGGTTAAACTAGCCAACGAAGATAAAGATCTAATTGAAGCTGCATTAGCCAAGGCGAAGCGCAACGTTAAGAATTTGTTTTCAACGGCTCTTAAGAGTTTTGTAGCCGCTGAAAAATTGCAGAAAAAAGCAGTTAATGCTACGGTAAAAACCGAACTAGAAAACGTAAAAAAAAGGATTGGAGCTATAAGAGAAGAGGTAAATGCAGCCCCCCCTGAACCCGCAGCATACACTGAAGCCAATCCTATAGCAGTTGCTGCAAATAATATAGGCGCAAAAAAGATGAGTCTATTGGCTGACCTACTTAATCAAGGTAGAAGATTAAATACTAGTCAAATAAATAGCGCTAACGAAACAGCCTATGAGTCATACGTGGCCGCTATAGATAGCAACCCTAAGGGTTCGAATGAAAGGGCAGAGGCTTTAAATAAGATTACTGCAAATAATAACAAATTAGACAGACTAATACAGGCACTTCAATACCAACCTGGTCCTTCTGAAGGAGTTACTGGACCTGGAGCATAGGGGCGCGTGGGCTCCATGGGGGGTAGTCCCCAGGGGTCCCCAGGGAGTCCAAACAAAAGAAACCTGAATATGATTAGAAATGCTATGATAAAAATGAAGAAAAATGAAGAAAAACAAACAAAAACAGCGAATAATAATAAAGTGACACCCGCAGCACCCCCAACACCCGCAGCTCAAGCAGCACCCGCAGCAGCACCCACCGCCGCACCCGCAGCAGCACCCGCAGCACCCCCAACACCCGCAGCTCAAGCAGCACCCGCAGCACCCCCAGCACTCCCACAACCGATTCCTGGTCTAGAAAAAGGACTTCCACCAATACCCGAAGCAAAGAATCTTGTTAAAAAGGCAGAACAGAAAATAGAGGAACAGAACGCCAAGGCCAAGGCCAAGGCCAATGCCAATGCCAAGGCCAAGGCCAAGGCCAAGGCCAATGCCAATGCCAAGGCCAAGGCTAAAGAGGAAGAAAATAAAGAATTTGCACAAAAAGTAATGAAAAAGACAATAATTAACGCGTTAGGAGAAAATAAGAATCTCTATGCAAACCATATAAAAGACAATAAACTAAATAGTCTCTTTGAACTTCACACAAAACCAGAAGAACTTAAAAAAGCAATTGTAAAATCTATAGAAGATGAAAATGAGAAATTTAAACTTATGCAACCACATCGCAATATGAACTTGCCTACTTTATTAAAGATGTACAAAGCACGATCTAATAATAAAAAAGAAGAAGTGAGAGAATTAATAATCCCTAAACTTGCTCCACGGGAAATAAAGGTCCTGACTTCAGAAAGTTCTAATATACCAAGTGAATTGGTACAAGCAGCACTCATTAGTAAACTCGAAAGCTCTAAAAATAGAATTGGTACAGAAATAACTAACTCGACAGTACTTAGATCACTAGCGAACTATGTAAAAATAACCTCAAACGTAAATAATAGACTTAAACAACTTATAAACAATTTAGTTCCTCCTAAACCTAAATTAAATCCTAAACAATTATTTATAAACGCAGTTGAAAAAACCAAGCTGACAGGTGGTGGTGAAAAAAGCGGACGAATGTCCAGAGACACTCTAGAAGCAGCCAGAAGAAATACACGTGAAAATGTAAAAAAACAAGTACAAACCCTAAAAAATAGGGGTCAAACAATCGAGGCACAACAACTAGAAAAGAAGAAAGCCGCAGACGCTAGAAGAAGGGCAACAAATTTCGCAGCTGGACAAAGCCGAAGGAGTGCTAGACGGCAATTTTTAAATCAACGTAGAGAGCAACAGAAAACGAGATCTTCCACATTAAATATGATGCCAAGAGGATTTGGAATTGCAGAAAATCAGGCTATTAAAGCAAGAAAAAAACAAGAGGAGCGTGATCGACAGATGGTTAAAAGTGCAACTTCACAGATGAAGGGTAGATCATCAGCGATACAAACAGGACAAAATGAGGCGAGGAATTCATTGACTACGGTTGGGCCAGGTTTACCTGGTCGATAATCCTGACCCCTGGCTTAAAAAATAGAAACCCTGTAGGAACAAGAAGAGGAGCATGGGTGACTGTGTGATATGTTGCGAGAAGTTCAACAAGATGAAAAGAAAGAAGATAACATGTCCTAAATGTGACTATGAGATATGCCGTGAATGTGTAGAAACATATCTCCTAGGTACCCATCAGGATCCTCATTGTATGAACTGCAAACACGTATGGGACAGGGAGTTCTTGGACTCTGTGTGTGCAAAGGTGTTTATTTCAAAGTCGCTTCGGACTCACCGCGAGAACATACTGTTTGAACGTGAGAAGTGCATGATGCCCCAAACTCAACCACAGGTTGAGAAAACGCTTATGGTCCGTGAGATGCAGAAGGAGATTGCTCAGGAGGAACACCGTCTGCGTAAGTTGCGTGAAGAACTTCACGATAAGTACATGACACTAGATCGTTTGCGAAATACTCGAGTGGCGACTATCGAGGCTGCCAAGTTCTGTAGGAAGTGTCCCGTAGAAAACTGCAAGGGTTTCTTGAGCACCCAATGGAAGTGTGAGCTGTGTAAGAATAAGATATGCAAGGAATGCAATGAACCCGAAGAGGAGGGGCACGTGTGTGATCCCGCAAATGTGGAGACGACTAAGCTGTTAGCGAAGGATACTAAGCCGTGTCCATCATGCGGCACTATGATTTTTAAGATATCAGGGTGCCCACAAATGTGGTGTACGTCCTGTCATGTTGCGTTTGATTGGCGTACGTTAAGGATTGAGAAGGGTGTGATCCACAATCCACACTTTTTTGACTTCCAGAGGAACAATCGTAACATGAATCTTAGGAATCCTGCTGATATACCGTGTGGAGGAAGACCAGATTGGAGGGAAATAAGTATGTTTTCTAAACATATCCCACAATATCAACAAAGACTTCTCACAAACATGATAAGACTTCTGAGTCACATAGAAAATTGGGCACTTACACACGAGTATCCAGCTGTTCACAGAGACAATGAGGATCTTAGGATAGCTTACATGCTGAACGAGTTAGCTGAAAAGACCTTCAAACATACGATCCAGAATCGTGAGAAGAAAAATAAGAAGTTGTCTGAATTCCGAGAAGTCCTTCAGATGTTCTTGAACACGGCGGGTGACATGTTGAGGCAGATGATAGTTGATAATTCAATTGTCACAAGCTTAGAAAATCTAGAGCAACTACGCGGGTATGTTAATGAAGCAATGAAAAAGATTGGCAAGAGGTACAATTGTATGAGTCCGGAGATTGATCGTATGTGGACTAATGTAATTAAAACATAGTATACTTTTTACATAAATGTTCCGAGAATTGTGCAATCGGGTTTATCAAACCTTGGGACCTGGTTACAGTGAACGGGTGTATCACAATGCTTTAGAGGTTCTGCTTCGTAAGAATAACATACCATATGAGTCAGAGAGAATCATACCGGTAGTGTTCGAAGGACACACTATAGGTAATCTTAGAGGTGATCTCATAGTGGATGGGAAAATAATAATCGAATTAAAAGCAATAAAAACACTAACAAGTTACAATAACATTCAGGCTACAAACTATATCAAACTTACGGGGATTCCTCATGCGGTTCTTGTGAATTTTCCACAGACTCTGGGGAAGAGTGAGTGCGAGTTCGAGGAAGTGCGAGACTTAGAGCCACCATCAGAGGAAACAGCTTTGTAATAACTCGTGTGTGGTCAACAGAGTCTTGTTTCCATCCTTCAGGGTCTGTGAGACTAGCCTCGAGAGCCTGTTTTGCACAGTCAAGGTGAAAAATAGCGTCACGAACACAGTGTTCCATTTTTCATTTAAAGATTTTTATCTTTAAATTGTCGGAATAAATTCCCATTTAAGTTCTTTGCATATATTACGCCAGATAACATCTTGTTGATACAGCTTTTCTTTAGATTTTAGGAGGGGAAAACAGTCGAGATAATCATCTTCACCAAGTAACTCACAGAATTTATAAAGAACATAAGAATAACTCAGGAAGTTTTTCCTGTTTTCTGGGCAGTGTTTGTTGAAAGGTTCTTGTATTTCTTGGAACATTCTTCGCAGACGTTCCTCAAGTTCGAGGGTCATTTTAGGTGGTTGAATGCCATTCAGTATATTTGTAATGTACGGAACATGTTCATAGTATTTATTAAGTTTGAGTTTCTTTAAGAAACTTCTAACTTTCGCGTGTGTTATTTCATCTAGACTCTTTATCTTGGTCTTTTTGAATTCGTGTCTCAATTGTTCGATGACATCATCTGGTATATTCGTCTGTTCTTGGGCTTGGAATTGTAGGAGCCATTCATTGAAGTGATTGTCTCTCTTGTAAGAGTATATAACGATCATTTCGGTCTGCTCCTGTTCTTCGCGATATGTAAGTTCTTCTGATATCCAAGGTTCGGCTACACCACAATCATGACATATAATATCATTTACGTTTGAATCTATAAAGACATTTGATGACTTGCAACACGAACATTCATACAAATTTATTCTCTTCTTCTTTCTATCTGGATCTGGAAGAACTATTGATTCTACACACTCTAAATATTCTCTGTACACATCACTTTTTTGAACACCTTTGGTTATAATCATGTTGAATGCCTTATCGTATTCGGTGGTCTCTTCGTTAGAGAAATACTTTTGTATGAAGGGTGCACATTTTAGAATGTAATCATTACGTTCTTGTTCGTCTTTTATATTATTAAGATTGTATTCATATCTCGCTATGAAGTTCCCTTCCATATTTAAAGAATATAGTTATATTATTTTTTAAATATGTTCTTGCAAGAGCATTTGATGACAAAGATTTTCTGTTTCTTCTCAAACATTTATGGAGTTTACAAGCGGTATTTTTTGTGGCGCCCAAATTTCAAGATCATAAAGGCGGAGATGGAGTACGTGCATGTTCCAGTTACGGTGGACGAAGATGACCTAGATGATCTTTGGCTACCTGAAAAGAAGTATTGGAGCGAGGAAGAAGATTCGGGGAGTTATTTAGACATAACAAAATATGCGAGAGATGGTACAGTGTGTGATATAGTTATCCCAATTTCGGTAGAACAGTGTGTAGTGTCTATCTGGTACCTGTACAATGATAAGACGTATAAGTTTTTTACACGCGATCTAAACTACAAGTGGCCACCACCCGTTCCACGTGGGGTGAAATTTACTCTTCCAATTAGGAGTGCAGAGCTTCTTGATGAGGATCTTGAATTTGTGGAAGATGTTACTGGAAAGATTAAAAAGTACGCGGGTCCTTTCAACGACTTTTTTAATCAAGAGATTGTTCCAGATGATATGCTAGGTTCATTTAGTTATAAATTTTTAAAGATAGTTAACTTGACTGGGAGGGAATATATAGTAGCAGCTGAAGATATCATCAGAGTTCCTTGGTAGCAACATAAAAGTGAACCTCACCTAGGTTTGCAATGTTGTATTTGAGTATAAGGAACCTATTTTCATTTTCCTGCATAATTTCAACAGTTGAGCACATGTTCGTGGCTTTAGTGAACATATTAATGTACTTGAGAGAGTACAGGCCTGTAATGTGTCCACTAAAGTTCTGGTTGTCAACACATTCGATCTTGGTGTACTGGTTTGCAAAGTCTCCGTCACACTTTATTTCAAAGTTGTTACCTGTTCTGGAGATCTCGACATCTGTGCCGATGTTGTTCATGTCTCTGCATATCTTTTGAAAATCTATGGATGGGATGGATGTTATAACAGACATGTTTACGGTAGGAACCTGGATATAATCTTCATTGATGTCTAACAACTTTAGATTAAATGACGTGTGTGTCTTCTTGTTTACATTCTCGATTGTGATCTTGAGAAATTCACGGGACACTATCTCTATTGTGAGTGTATCCTGTGCCGATATACTCTTGAGTAGCTTGAATGTGTTGGATATGTTTACACCGGCAGAGATATTTTCTTCCGTACACGTGTATTCTTCGAAGTTATCAGCACAAAGATTGATATCCACAAGGGCAGCCCGAGCAGTGTCCAAAGTAGTAATCTTAACACCTTCGGGTGAGAAATATATGTTAACATCATTAAGTATATCTTTGAGGACTTCAAAGAGAGACTTGAAGGCAGATGCTTGAACAGTTTTCAATTTCATATACGATAATCCCGTGTTTAGTCTTTATTACCATTACTAAACGCATCTGATACATTTCGGTTTATTTTGTCTTGAATAGTCTGAGTGATTACTGGCTGAAGTGACTGGCCATAATTGTTCAGATTGAAGTAATCTCCTGAGTCATCTTCGGCACCGTCGAGTGTTGATGAGTTATAGCATCCACCTAGTGTACAGTTTTCAATCTCTTGTGGGAGAAGTGACTCGAGCCAAGCCTTTACTTCTTTTCCAACTAGGAATTTGCCATTCTTAGATATAAGTGTAGGGACTCTCACTATCTTTTCTGAAGGCAGACCCTGAGTGTTAACATTGTGATACTGGATCATGGACTGAAGGACCTGATTGTCCTGGATGAATCTAATAATGTCATTGCAATGATTACATTTGGGACTATAAACGAGTATACCAGCCATTATTAATATTCCTGAAATAAAATATAAGTTTTTTTTAACGCAACATGTATTGGGTGATACTAACTATTCTTATTTTGATACTGTGTATGGGTAGTTCTCAGACGGAAAGATTCCGAGAGATGTTTGGATTTTCCGGGCACCGTGAACCCATCGATGATACTGCATTCGAATTTGGGAGTGAACAAACAGGTTATGATGACGTCACGGAACAAGAGGGTATAACATCTGACGAAGTGAACACATGTGTGATAGCTTCTATGAAGTTTATAAATGACAAGTTTAAGATGTGTTCGTACCCTGTTGAGACAAGTAAGATCCAGAAGATGAAGAAAGATTCTGATGTTATCTACAAGTGTAAATTTATGTTTGTGGTTACCAGTGCAAATTACCCGTTTATGCTTGGCATGGAATCTGATGTAAAGAATGGAAAAGTTGTTCGTGCATCTACACAAGGTACTTATAAAGGGGTACCTCCTCCACAAGCAGAAGAAAATTTTAAGAGTTTCAATGAGGTAGAAGACTTCAAAGTTTATTCTCGTTAAAAAATAATGATAAGTGTAGAAGAAATTCACGCTCTTGAAAACAAAAGAAAGACTATCAAGAAAGAGATATATACAAAAATTTATGAAGAGATCTCTAGAAAGATCAGGACAGCAGTAAGTGTAGGACACAAACAGATTATAACACGTGTACCTGGGTATATATTTGGGTATCCTACATACGACCACAACAAGGCCTGTCAATACATGAAAAGACAATTGGTCCATTCCGGTTTTATTGTCCACATATTCGCACAAGGAGATCTGTATATTTCGTGGAACAAAGAAGATAAACAGGCGAAGGAACCACCACCCAAGTATCAGAATGCAGAACAGGAAGAAGAAGATTTTCCAACATTTGTAAACCTAAAAAAGATTGCGAATAAATTGAGAAAACAATAATCCCCGGGAATCATAAAATGGAAGACGGAAATGTTAATGTGATGGTGGAAGCCAAGAAGGAGTACACCGCACAGTTGTGCAACATTATGTGCCCTTTTATGATTGAAACATTTATTGCAACTTATAACGAAGCTGAAAACATATCAAAGGGAAAGAAGATCCTGTTGCAGTTTCAGAGACTTCTAAAAGAGGTTCCAAATTGGAACAATCATATGATAGCAGAGCATAACACTCGTATGAATAATAACTGTAGTTGGTTTAATGACCTTCTTGCTGCTGTGTTTGTTAGCAACGTGAAGATTCTTTCATCTGTTCGCCTACGGGCTCAGCACGCCAAGATTTCAGTGAAACTTCCTACGAACGAACGTTTTATTCATGCATGTTATATAAATGCAGCTAAAGACCTTTACAAAGACCCATATGCATTTGCAGATGATAATGATGATTTAGATGAACTACTCACAAAGAAATTTGTAACTGTTATTGTGACCACTATTCAAGAGATGATTCCCGTTCAGGAGATTCTAAAGACCTATATATCTCAGGACCAAGCAGTTGAACAGGTAGATGTTCAACAAGAGGATGAATATGAAGAACCAGAGGTGGAAGAAAACTTTGAGGAACAGGAGATCCCAGAGGAACAGATAGAGCCGAACGAACAGACTGAACAGACTGAACAGACTGAACAGACTGAACCTGCAATAACCGAGAATAATACAGAGTCAGAGGAACAGAAGAGTATACCTATAAATGGTAAGGGTGTAGAAGAGGATGATGTTCTGTTTGGGGATGCACCTGAACAAAAAACCTCTCCATAAAGTAAATGGAATTAGGTGACTATCTCAAAGACCCTGTTTATGCTGCAATTTTTGCCGCAGCTGTTGTTGCTGCATACCTTCATCTTAAGAATAAAATGAATAACGAACCAGAAATGAAACCAAGTGAATATATGAAACCCGGTGCACTTGTTGCACTGCTTGTGTGGTTTATTGTTGCATACGGAATTGGTGGTCGCGAAACTATTTCTAAGGAGCCATTTTGAATAAACTTAAAGATTATAATGTATATTACAGCAGTAAATATGACTTCGGTTACTGCATGGTGTGAGATGATGGATAGCTTTCTCTCAGAACTTGAGAAGACTTTCCCTAACGAACCTGGTGTAAAGAAGTACAAGACATCATATGATCTCGTTCGTAAGGCAAACCCGCGAAAGTGTGTGGAGAGTTATATGAAGGCGTGTCAGCCTTTTAGTAATAATATCATGCAAAAAGATGAGACATTTTTTGTGGAACACAGTGAGACGATTGGGTTTCTAAAGCAGCTGAACATGAGAAGCATTGGAAAGATCCAGATGTAACACAGGGGACTCGTGACGCAATCTGGCAGTATATCCAGACCCTGTATATCTTGGGTACAACTATTACGACTTTTCCACCCGAGACACTCGGTATGATTGAGAATGTTGCGGAGCAGTGTGCGACGAATATGCAGGGTGGTGATCCAAACCAGATGATGAACACAATGTCTGGTTTATTCTCAAATCTGGGTAATATGCTACAGGACAAAAAAAACTAAGTAATAATAATAGATAATGTCAAAGGTATTTTTTGATGATCCAATGGTCCTCTTCAAGAAGGATGAGGTCTTCAAGATGTGGCCTAGTCCCAAGATGTCCCTAGAGGAGAGGATAAATGCATCCGCGCGTTTCATAATTTTTGCATCATGTGCTCTTTATCTGTACAATCGTGATACACGTGTGTTTATTGTTGGTTTGATATGTATTGGTGTTCTTTATTTTATGTTTAACAAGAAGATCTCAGAGCCTAAGCCACCATGTCAGCTGCCCACAGCTGATAACCCCATGGCAAACTTCTTACAGAATGAGTGGAACACCCGCACGCTTCCCTCGTGTGATTACGACAGTGTGAAGCCATTAGTTCACAACTATGTTTCTGATAGGTTCATACATGGGAACACTAGATCTCGGGCAGCTCTCCCGGAGCATCAGAGATATGCAGCTGCAAGGCAGTGGGTTATGACTCCTGCACGTGATAACCCTAATGCACAGGCAGAGTTTGCAGAGGCATGCTATGGCAAGAAGTTTCAGCCCCTATGCCGTGATAACCCCTCAATGTGTGATCCAAATTTCAGGGGTGCACAGCTCGAAGCATTTGCTGGTTTAGATCCAGCTGGGACAGGGCGTATGCACGGTGGGGGAAGTATAAAATATTCTTAATAATATTATAAAGTATGGCTTACAGTTTACAGCCAAATGTTCCCATCTTAGAGAACCCTGCAGTTCCCGAGAGCTGTGCAACTGATTTTGTATTTGCTTACCCACAAACGACAAGTCTCAACACTTGCTGCCGCCCCAACACTATGGTGTACGGCACAGCACCTTATATGGCAGGTAAGGGTGCACCAGGAGATCTTATAACTCTCGAGGACGAGATGAGACCTCAGACTACAAAGCAGTTCAACAAGATATATGTAGATACTTATGGAAAGAATATGCATCCTCTTCAGAACATGAAATGCAGTGTCCCTCTGCGTGTGTGGGACGCCAATCCAGGAAGCACTCGTGCAAGTGCTCAGAATTGTTTATTTCAGCAAAGATATTTATCTCAATAAGTATTAATAAATGGCTCTAGTACCAATTATTGGTCTAATAGGATTGGCTTATGTGGCTATCCAGAACAATGAAGAGGAGGAAACATATGTTCCAGTTTCAGATTTTAATCAAGGTGAGAAGATAGATGATAGTAGACTCATTAAATGGGTCCGCCTATCCAGTTGATACACGTGGTCAAGTCGCACCAGAGGGGAATTCATTTCATGATATTGCACAAGATAGGTTTGTAGGGGGTCTACCAAGTTATATATCAGCAGAGAGTCAACAGTATGTATCAGGTATTATGGATAACATTGGTCCAGTAGAGAAATCTCAGGTGGGCCCGGGTTTAGGTGTTGGTCCAAATGTTCCTGCTTATGGTGGATATCAACAACTTTTCAGGGTAAAACCAACAAACGTCGGTGAATACAAACTTACCTCCCTCCCGGGTAGACATGGTGTGGGTGGCGACATTACAGGTGGTCGCCCGGGTGTGATTGGTCGAGTGAATCACAAGATGGCTCCTAAGACGGCCTATCTTCCTGCACGCTTGCCTAATACAGGTGGGCGCGGTCAAGCTCAAGGCGGTGCTGCAACTGCTATGACAAATCATGGGGTATTCGAGAAGAGCAAGAGAACTACACATCGCTCAGAAACAGGTATGCGAACTGATGGTCTCACATACGGTTCTGCAAAGAAGGTTGTGGGAGCAGGAACGCTCACACAAGATCCAACACGCAACAAGGGTGATTTTAATGCCTTTGCAACTAACCACATGAACAATCCTATGCCCGGTATAAACGAGTTCCACGGTGGTCATTTCATCACCCCCGAGGCTATGATTCTTCAACAAAATGGTGGTCGTGTACTTTCAGCAGAAGAATTATTGAAATACGGTATGCGGCCGTCTGAAAACCGATCTCGTCCTGACCGGGCTGGTAATTCTGGTAGAATGAATGTAAGAGGAAACCCACTTGCACAGGGTGGTGGCCTCTCGTCTGTTCGTGTAGACCAGTCGCGTACTGATGGACGCACAGGTACACTAAATGGTGGCCACACACAAAATTATGTAAAACCATATTTTCATCAGACAAACCCATACAAGGGTGCACACAATCCTCGTGCAACAGCTGAGTTCTTGGGTACTGCACAAAGACAACTAAAAAACAATCCTCTTACTAATTAATAATGGAGGATTACATAATTGAGATTGATAGTTCTCAAAGAGATCCCAATATTTATTCAGATCCGAATGATTACACGGTCTATCTGAATAAACATATCTATAATGTTGAGAGTATCGAATTGATAGCTGGGAAGATACCCACTACACAGCATCTTATCAACTCTGGAAATAGACAGTTCCAAGTTGATGATACCATTGTTTCTATACAGGAAGGAAACTACACAGATGGGAATACACTAGCGAGTAATCTTTCATCTTCTCTAATAGGGACGACAAACGTAACGTCTGTTAGTTATCAATCAAACACACACACTATAATTTTTACGGGTACAGACAATTTTTCTTTCAAGTTTTACAGTGGTCTGAACGGTTTAAACAGTTCCACAGATGCAGGTACACCATTTAATGTATTAGGGTTTTCAGGTAAAGACACGGAATTTACTAATTATTTAGAGAGCGGATATCTCGATCTGATGGGACCCACTAATATAATAATAAAGATATCAACAAATGACGAAGAATGCAGAAAAGATATCTACACTACCAGTGATGAGTTTAGTTTTGACTCTGGCACCTGGAAAAAAACAGCCCTTCAGCCAATGAAGAATGAATACACAGGGCGTTTGAATATATTCAAGGACAATCTTTACAACATGATTGATTACAAACCAGGAGATCCTGTGAAGTTTAATTTTAGTAAAAATGCCGATAAAGTTCTCAATAAGATACGTATACAGTGGTTCTATAATGTTGGAAATAAGTTGATACCGTATGATTTTAATGGACGTAATCATTTCATGAAACTTCGTGTAAGAGGTTCAATTGATAAATTAAATGTTTTGCCAAGATTTGAAATGTCTCCTCCTGATAAAGCAGAGACTAAAGTCTTGGAAGAACATCATGAATCTGAAAAGACAGACTGGAAGTTCTGGGGAACCCTTGTTTTTATATTAGCGCTTGTGTTATTTATCTGGTCACGGCGAACACGGGCTGCTGGTTCCCCTTTGCAAGACCAGCTCCCCCAAACCGAGTTATGAGCATAGCTGCAAGAACAGCAATTAGCGTAGTAAGTAGAGCAGACATAACATAGTAGCTGCCACCGTTAGCCTTGACACGTACAAGGCTGCTGATGAGCCAGCGGATCACATCGAGCCAAGCGAGTGCAGCCGCAAAGCTAAAGCCAGCAGTCATAGAGTTGAGGGACTGAATGCGGACATCCTGAGCAACAGAGGTAATAAGACCGGACATATTTATATTATCTACTCAGAAAAATATTCTTCTTCCTGGAGAATAGATTTGTAATAAGGAACTGGTTCGGGTTTTTTGTTTGAATACCTTTTGATTATAAATGATTTTACACTGTTAGAATCTTCACTGTCGTAACCATCTATATCACTGTGTGTAGCATAAGAATCTTCACTTATGTCGTCTTCTTCATCTTCGTCACCTGAGATATTATCTTCGTAATCTTGTTGTTCCCATGGAAGTGGCTCCGGGGGTACTGGTGCTAGAATAAGACTCATTATATTAGCATTTCTGAGAATTTTTTTTAATTGAATCGCACAACATCCTTTCTAGAGGACATGTTGGTTCCCACTGTTCCCATGTATCGTAACAATCGTTTACTGCGTTCATGAGTTCATCTGGACCTTCGTACCGTGTAAAAGAATCCTCTGTTTCCTCTACAACATCTATGTCATCTGGATCCTCTGTATTCTCTAATTCAGGAAAAAGTGTTCCTGAGTGTCTGCCAACAAAATTCCTACAGGCATACTTGAGTGCATAATCAAAATCGCGGGCTGTTACGAAATCTCGTCTGCACTTTTTTGAATACTCTGCTGCTAAAACAACAGCCCCCTCCATTACAGGTTGGATACCATTAATGGCTGCTTCTATAATTTGTTCCTCCATTTATAAATATGTTTATTTAAATAGGTGTGTAAAAACACAGTATAAAATTCCCTGAGTGTTTTTAATGAATCTTCAACTGAAGAAATTCAAACCAGAGCGTATAGCTGATGATAAGGTGTGCGTTTTTGTAGGAAAGAGAGGAACAGGAAAGTCTACACTTGTTACTGATATTATGTATCACAAGAAACATCTTCCAGCTGGTATCGTTATGAGTGCAACCGAAGAGGGTAATCATCACTATCAACAATTTGTTCCAGACCTGTGCATTTATGGTGATTATGATAGAGAAGCTATAGAAAGAGTTTTAGAAAGACAAAAGAAACTTGTGAGCAAGGGGGTTGCCGATAAAGGTGCGTTCATACTTCTAGATGACTGTATGTACGATAAGAAGTTCATGAAAGACATTTGTATAAGACAATGTTTCATGAATGGTCGCCACTGGAAATTGTTCTTTATGCTGACAATGCAGTATTGTATGGACTTGACCCCCGACTTGAGAGCAAATGTTGATTACGTATTTATATTGCGTGAAAATATTGTTCAGAATAGAGAAAAACTCTACAAATCTTTTTTTGGGATCTTCCCAAATTTTGACATGTTCAATCAGGTTATGACAGCTTGTACAGAAAACTACGAATGTCTGGTACTAGACAACACATCAAAATCAAACAAGATAGAAGATTGTGTGTTCTGGTACAAGGCTAAGGTTCACACAAATTTCCGTGTTGGTTCACCAGCCTTATGGAGATTTCATCAGAAGAATTACAATCCTAAACACAATACCGAAAAAGCGGTAGATCCAAGGAGTGTTCAAAAGAAAACTACACTTAAAATAGAAAAGAAAAAGTAATATAAATGAACTACGGACTTGTCGGTCTCGGGAAGATGGGTGCAAATCTTGCACTGAACATTTCGAATAAGAAACATCTAAATGTATACAACAGAACAACTGCAAAGACTTATAAAATATGTGATCAGAACCACGAACGTCTCCGAGGTTTCAAAACTATTGAAGAATTTGTGAATGAAACAGAATACCCCCGGAAGATAATAACTATGTTACCAAACAGTGTTGAGTTTGATTTCTTAGAATATCTAGAACCCGGTGATACAATCATAGATTGTGCCAATGAACGTTGGAATGTTTCAACCCTCAAGGAGGAGCAGTGCAACAAGGAAGGTGTAAACTATCTGGGTGTAGGTATGAGTGGTGGATACCTGGGCGCTCTTCATGGGCCAGCTGTTATGATTGGTGGTTTACGCGAAGTGTATGAAGACACACAAGAATTCTTTGAATCATTCTGTAACAGCAGTGTCTTTATAGGAGAAGATGCAGACATGGGTCACTTCACCAAGATGGTCCACAATGGGATTGAATACGGAATGCTCCAGACTATTGCAGACGTATATGCATATGCAAATAACGATAGAGGTATCATGCATAATATCTTAGAAGGCACAACAGATGGATACCTTGTAAGATCCGCAAAAAAGGTCTGTGCAGAGTACGACATAGATAAGATAATTGACAGATGTGAGATGAACGACACGGGCCTCTGGTGCTCCCAATGGGCTCTAGAAAACAAGATACCCCTTACAGTTATAAACACGGCTGTCGCATGTCGTATACAGTCTATGCAAGATAAAGCGCCCAATTCTTACAAAAAGCTAACAACTGTAACATCCATGAAACATGCAAGGGGTGCCATAGAATTTGTGTTTGCAATGGCTTTTCTAGAGGGCTTAGGGCTCATAGAAAGCAAGGGCATTGATACAAACCTGGCACAGGAGGCATGGTCAGAGTATACCATAATATGGTCGGATATGTGCAAGATGTCTCGAACAGAATTACAACATGTTGTAGAGAACAATATATACAATGCAAGGTATCTCGTGAGCGACTGTGCTCTAAAAGGAATAAGCATACCAGTTATAAGTGCGGCATTACAGGAGTATGAACTCAATCATACCTCACATTCTCATATGGCGTTCGTGTGTGCACAGAGGAATGATTTCGGAAACCACCCGGTGTGTTTCCACAATAGTGACACTTCATAATGATTCAGAAACGGACTCGTGTTGTCCTCTATCAACCAGTCTATAATTTTATCATATGTACCACTTGATATATCTATGATCTGTTCACCTCCATTCACATCAATGTACTTCTTAGTCTTTTTGGTCTTTTTTGCACACGATACGTTTATTACCACATTCCTAAAATAGAACCGAATCTTGCATGAAGTAAAAGCATTTCCAGGATATCCGTCATACCTAGACATTTCTAAAAATTCCGGAGGACTTATCTCTTCGAGAAATTCTGTCCGTGATACACTTGTACTATTTGATATCAACAAAGCAGCGAGTATCACAGCGTGACTCTGGTACATATCCAGAATTATACCAGTGTTGTCAAAGTAATCCATGCGATCCTCTACCCCAAGGCTCTCATGGAGAACTATATCAATAATTTTGGGACTAAGATGTGTGACCAAACCATCCCGCGCCAAGTAGTGATCATTGTAGAGAACCTTCAGGTCCCGTTCAAAAAAATAATTTTTTATTTCTTCAAAATTGTCTGGAGAGTTTCCGTGTGGCTTTTCAAGAACAAATGTAGGTTTGTTGTCTACGATGAAATCCTCGTATGGTCCCAAACACTCTAGAAGATGTACAGTCGGTATAGACATATAGGCTATATTACGCGCATCTGAATATCTTGTTAGGTCAGTATTTACTCTACGAGAGAGTGGAACCCACGGGACACCTTTCTTTTCAAGAACAGGTATGATCTTTGTACGAGCAAGATGCCCCCTGGCTCCAAACAGCAGTAACATTAATATTAATATATTTTACATTTTTAAGACATGGATTATAGTCTTTTAGGATATCTGGGAGGAGGTCTTTTGTCCTTTCAGATGATACCACAGATCATAAAGGTTTATAGACAAAAAGATGCTTCTCAGTTGTCTCTAAGTTTTATGATGTGTAATCTTATAGGTCTTGGTTGTATGTCAACTTATGGATTTTTGAACCGAGATCCACCTATTTATGTTCCAACAACGTGTTCATTTGTAAACACATGTGTTCTTATTTCCCAAAAATTTTTTTACGATTCTGTACAACATAATAGATCAGAAACAGAACAAATCCAAGAAACATTATGCCCTGAACAGTTCCCACTATCCTTTTCACCTGACACACCACCGAGGAGTCACCCGGTAGACATATTATACCCGAACCAGCACCAGACATTGCCGAGGTCGCCATGAGGCCCGCGTTTTCACCAGGTGTGAACAAGCTACCACCACCATTTGAACGTGAACTTCTACCACCTCTCGTCATTCTGTAATACTTAAAGTCTACATTTTATTACATAGTAGAAAGTCCAATGCAGATCTTCGTGAAGACTTTGACTGGAAAGACTATCACCCTAGAGGTAGAATCTAGTGATACTATTGACAATATCAAGGCAAAGATTCAAGACAAAGAGGGTATCCCACCGGATCAGCAGCGTTTGATCTTTGCAGGAAAGCAACTTGAAGATGGACGCACCCTCTCGGACTACAACATCCAAAAGGAATCAACCCTCCACCTTGTTCTCAGGCTCCGGGGAGGAATGGATATTCGTATTCCGTGAGTTCAATCTGACGCAGTGTTAGAGGTTTCATTTGTAATATATTCAGAGAAATGAGGACCACACTCCGCAATCTTGATCGTGTTCTTGGTGTCAGGAGCCCCACTGTGAAGATTAAGAGGGTGCGGACACCCCTAATCCCAGCACCCTCGGTCCTTCCGGACCTTCCGGGTCCCAAAAAAGAGATAGACTTTGCAGACTTTGTAGAAAAGGTTAACGGAAGGTGTGCAATCACAGGGTTGTACATAGGTAAGGCGCTGTTTCAATTTACAGGGCAAGATCTTGTTCAACAGCTGACCACAGACCCTATTCAAGCGGGTATGCGTGTTGGTGGAGATTTTACCCTGGTGACACTATTGACCCTTGTATTCTATAAGCCTACAGACTATGATAATCTTATGGAATTTGGTGTAAAGATTATGTATCGTTTTGCGATGCTTCAATGGGTGTGGATTATCAGCGGTTATATTTTTTAGGTGTAAAGTAAATGGTAGATACACTTGATCTTCAAGACGAAATTGGTTCACTGGGTGCTACAAATGTTGAAGTTCCTAAACCACCACCAGAATATTCTCCTCAAGTTTTTCCCGAGAAAAATCCCGAAAAAAATATAATAACAGATAATAGTAAAATACCCAAAATGGATTCAACCCCAATTAACGATATTATGGACCCTCCACAGGCTGAAATGATGCCACCACAAATGATGGCTCCTCAGCAGGCGGCGCCACAGATGATGGCTCCTCAGCAGATGGCGCCACAACAGGCTCCACCCAGCGTCTCACTGAAATCAAAGAATCCTTTCAATCTTACGGATGAACAGATGGACGCTGTCGTGGCAGCTGTATCTGCTATCGCAGCATTCTCTGATCCAGTTCAAGAGCGTCTAGGGTCTTTTGTACCAAATTTTGCAGGTGAGAATGGTCGATCTATGACTGGTATGCTTGTGACTGGTCTTGTCGTTGCACTCATGTACTTCTTCGCTCGTCGATATGTTATTAAGGCTTAAGAAGAGTCTTCCTCCTCCTCCTCCTCCTCATCATCATCATCACTTGGTGGAGATGAATCAGTCTCTACATATATAACGTCCGAATCTGTATTGGAATTGGATTTTTGGTCCCCAAATCCAAGACGGAAACCAGTCACGCTTGCAAGTGTTATAACAATGTATAAGAAAACAAGAAGGAAATAGAATGCACTCTTTGGTTGAGGCTGTGGTGCATGTAAATCAATAGATGACACCCTGGTTCCAATAACGTAATAAAACCCTATGAACACTCCAAAGATACATAGATAAACGAGTGATGAGTATGCTTTTTGTTCTTGTGGATTCTTTAGACGTGCTCTTATGTCTTTATTAAGTGTAAGTAATTTGATGATACCTGCAGTGAGTATACCAGCTCCCAGCAACAACTCTATATTTAGGGCGAAACCTGTTGTATCAGATGAAGCTATCATAACAGCTGGAATTAGGAACACAGGAAGAAGTTTTAGATACGGATCATTTGTAAAATTAGGTGCAATGCTAAGTGCATAAACTATAGAAAGAAGCAAGGTACTCGACATCATAGGAGTTGAATCTAGACCCTTGACGGCGTACGAAATCATTTATAATTAGTCACGAATAAATTTTCCACAAAAGTCTGTGCGAATATTGATGGGCTGATATATTCCTTTATTTATACAGTGTTCCCTTATTATTTTAAAATTATTCCAAAAATGCTCATCATGTGCATAAGTTTTTGAAACAGTGTGTGCAAGCTCGTGAATAAGCACATGAAAAACTTCATTTACTGAACCATCTAGACACAGACCAATTTCGTCTCCCTTATTTACATTGTACCCTATCTCTCCGTATCGCTCACGAAAACCGGTAATAACTGTTTTTTCTTTTAGTTCTTCCATACCCGGTGGAGGATCATTCGCAAGTATATTATATCTTCTCTTAACCTCTATAAGAACCGGGTCCTCTCTGTTTCTATAAAGAGAAACCATAACTATAAAAATCATGATGACCCACAGAACAGTTTTGTACTTCATTATTAATATCTTTTGAAAATAAAATATGTATACATTTTTGATAGGTCAGAGAAAGGAGAAAAAGGTTCCCAGCTGATTAGACATATCTTGTATCTATTGAGTTCAGCAACAAGCAAGTCTTTGTATGCAATCGGTTCGCTGCGCGGTCCGTCCTTGTAAAATGGAGTATCAACTAGATGAACATATAATTTTTCACCAAAAGAACCATTACCTGTTGTAGACTTTCTAACCATAAAGTTTCCAAGTGAATCTTGAAATTTCGGAAACATCATGATCATGTCAGAATTAGGAACACAACCTATGAGATACCCTTTTGGTCCTAATCGTTTATCTATCTCTTTTATACTCCTTTCAAACAATTCTCGTGTTTGAAAGATGTATTGTATAGAAAAATTGTAACATATTACATTGTATTTTTTAACAGGGCAGCAATGTATATCACCCATGAAAAATCTACACTTGTTCCATCCACCACTTCTCTTCTTCGCCTCTTCAACTGATTCAAAATCTGGATCACACATGTCGACTATTGCGCATACTTGTTTCCATTTGTGGATGTCACCACCTTGACCACAACCGACATCTAGAACAAAGTCTCCATCTCTGACATAATTTTGAATTAGCTGTCTCTTGGCTAGATTATGGAATTTTCTAATCTGCTCCATGTTCTTACATATACATAGGTCGGTGTCTTTATATGATAGAACCAAAAGGAGTAGGTCTCTCTTTGTCTATTTTTGACAGTTCATTCATTTTCACAGAACGCTTCTGTGTACCACTAGAATTGGCAATGTACACAGTGTCTTCGTCAATAATCTTAATAATTGTTACAACATCTGTTTCATCTGACTCTGATGACCAGACAAACCGAGTATAATTAACTTTTTCACCCACGGCAAACATTATGTAATTATAATATAAATGAAACTTTTAATTGAGGCTACATTTGTCGGGTTAAGTCTAGCATTGTTTACACATATTATTAAAATAGCTGATGTTTTGAACACAAAGAATCATTTTTTGTTCATGTTCATAGTAGGTTTCTTAATACATTTAGTGTTTGAATTTATGGGTCTAAATGTATGGTATTGTAAAAATGGGGTTGCCTGTTCAGGTAATTAAAGAATAAGATGCTTATTTTCGTAGAATGTCTTTGCTTGAACAAGATTATACGACCGTCCCTGGACAATTGTTTGCATGTGTATCGATAGTGGGTCCTGAATGCCCTCAAAAGAGTGATAAATTTGGTGTTAAGATTCGTGGATGTTTTGCCTCTCGTGAAGAGGCTGGTAATCACGCAAAACGTCTCCAGAAAGAAGATGCTACCTTTGATATCTATGTGGTTGATATGTACAAGTGGCTTCTGATCCCCCCAGACCGAAACAACATTGAAGATGTTCATTATAACAACGAAAAACTGGAGGAGCTTATGACGAACTACCGCGATAATCAGGTACAGGCTGCTCGAATGTTTGAGGAACGCAAGCGCGAAATGATGGAGCGTAAAGATTACGTGACTCCTGGTGATGAAAACTCAAAGTTCTACAATAAACCTGATGAGCCGCCGATCTCTCATCCTGCAGAGGTTCTGGAGCGTCTCCAGAAGGAGAAGCCAGATGCTAACATGGAAGATCTTGTTAAGGAAGCTGATGACATTGTGAAGGCTGAGATTGCGGAACGACAGGAGCAGCGTGAGGAAAATATACAGTCTAATTAAATGAGTTCAATAGAAGACTTCGTTAGATTTCTAATCGACTTTCCACAGCTATTTTATGAAAATACGTATACACCGTTCATTGGGATGATTATTTTTGGGATACTTGCAGGGCTGCTGCTTGCTGGGTCTCTCTTTAAATTGAAGGACTTGGATATTTCATTACCGAATATTGACTACGGAATGAATTCTATTGAATTGTTCCTGATGTCATTCATATTTATTATGCTTTCGTATGGAGAATTACGGAGACACTATAAGAAAAAAGGGTTTGAAGAACCGATCGCATCTTCTGTACATGATTTTGCAAAGCCAACAGATATTATAAATAGCCTGAGAGAAGATGACAAGAACTCTTTGATATTTGGACGCTCTAAATTTCCAACAGACGTGATGGATGGTGAACAAGAGGGTAAAGAGGTGCTACGGGGACACGAGAACTCTTCAGGACTTGGGGAACAATATGGAACTTTTACAGGTATGACTTTATATGGAGGGCCGCCTATGTATCACGAAGACACACTGAACAAGGTTTTTGAGTATGACAAGTTCATTAAGGGAGAAAGAGATTCTTCTATGGATGAGAAACGTGTCTTGTTACGTAATAAATACGACCAAGCGTCATCTGAAGAAGAACGTGAAAACATAAAACAGGAGATGATTAAGCTAGCTATGAGTGTCTCAGAATCACAGGTTGCATAGTTTTTCCCATAAAGAATCCTAAAATAAATGCTATAAATATTATTATGTATGCAGTTTTATCTAAATCACTAAAGATATCCTTTTTAGTGAATTGGTCTGATTGCTGGTCCCATTGGGGAGGCTGAACATATACGTATTGTGGTTCTTGTGCAGAGGGAGAAGGTTGTTCTCTAATCTCGGGTTCATTCAGAATGGAGTCATCGATTGGTGGAAGTGTATCCATTTTGATCTATTTAAAGAAATTTTTAATCCTCATCTTCCACACTCTCATCGTCTGATTCCACGAAACCTTTTAGATTTCCATTCTCGTCTGCATCACTGTCATCATCATCATCTTCTTCTTCCTCATCTGATTCTTCGATTGATTCACTGTCATCATCTTCCTCGTCATAATCATCTATAAGTTCCTCCTCTGGAGGCTCGTATCTATCAGGTTTCTTTATTAGTCTACCCGAACGAGTAGTGTACATTTATTTATTTTAATCCTAACTTTTTAAGCTTGTTTAAGTCTTCCTCTTTTTTCTCTGGATACAGTGAGTACATTATTGCCCGGGGGAGTGTATGTGTTTTTCCTGTAAAGTCCTTACACATCTTGTATTTGCGCCCTTTGGTTGTCTCGCATGTACAAAAACACTTTTGGCATAATATTCCAGTCTTTTTTACAAGAAACCATACATGATTAGATGAATGATCTCTCCCGAGATTCTCACAGTATTTAGAATTTGTCTGTATAGCGTACGTTGTTTTATCTCTCATAAGTTTCTGAACTCTTGCATTTTCTTGACCCTCTAAGTATTTTCTAATAAATGTCTCAAGGAGAGCCGACGCCCCTGAATTCTCAATTTCTTTCCCATTGGGCCTAGACTTGTGTTTAGGTTTGTTAAGTGAGAATATCTGAACTGGTTCTATGTTTATATTTGGCTCTTGAATATCCGTTCTGATAGTGACTTGTTGCAGTCTTTTTAGATTTATTGGTTCATTTGTGATATCTTCAAATTTGCCATCTTTGTAGACGAAAAATGGTATATACGGGCCTTCTATAACGCCACGAGTCTTTTTATATGACCACGGCAAACGGAACCCACTTCCATTTGAAGTCGTCGAAGGATCACCAAACACGGCCTTGTCTATTATCTTGTCCCAATTCTTAGCGCTATATATTTTAGACATGTGTAATATGAGTTGATCTCTCATGTTAAGAGCTTGATATTGATCAACTACACAATTTGGCCAGTTTAGATGTATACCCGTCTTGATTTGTTCACCCTTTGGTTTAGGTTTTGCGACACTGATTACACATGTGTTATCATTTGAAATATATACACTGGCTTTGTCACACATTAAATGTACAATGTTTTTTATGTTTTCATATGTCAAAGCTTCGTCATCGACATAATCTATATCTATAAATAACTTGTAACACAATGTCTTTTGCTCAACAACAAACAGTTTGTTTCCGTTTCTAATAGATTGACAGTACACTTCATTGAATTCATTCAATCTATCAGGGGTTACGTGAAGGGTTCCCCCGTCCATAAGTACATGAGTAGGTTTATTTCCTCGTGCGTAGAATCTGTTCATCTTACAGTATTAGAGTGATTATTTTCTAATACACTGACACTGTTTAGAATACTTCCGTATGTATTTTCAGAAGCTTGTATCTTGAGGGTCTTGGCGAGTTCATGAAGTTCTGTAAACGGTTTGTCCTTGAGATTGTTTATCTGTTCTTCATCATCTTCATCATGTCCCATATATTTAAGACAGCGTAAAATGACTAGTCGTTTACTTGGTAGAACTGTGTCCATTCTTTTTTAATCACTTGATAAAAAAAGAATGCTTGTTTGGCGAGGTGAGAGCGCTTGCAAAGTTAGGATTCTTTAAAACATTTTCAATAATAAATGGCCAGCGGGTTCTGTTATTAAACTCTTCAAGGGTGTCAAAACTCATTATATCATTCTCATCATAACATCTCTTCTCACTGGGTAGGTGATCTCTCTTCCGGATCTCAGTCCTGGCCTTCTCATCATTAAATCTCTTTAATAAGAGTCAGTTGCACGTGCTCTAGGTACATTATATTCAATAACGTACACATGATAAATCAGGGTGACATGTGGCTCGTCCTCTTCAGGGCTCTTGACAGAGAAGTCAAACGAGCTGTATGACACCCTTCTTGAGGTTTACTTACACCCCGAGTTTCTTCTTCTAACTCACGGAGTGCCGAACGAAGAGGGTTTGTTATCTCCCTCTTGCGGCACCCCCCGGTAACGAAGATCCACTCCTTAAAACGACGATCTCTCATAGTCAGAAATCTCGGCTTGTCATCAACAAACGATACAAGTACCACTATAGCTTTGTGCCTTTCTTCTTTCTTCATTTTACGGTTCCACCGTTATTATAACCTCCGATTTTTCTTAATCGGATTTAATTCCATCCTCTGGGGGTGGCTGAGGAACCACAACTGGAATTGGAGGTGGTGGCACTTGTACGGGTATATCATAGACAGGTGGTTGGACCCTTTCTGGGAAAGGAACTGGCTGTGAGGGTCTAGCAACTGACATCTTCCTCAACTTTAACATCTCTCTGTAAAGATAAAATATTCCAATGACACATACGACGATACCAATCATACACAGATTATCCTTGCTCAACGGAAGCATTTAATAATCTGCTATAGTTTTTTATACACTAAAAATCGCACCAACTGGATCATACATACCTGACGTAGGTTTCCATCGGAGTGGATCTGGCTCGTTCTTCTTCTCTGCTTGGGGACCATCTATAAATCTCTTGTGAATTGTTCCCTTCCGGGGATCATATGTTATAAGAAAAACAAATCCCAACAAAAACAATATTACCCACGGTGAATACATTTATATTTAACTAATTTTTTTTAGTGTGTGAAATCTTAACAAGAATGAATTATCATTAAGACCATTAAAGTTCACTCTGTTACCAGTCTTATCAACCCACTGAACAGTAAGTTTTGAAAGTGATTGTATAGGATAAGGATAATCTATAGCAAAATCAAAATCAGTATTCTTCTTGTATCTCTTAATCTCACCCCCGTTCACATCCATCGGTATGAGCCCAAATGATTTACTGATGTTGTGTCCGCTGTATGTGTTCCCAACAAGTGGTACCGCGTCTTCGTTATTGTTGGTCCTGAGCTCCTCGATGTCTAAAAATATCCCCTCGTGAGGGTGCAGATTTGCAACAACTGTTGATTTTATAAAATTCTTACCTGTATATCTGGAATGGTTTGAGTATAGGGGTAGATTGAGATCTGTCTCGGTTGCAACCGTCTGTGAGGTACCACTTGATAGCCCCAGAACGCTTGACATCTCCGCTGTGAGTGTCACAACCTTGAAAGTATTACCTGTACGGGTAAACAAAAACTTACCTTCATTCTGTAAGTACGTCGCTGTAACACCTGTTGCACCTGACAGAACAGATGTAAGTTCCTGGGCAAGTCCTGGACCACTATAGAATCCTGGGGGTACAGAGAATGTTGTTGCGTCCTCTGTGTGGTCCGCATTTGTATTACTCACCTGAATAACATCAGTACCAACTGATATGTTATACAGTGTATTTGGAACAGATGCATGAAGTAGTTCGACTCTTTTTATATATTTTATTGGATGTGTAATCACAAGTGTATAATTGTTCCCGGATGGATACAGTTCGGTGTCTCTATTTTCGGAAGAAACAAAAATATTTTTATACTCTGTGGTAATCATATTTTATTATATGCACATATTTTCTACTTTAGATTTTAACTTGTAAGTTATAAACACATTAGATGTAAGTGTAACAAGTTCGCCATTCTCATCATAAAGTCTTGTGGTGATCCTATCAATTTTACGTATTGGTTGGATATACCTAACAGTGGTATCAAAATCCATTTCATTAAAAGTAGTTCTGCCAGATGGGTTAACATTTATTCGTGCAATAGAACCATCTGTTTTAGACTTACCTGAGGGAACCGCCACAAGATTTGGATTAAGACCACCTGCATTGAAGTGAGTGTCTAGTTCATCACTCTTCAAGTAGACCACATTTGAACCAGTAACAGGTATACTGCAGTTTACAATAGAAACTTCTACAACATCCTTAATGTTTCTTAAAAGATGACTTGTAAACTGTGATTGGGAACCATCTATCCCACCCGGTACTTGATAATGGAGTCTGTGAGGACAGTGTGATACTCGTAATTGCAATCAGTCATTTAATTTTCTTTGATACATTTTATTCCATCCCGATACCACTCAGAATACTCATAATCATGCTGGTCACGGGCTAGAGCTGTTGGAGACCGCCTGCAGCGATTTGGGCCTCAAGCCCGAAGCTGCTATGGCAGCTCTCACACTCGGGGCTTACCGGAGCCAGACAGACACACCCAGTACCACCCTGTGATGCTCAGACGACACCCACACTCGGTCTTGGTCTTTGGACCGATCTCAATAGGGCTGTATCTCATCATACGTTCTTTGCACCATATGCGGAGACGCAAGAACATAAGTAGAATCAACAAGCAAGAATGCAAGATATTTAAGCATCCGCTGGCGAGTCTTCTTGTTCATTTTTATAATAACGGAATATATTTTTTTGGTGCGTTAAAGATTTTCGATTACTTTCCAAATAAAGAATAT